AATACCTGGGCTTGTTCTTCGGCTTCTTGACCTGTACCTAATCCTAATTCTTTAGCTAATTCGTCATTTTTAACAGCATTTATTTGACGTTGAAAATCAAAAAAGCCTTCCTGTACGCTACTTATAGCTTGATTACGTTCTATGTGAGCTATGGCCGATTCCGCATCAGCTAGTAATTCTCCTGTTAAATCACCTCTTTGTATTGCTTGTTGTTTTGATTCTTGAGAAGCCTGTATTTTATTATTTGCAATTACATTATTTATATGGTTATCTGCTGTAAATGCATTAGCGTAATCAACTGTTCTTTGTGTTTCTTCTCTCTCAGCCGTAACATCTCCAAATTTAAATCTGGAATGCACTCCTGCACCTAATACCCCAACAATAGCTCCTACAAGTCCTTCTGAAAGTCCCTCTTTTGTGCCATAAGTGTCTTGAAGTGCTTCTGTAAATGCATCAGCCACTCCATAAGTTGTTTTTGTTTTTTCGGGGTCAAAAGCATTTAGCATGTATTTTTCGGCAGTTTGTGAAACAACTCTTTGTCCCATTTCTTCTTGTGCTTCTGGAATTGCTGCCCCTAATACTCCCCAAACTTTACCTGCTATTCTCTGTCCTTTAGTTGCCTCTAAAGCTTTATACAGTATTTTACCTTCTTCTGTAATTGTTTTATCAAATCCAATACCTAATAAGCTTCTTTTTAGAAAGCTATTACCTACATTTGGATTCACTGTTTTTCCTATTAATGCATTTCCAAATTGGGCTAAATTAGAGGTTCCTACAATAATCATATTAGCTCCAAAAACATAATTTCCTGTTGTAGTTAATTGGTCTTTGAAAGCAGAATATTCTTCAGGTGTCGGGTCAACTCCATTTACTTTTTGATAATTTTCAAGCCAGTCGTGTTCTGTGGAATTCATATATTGGCGTGCTTCCATTCCAGCCTCATAACCTGCTGAACGTGTTGCTACCAAAGCTACATCCGCTATTTTTCTTATTTTATATGCATTTATAGAAGTAGTTTTATTTATCTCTCCTATCTTACCTAATACCTGATCACTTACTTTTCTACCTAACGCTGTAGTTTCTGCTTCTAGTAAGGCTGTAGATGATCCTTTAGACAATATTTTTGCCGCGTTTAAAGCTTCTAAAGTTTTTGCTTCCCCTCCAGCTCCTTTAATTGTCCACTTTGCTAATTTTGCTAATTGACTTTCTTGAGCTAATAACCCTAATCCTCCTGTTGCAGCTGTCCATATTCCTTCTGAAATAAGTAAGCCCGCTGTAAATGATAATCCTCCAAATACTTTATCTGCCCAGAAATTAGTTGTAGCTACCTGACCAAATAAACTTGCATTATTTTCTTGTTCTGTATAATAATTTGGTAATTTATAGTCAAGTTTAACATTCAAATCATCAAGATAATTGTTGAAATCTGTATTATATGCTTCGGATAAACTTCCTTTAGATATCCCTTCAACTAAACTGTCAACGACTCCTAAAGTCCCTCCTAATACAGCAACACCTGTTTTACCAAGTAACTTACCAAATCCGTTTGTCCATTTTTCAGATGTTGTTTGTTGTTGCGCAAGCCTTTCTTGGTTATTTGTACCTGGTATAAAATTCTCATACCTTCCTATATATTCTCCATTAGAAAGAGGCGTGTAAGCTTCATTGTAAGACTCATTAGCATATCCCTTCAATGCTCTTGGTTCTTCTTTAAATTGAGAGCCAAATAAGGAAGGTGCTTGTGCAAAAGGGTTTGAAGATAAGTCAGGCTGAACTTCTTTTTTCCTTACATCTTGTGCAATAAAAGTGGTAGGTGTAGTAATAACAGGAGCCACTGTTGCATCTGCTAGTAATTGAGTATCTATTGGATTATAACCTGCTGTAGTTGGTTCTGCCATGTGCTTATTTTAGTCTGTTTAAAACTGTGTCTATTTCTTTAGGGTTTTGTTGTAGGTATTCTAGTACTGCTTCTCCCACTAATATTTGTGGATATTGTTTAATAAATAAAAGAAGTTGTTTATCCATTACTTGTTTACCTGTCTCTGTTTCACTTAGAAGTAATGGCGCTCCTCCTTTTTTAAGAGATACAGAAGTTGTCCATTGTCCTTGAACTGGAGTAGCGCTAACGGTAAATTTATTGTAAGCATCTTTTGACATTAGTGCTGTTAAAGCTTCAATTTTTTCTGCGGGAATTAACGCTTGTAATTTTTGTTTATAAACTTGATCTGTTGTTGGTTGAGTTAAAAAATAACTTGGATTAACTTTAGAACCCATTTGAAAATTCGCTCCTAATGTACCTGAAATAAAATTACTTGCTTTGTTTAAAGCTGATTTTTGTTGTATATCTAAAAATTGAATATTTTCATTATTTATAGGAGTTGTATAATTACCTGCTGTAACTTGTCTTGATTGCGCTTCATTTAAAGCCTGTGCATTTAAAACATTATATAAATCATCTCCTCTTTTAACTGTGTATGTTCTGGCACTTCCGAATATTCCTTTGACACCCTCTTTTAGACCTGATTGTATAACTTCAAAACTTCCATCATCCGTTCTTCTAAAACTAAGTCCTTTTTTAGGATCAAAAGCTACTTCTCCCTCCATTTGAGGAATTGCATTAATTATCTGTTCTTTTACTTTATCATTAGTAACTGTTGCTAACTTATTTGTTGTTACAATTCCTTTTCCTTTATCGGCCACTATTTTATTTCTTCCTGACAAAGAGTCTTCTCTTAAACTGACAGATCCGAATGGATTTAAAGTTGTTCTCACTCCCGCTCTATCTGCTAGGGTCTCTAAGCCATTTAATACATTTTCAAAAACTGGTATTTTTGTAGGATCTGCCAATAATGTTTTTTGAAGATTATCCCACCCTCCGTTTTTATTTACAAAGTCTTGTGCTTGCCTTACTTCAGGAGAATCTGCTGTTTTACTCATTATAGGTATACCATAAGCCCCTGTTGTCTCCACTCTTCCTAAAGAATTTAGTTTTTGTCTAAGAGAGCTTACATATTTTGCAGGATCTTGTTTGAACACATTTACTGTTTGTGTATTAGATTCTTTTAAAACTGAGGCCATGTCGTTTCTTCTAACATAAGCTTCTAAAATTTGAGAATACTGTTCTGGAAATAAGTTAGATAAACCTGATTTGCTAAATGCTGTCTTTGCGGCAGTTGCTGGAGCATATCCGCTCTTTATAGCTTCTGCATAATTTGCTTGATATGATTTTTTAGTATTATCATCTATTCCTCCTCCTTGTAGTGTATTATTCGCCAAAGAAACAATTCCAACACTTTCTGTAGCGAAATCTTTTACTAATGTGGTATATGGATTAGTTTCATCTACATTTTCCACAGGTAAGTTTGAAAGAGAAACTCCTGTACCTGATCCAACTGCACCTACGGCTTCTTTATTTATTTCTTGTTGTAGTTTTGTCATTTCTAAAGAATGCTTTTGTACAGCTCTTGATTCGGCAGAATACTTAAGTTCTAAATCTTTAGCATCATAAAAAGCAGCATCCGTATCATAAGTAACAGAGGTTTTAGCTCCTGCCATTTTTGCAAAAGTAGTTTTCCAATTTGTAGTTTCTAAAAATCCCCCTATTGAAGCGGAATTGTTAGGGTCAATACTTTTAAAACTTTGTAAATATTGTGATTTTCTATCTTCTTCTGCTGTTTTATTTCTAAATGCTTGGTTTCTTTGTTCCTGTGTTAAGTTTTTATTATTGTAATCTACATTATACTTTTCAATATTTGCATTTAAGTTTTCTTCTACATTTTTTGTATATGATTTAAATGCTTCTTGAGCAACTGCTAATCCATTTTCTCCTTGGTATTTAGCCCAACCATTTATCTGTAATTGTTTTCCTTCTTGTGGGGATAGTATTTGAGGCATGTAAGCCAATATCTCAGATTCTGTAAGTCCTTTAACAGAAGTTGTTTTTGTTCTTCTTACGCCATCACTATCAGTAAACGGAATTTCAACTGTTTCTTCTCCTTTTAGCTCTTTAAATGCCTTTGCTTTTTCTAAGGCCGATTTATTTACATCAATGTAGTTTGTATATTGAAGCGCTCCAATTTTATCAACCTTATTACCCTGAGCATCTCTACCTTGAAGATAGTTAGCAATTCCTGCTTGCTCTTGAGCAAATGCATAATTTACATCAGAATAACTGCCATCATTCTTTTCTCTTTTTTTCTTTATTTCCGTGTCAAAATTACGAATAGACTGTGAAATACCAATTTGATCTAAAGTATAATCATCAATGGCCATATTGGTATAAGCATTGATTTTATTTGTTAGTCCACTTTTTGCCCAATTTATTTTACCACTTTTATTTACTTCATCAATAAGTCCTTGGACATTTTGAGCGAATCTATCTTTGTCTTCTTGTCGCAATAATAGATTTTCCTGCACTTTTAATTGAGCAAGATTATTATTATACTTTTGTAATCCGTTATCATACTTACCCTGATTAACAGAAAGTGCCTGATTAAGTAAATTTAGATTTATTGGACTTTGATATTCTTGTGGAGTATCAGGAGTGGATAAATAAGATGCCATATATTGTTGTTTATTAAAACGCAAAATCCCACCCTATTTATATAAGATGGAATTGCGAAATTACGTTATTTATTTGAGATTTGCAAATTAATTATTTTTTGCACTACGTTTAAGTTCTTTGAGCGCCTCCAAAACGTTTCTTTTTAGCTTGGACATTGAATTTTTGTAAAGTTTTCTTTGCATCTAATAATCTTTGATACTCGTCTTGTGGACTTGCGCTGTAATTAGTAGCTAAATCTAAATTAGTCATAGCAACTCCATCAGGTGTATACCTAGCATTGTCATACATGGAGTTTATTAGGTTTACAGAGTTTACAGTGTTATAATTACCTAAATTTACTTTTTGAGCAGTATTATAATAATTTCTAAGATTCTGTTGAGTTATTGCATCAGCTTTTAATATTCTACCTTCATAACTTAATAAATCACTAGCTCTTGCGTCTTCCTCTCTGGCTTGTATTTGTGCATTTGCTGCATTGGCCTGAAATGTAGAGGCTTGATTTTGTCCTGCGACTTGACCCATTACATTATTTAATTGAGCTTGTGTATTAGCCTGTACTTGTGCTATTGCCGAGGCTCTTTGCGCGTCTGGCAAACTATTTAAACTCTCTATTGTTGAAGCTTCTTGCCTTCTAATTTCATTAACTTGTGCATCAGGTGAAACTAATGGTGCTTCAATTCTATCATATCTCCTATTTATTTTTAGAGCCCCTTGTAAACTATCTGGCAATAAAGGACTTTGATCAGGTAAATTTAGTAATCCCAGTGTATTTATTTCCTGATTATTTGCTGTAAATGATGGAAGTTTATTGGTTGGAGAAGGTTTGGTTGCCAGAGGTCTTGAATCAGGTGTTACTTCTGCAATTCCATAATCAGCTGATGTATCTCCAATAAGACCTTCAATGTTATCTAAATTTTTAATACTAGGAGCAGAAAGTTTAGCTCTTAAAGGTGAGTTTTTTAGTTGTTTAACTGTTAATATTCCATTGTCGGCCAATAACTGTTTTTCTTCTGGTGTTACTAAGTTAATTTGCATTGAATATCTTCCAGAAGTAAAATTACCTAATTTTTCATCATACCCTCTAATAGCTCTAGACTGATCTGTTTCTCCTGTTGTATCTGGTAAAAAAGTCTCTTCTGTTAAATATCTTTGAGCTTCTTTAACTGCATCTGAATTAAAGTTATTAGGGTTATTTATAATAGTTTGAGCTGAGTCTTTCATATTCTCATCTATCAATCTTTGCACATTCCCTACAATTTCAGATTGTTTGTTTAAAGGTACATTCCCTTTTAACTTTACATTCCCTTTTGAGTCAACTGTTATCAATTGTTTAAATCCAGGATCAGAATTAATAATATTTGGAAAATTATTATACAGATTTTGAAGAGCTTCTTGTGACTTAACTACTCCATATGCCTCTTGATTAGCTGATTGTTGTTCTCTAATATTTTTACTGTAAGGATTTAAGTTACTAGTTACATTGGCTGTTCTATTTCCTCCGTTTTGAAATTCATAAAGTAATTCTTTTACTTTTTCTTGTGGAAGACTATATTTTTTAGAATATTCTATAATCATATCTCCATTATAAAGGCCTCCATTTTGCATAATGGGTTTTGTAATTTCCTCTGCATTATGACCTACTTTAGAATCTTCTTGTAAATTAAATACTTCATCAAAAAAGCTTTTACGTGCTTCTATTATAGGTAATTTCTCTTGCTCTAATTCTTGAAATTCTTCAGTTAGGAAATTTACGTTAATTCTAATTGTATCTTCTAAGTTTGGATTATGTAATAATTTATCTGCTTGTTTTTGAAGTTTTGAGGCTATGTCCTCTTGTTCTTTAATAATTTTATCAAGCCCTGTTTTTCTGTTGAATTTGTCAATTACATCTGCATAAGTGTTTGTAGACTTAACCCCTAAATCATATTCTTCATTAAATTTTTTAGCGCCGTCTTTACCTATTTTTAAATGGTCGGAAATAATTTGAGAGTCTTCTGGTAATTGTTCTGCTGTAAGTTCAATACCTCCTTTTTCATGAGTAGCCCCTAATGCTTTTTGAATTGTCCCATCAGGTTTTTTTATGTACTCATCTTTTTCTATTTCGGCAACTTTTTCTCCTTCTGGAGTTTCAGCTACATATTCCCCTGTTGCTACCTTATTTTCGTCTTTTTTTTTTAATCTTCCCCCGTCTTTCATAAATGCTTGAGGCTCTTGAACAGGCGGTGCTTGTCCTTGTTGTAAGGTAGAAACCATTTCTTGAAGAGCAGCTTGCTGTTGGTCTGGTGGTAATTGTTGTAGTTCAGCCATTATTGCTTGTGGGTCTTGGCCTGTAGATTCTGCAAAAGCTATTACAATATCTTCTGGACTAGGGGTTGATTGCTGCCCGCCTTCCTGAAAATATCCACCTATTTGTAAAGACTGAGTTGCAGGTACAGAAGCTTGTCTTGCTTTCTGTTGATACTCATTTAAAATATTTTGTCTTCTATTGGCCGTACCTAATCCTGAAACAAGATTTCTTCCTAATCCTGTTGCTAATTTAGTTGCTGAGACTCCGATATCAAAAGCATTTCCTGTTCCGATACCTTGGCCTAATTTATAAGCTGCGCTAGGAATATCGAAGCCTCCATATGGGTTAAAATAAGAAAAATTTTCTGTTACATTTGGTGTTTGAGTAGGCGTTTGTAGTGGGTTTCCATTCATGTCGTATTGATCTCTTTGATCTACAACACCATCTCCATTATTATCCCCTTGAATATACTCTGATCCTGTATCTTGGACTCCATAAGTATTAGGAGCTGTAATTTGAGGTGGAGTAGAATATGGTGATAGTTCATTAGGATTGTAGGTAAATCCATTATTTGTAGTATTTGGTAGAGTATATTGTTGAGCTAATTGATTAGAGTAAGTACCAAATTCATTGGTGTCAAACTGATTTGTTGTTGGTGGTTGCAGTGTTATTGGTTGTGGAGTATACCCTATATTACTAGGCGCTGTAAAATTTCCTCCTATTTGTTTGTTTTTTTGATTCCACATTGAATAAGCAATGGCAATTGCCTGATCTTGTTTATAACCTTCATCTGAAAGTGTTTTTATCTTGTCAGAAATCCATTCCTGTTTAGAATTACCACCATCTTTATATCTATTATTTTTTATTCTTCTTTCCATTTATGAAAATCTTTTATTTTTAGTTCTTTTTAACTGTGGGGTTTCGTGTATTACTTTACCTTTGAATTGATACTCTTGATTAGGATACATCATTTGTTGATTTCCATATTCATCTACACCCAAAATAGGGTAATTGACATTTTTCATCGTAATTAATCCTGAATCAGTTGGGACAATAACTTCTTGTTGAGGATAATCATAAACACCATTCGGGCTTATAGGAATATTCCCACCATTTTGTGCGTAAACAGCACTAGTTTCTTGGTTGTTTTGAGCTATTGTATTTATGGCTTTTACTATTTTATCATCATCATAAGCCTTGTAAAATATCTCTTCATCTAGGCCTTTTTCTTTGACCATTTGTTGAAGTTGTTTTATATCTACTTTTTGTCCTGGTTTTAAACCTAAGTTTTGTCTAAACATGTGAAAATTACCATATGTTTCTTCAGGATGTGATAAGTACTCTCTATCTCTTTTAAATGTCCCTTTCTGTTGGTTATTTACATCTCCTAAAACTCTTTGTAGCGCTGGTGCAACTACAGCATCTATATTGGAGGCATGGCTAAGTTCATGACCTAAAACACTTCTCATATTAGGCGCTTTAGAATATGGAGTGGATTCTCTTTGTCTTTGATATAGTATCTCTCCTGTTTTTTCATTTGTACCTCTATTACTAGTTTGCTGAAAATATGGACTAGTATACAAAGCGTCTGCTCCTATTTTAGACAAGTATCCAATATCTTCATTAGTTTCCGCCTCTCTTATTGGAGTTCTTAACCCTTTACCAATAAAATCTTGAAGCCTATTAGCATCTAAACCTGTGTTCTTAGAAAATTTTTCTTTAGTGGCTGGATCAGAATACCAATTAATAAAATCTTGAGAAGCTTGTTGCTCAACTAATTTATCTCTCTTTAGGGGTTTATCTGTAGGTTTTACTGTTCTTACATAATTTGTTTCTCCTTGGTTTAAGGAACTGTTTATTTTAATTACATCAGATAATTTTCTTTTATCGTTATTATCCTCTATTAAAACTTTAGGTATAATGTTAACCAGCCCTGTTTGTCCAAATACTGATGACAGAGCTCCTCCATTTTGTCCATAAATTAAATTATTATCTTCATTTTGCGCTACATTATTCATTAAATATATAATAGCTTCGTCTGAATAAACACTTTGTAATCTATCTTTAGTGGCAGATTTTTTAGTTCTTTTAAACATCTCTGGAGTAAAATCTTGCTTTCCTGCATCATAAACACCTTCTCTTTTAAGTAGGTATCTGAACGCATCTAAATCTGCTTTGTTTTCTCCTGGAATTAAATCATGTTCAGGGATATTTTTATCTTTTTTATGATAATTAGTAAGCCTTCTTATATCTGTCTTATTAAACCTGTCTTCTGGAAATAAACTAGTAGTGGCATGTGATCTCTCGTGAGTCTCTATTTCCTCAGATGTTGGTTGAGTTGCATTTGGATAAACATCTCTATGAGTATCAATATTATATTTAGAATCTAATTGTATTTTCTTTGTAAATGGACTGTAATAACTGCCTCTTTCACCTTCTTCTTGTTTTTTACCTAATAATGACTGTATTACATTTGGTGCTGGTGGAGCTTTATATGGAAAAACTTCAGGGTTTGTTCCTACTAATCTTCTTTTTATTTCACCCTCAACATCTTCATAACCGCTATTTTTTAAACGTTCTCTATATTTAGGCGAGTTAAGGTATTCTAGAGTGAATTGCTTTGGTGTTATTGGATTAGCGTTATTCATAGGAAGATCATAAATACCTCCTCTTTGAAAGTATTGCTCTTGATTATAGATATCTTCTTGTTGTACTTGGTTAGGATCAACATACTGTACTTGGGAAGCTACTAATAAATCTTGTATGAATCTTTGTTGATTAATTTGTTCTTGCTGTTTACTGTTTAACTCTTCTTTGGCCTTTTTTACGGCTTCTGTTTCATTTTCTGGCGCTAAGGTAGGTATATCTATAATGGAAACCAAATTACTTACTTCTGGTGTGTATGTAATAGGTATTTCATTAGTAGGTGGCGTATAACTGTCTATTGCTCTTTGTGCTGTTCCTTTTAAAAACTGTTGTTGGTCTAACTCTGTGAGGGAACTGCCTGATAATTTTTTATAAGTGTTTAATACTAAGTTTTGTCTTTTAGTATCAGCATGAAATTTTACTTTTGGCCTCTCATAATCATCTGATACAATTCTACCTGTATTATAAACACCTTGCGCTGTTCTTAACTTATCTCCTGCTTTTTTATGAGTATTATTTAATTCCCAATTTACAAAATCTAATTGGTTGTCTAAATCTGTCCAATTTGATCCGTATTTATTTTGTAAGGCCTCTAATCTTCCACTGTGCCACTGCGCGATACCTTTTGATCCTTTTGTATCCGCTGTTCCTAATATAGTAGTATTCAGATTACTTTCTCTTATCAAATTACCCACAATACCTGCTGCTTGGTCAGGAGTCCATCCATAACTAAGCATTTTCTTATAGGCGTATTCTTCTTTGTTTTGTTGCTTTATTTTATCTTTTATTAGCACCATTAGTCTGTTATTTCTACTTGATAATTTATTAAAGCTTCATATGTTTTTGGAGCTAATTTAGGTTTCCATATTTCGGCAACTTCTTTTATGTGTGTCTCTTTGGCTACTTTGTAAGCCTGAAATGCTTCTTCAGGGGTGTTGAACATACCTAAGTGAATTAGTTTATTCTCTACTCTAATCTTAGCGTCAAATCTTCCGTTTCTTCTACTTACACCTAAAGGTAGTTCCCCTCTGCAAGATTGCCTTTTTGTCAGTAGTTTATTTATCTCTAAAGGCACAAAACAGCAATTTTCAGGAGAATATATTTTATTTCCTTTTATAAGTACATCTTTATCTAAATGCCATCCTTCCATATGAGGTTTCCAATTTTCTTCATACCATTTTGCAAAGTTTTGGAAATTGTGCCATTCTGAATTAACACTACATCCAATGTAAGTGGGATATTTTTTATGTAATTTATCATCATAGCTTCTCTGTAATGCAGACCCCCAAGATTTATAATACTTTGTCACTACACCATCTATAATAGACTTATAATCCCCCTCTCCCATATATCCAACTCCATAGACATTTTTTAAATATGGATTTTTAATTGAACCACTTTTAATATTTGTATAAGTTCTATTATATAATATATACTTTTCGTTAACTATTATTGTGCAATTACGCGCACTGATATAATCAATTATTCTAACAGATTCACATTGGTTGGATATGTGAATTTCTCCAACCCTTTCTTTTTTCTTTGATTTCATTTATAAATTATTTGTCCAAAGATATAATTTTATTTTGATATATGCAACTATTGCTCTAAATTTACTTTTGAACTTAAAAGATTAATTGCATATCTAAGTCTTGTCTCTATTGACTGTTCTAACCTAATTGTGAATACATTGCTGCGGAGAGGTTCAAGAACATTCTTGCCACTAAATTTTACAATATCTGTATTAATTGTTTTATTTATTTGATTTTTATCCCAAATCCAAGTAGGCTGGTTAGCCTTATGAGAGAGCATCCTATTATAAAAATAATTAGTAGTATACTCACTTCCCACCTTCGTCACAAGTACTTCTTGATACGAACCATCTTTTGCGGTAATAGGATATTTAGAAATAAATGATAATTGACCTGTATTTGGTACAAGTCTTAGTTCTCCTGAATTGGTAAACGGTGAGTAAATCCACATCTTATTAAAAGGCTTATCATCTATTTGAGCTGAATCATAGGCATTGTGATACCTACTCACTTCCATTTCAAAACCAACTGTTTTTAACAGTATTTCTCCATATTCTCGTTTCAGCATGTATTCAACTAAGAATGGATACTTTTTACCGTAAAATACTTGATAACTTCTATTAGTTAGTAAGTGTGACCACAATCCTAATTCTGTTGAGTCTGTACTTTGGTTTATTCCTGTTTGGAAATAATTTTGGTGAGGGATGTAATAGTTTGGAGTGTAACTGTAAAACCCTACCCACTTTTGCTCTATGGGAGAAAATGCGATCGTCCAGCTAACGTCTTCAAAATAGTTAGGATCTGTCACTGAAACAGGTGTTTTTACTTTTTCAATTGTTGGCTCAACGCTCTCAGTACAAGAACATACTGCATTTCCATTTGGGAGTATTATTGTTTCACACCCATCATCGCATACAATATCATTTATAACTACTGTGCAGTTACAATATACTATTCCTTCTATTGTTTGTTGAGAGCATGTCTCATTTGGACAATTACATGTTGCCATAGTTAATCGGTTATTTCTACTTGGTAGTTTATTAATGCTGAATAGCATGCTTCTGTAATCTTACTGCGCCATTTATATGCAATCTCTTTAATATAAATTTCTTTGGCGATCTTGTATACTTGGAAAGCTTCTTCAGGAGTATTAAATATTCCTAAATGATCTCTATCTTTACCAAATCTGGCTCTAAATTTTTTACCTGATTTTGTAACACCTATTGGATATTTTCCTCTTGATTTTCCGCTTTTTATAAATAAACTATTAATTTCAAGTGGAACTAGACAACATGCTTCGGGAGAGTAAATTCTATTACCTTTTATTAAAATATCTTTATCTAAAGCCCAACCCAACATTTTTTCAACTGTATACCTTTTTTCAAACCATTTTGCGAAGTTTTGAAAATTGTGCCATTCTTGATGTACTTCACATTTAATATAAGAAGGTTTCGTTTTATGGTATTTGGGGTCATAACACCTTTGTAACATACTTTGCCATATCTTGTAAGACTTATTAGAACTAATATACTTACCTATCCCTCTATATCCAACACCATATACAGAAGGTTTTAATCTGTGATCAATCTCAATCATTTTATTTTTAATTTTTTACAAATATAGTAATAATATTGTTAATACACAAATTTCACTCAGACAATTACAAACCATATTTAATTTTTTTAAGGTATTATAGTCCATCCTTTAGCTAAAAGTAATGTTTCTGTATTTGTTCCTGTAATACCTAGTGCAGGTATATTACTTGATGCTTCTAGTATTCCATTATTTCCAGCTAACGCTATCCAACTTGTTTCCGTGTTCCAAGATGTAACAGTAATTTTATTATTATTTAAATACAATCGCTGAAGGCTATTTGGTAAAGCTAAACTTGGATTAAATATTACAATATCATTAGCATTTAAGAATAGTTGCTGAAGGCTACTTGGTAAAGGAATTGTGGGATTAAATGTGACAATCTCATTAACTTGTAATCCTAAATCTAATAGCCCACTTGGTAAAGCTAAACTTGGATTAAATATTACAATATCATTAGTAGCCAGATTTAAATTTTTTAAACTAGTTGGCAAAGGAATTGTAGGATTGAAAGTTACGATTTTATTAGCTTGTAAATTCAAAGTTTCAAGTCCATTCGGTAAAGGGGTTGTAGGGTTGAATGTGACAATATCATTACTAACTAAATTTAAATTTTTTAAACTAGTTGGCAAAGGAATTGCAGGATTGAAAGTTACTATATTATTATTTTGTAAACTTAAATTTAACAACCCATTTGATAAAGCTTCAATAGGGTCAAAAACTACAATAGAATTAGTAACAAAATTTAAACCTGTAAGACTTGGTATTTTTACAATGTTAACCGTAGTTACATTTTTACTGTCTATTATTAAACTTGTCATATTAGTATTAACTCTAAATCTCACTCTTCCTCCAACTAAAGAGAAATTTGTTATAGTTGCAAATGTTGTTCCAGATTGCGTTAAGAAAAATGATTCCCAAGCACTCACTGTAGACAATGTTCCCCAATTTGTTGAAACAACATCAAAATTTATTGCGGGCGGTTGAACTGTCACTGTAACAACTGTCGTAATTGAAATACATCCATCAATTGTAGGTGTAATCGTATAAACGGCTGTTCCCGAAGTAATTCCATCATTAATTAATAAGTCAGTTATTGATGTTCCTGATCCGCTTGTTGCTCCTGTAACTCCACTTTGAACTACTGTCCATGTGAAAAGTGCTCCTGGATCTCCACTTAAAGTGATGTTTGTTGTTTGGCCACTATTTATGTTTTGAGAAGGCGGTGTTGCAACTACTGTAGCTTCACAATCACAATCTGCTGGTACTGTTGTTGAAAGTGTACAGGTCTGTGTATCTTCATCATAAATATAACCATCTGGGCACAAAGTCCCTGATAATGTTGTTTTTTCACATAACTCTGTTATTGGATTATATTCGTACCCTATCGGACAAGTTATCTCACTTTCTCCACAATCTGTGTAAAAACCAATATTCTTGTCAAATTTTAGACATGGATCAACTTTAGGTATATAGTCTTTTTTAGTTATAAATACGCGTCTGAATCGACTATCGTAACCCATAGCTATACCAACTCCATTTATTGCATTATCTGTATCTAAATCGCTTATATTAGCTATTTGAGATTTTAGTATTTTAAATGGAAGATGTTCTTTAAACCAATTTCTCATTCCACTTGGTTTACCATTTATAAGACTTGATATCTCGTTCATTCCTTGACCACCACTTGGGATCTCAATAACTTGGCCTCTTTTAGCATCTACGTGATAATGACCAAATTCACAACTTACAGATTCTGAACTTCCTGTTCCTCCAAATCCAAGATCTGTTTCTGAATAGGTCATTGGTCTTCTTGCAAAAGCTGAAGATAAATTTCTTGAATCCGCTCTTTTACCATCATCTACGGCCACATCAATAGCATTGAATAGAGAAGTTGCATTTTCTTGTCTAATTAGAATTTGCTCTCTTTCAATTGTGCGGATATCTTTTAGTTTTCCATATTTACTATCAAACTCATAAAAGTCTAGTGGTTTGTAATTTAAGTAAGGATCATTATAATTATTTTCACTGTTGTCTGGTTGCGACCACATTATACCATTAGGCTTATCATTTCTACAATCGCTTTCTGACTGATCAAAATTATCTGACAAGGTTCTATATGCTGTAGTTGTTACAGGTTTAGAATATATTTGATTATAAAAGAAAAATTCTCCTTTTTTAATTGATACATTTTTTTCTTGTGTCCATTCAGATGTATCTCCTGTATTTGGATAAAAGTTTCTTTCTAATGTTGGTTCGGCGGTTCTATTCCAGGTATTTATTCTAGTTTCAGTTAAGAAATTAGGAACTCCATAATAATATAGATAAAATTTGCTTGGTGGTCTATAGTAATTAGTTTGTTTAGTTTCACAATCAAATTTTAAATCATAATCTATGTCTGGAAATAAAGCAGACTGTCTTCTGTAGTCTGTCATTACTTCATAATCTACATAAAATCTAGGTTCTCTCCCTATATTAGAATAAAATTTATAATTAAAGGGTGTTAAACTTGCTAAACCAAATGCTGTATCTGTAAACAACGGCATTTTTCTTTTAAGCGTATGTCTAGAAATAAAAGTGTCTCCTCCAAAAATAGATAAGCATGTTGTTTTAGGATTTTTCAAGTCTCCTCTGTATCCTGTTGACAACCATTTTATAGAATTAATTGTACCGTATTGTGAAGGTAAGTAGTTTTTTAAAGCCACATATGGATTGGCAACATTTTTCTTTATTACTTTACTTATTCCTGTAGTACAAGCATTATTTTGACTTGCTATAGTTAAAGACGAGGTATTTGTATCTATCTTATTGTTATCAAAAGATACATATTCTGTAGGATAATTTAGTGTATTAGAAACACCTAAAGTTAACAGAACAGATTTTTCTCTATCTAAATTATTTATGCTTATTTTTTCTCCTGTGACATCATCTACTTGTGAAAAATTACCTTCTTTTAAATACTTTGCGGAATATAGAGACCTGATTTGATTTCCATTTTCTTGTAATAATTGCATGTAATTATACTTAGCACTAGAATGAAAATATGAAGAAAAGTTTTCAGGTTGCCCTAAATCTCTAAATGCTTTTATCCATTCTAATCTGTGTCGCCCGTAATTTACAACTACAGAACTAATTGCTGATAATGCTCCTGCTATAATAGAAAGCACAATACCTGCTGGATTGACAGATACTACAAATCCTGCGGCAACTCTATAGTTCTCCCCTGCATTTGCCAACTGTACTGCAACTTCTGTAGCTACCTCTAGTCCTGCTAATAATCCTGCTAAGTCTTTTGCTTTTCTTGTTAAGATTACAAATTTTGGATGATCTTTTACTTCATTAAAATAACTGTTATCTGTTTGTCCAAATACATATCCCTGCACAGATAATTCTGTTGGTAGTGTGTATCTATAATAATCTGTTTCTGGACTGTGATAAGTGAATTTATCGTTCTTTAATCCATTGTAAGGATGTGGGATAAATGTTGTTCTACTTCTGTCTGAATAATTTAAAATATCACTTCCTAAATCATTATAAGGATAATTAGAATAGTAAATAGACTGTGTTTTGTCATTATCATCTATATACTTTCTCATATCAAATATAAGACCTGAAGACATTATACTTCTATCTTGTGCTATATCTCCTCTGAAGATTTCATATCCTGATATTTGATTTCTTTTTTCTTCACTTAATAATCCGTTATTGACCGAGATATCTAAGAATGAATTGATTGTAGTTTCATCTATTGTTATTCCTAATGGATATATCACTGAATCACTTTGAGTCAATTGAGGATTTTCATACATGAAAGGACTAACCTTATTATCAGGAAATTTAAAATGTCTTATATTTCTACAAGTAAAATTTACTAAAGGTTTTTCAACACTATCTTTCTTCCACTGGTAATTGCCTTCTGAATCTAAAATAGGTATGAACACCTCTGAAATAGTTGTACCTTCTACAAATTCTAATTCAAATTTTTCTCTTTGAAAGATATTTATATCCGCAGGTTTTATTTTTAAAGTGCTAGAATCATATAAAGAAGTATTATCGGGATAAATCTCTTGACTTTCCCAATAAGCAAAATCTCCTTTTTTATATGGAGTGGCTATACATGAATTTGCAACAGGTTTATTGAATGTACAAGTTGCCGTGTAAGTTTGTTTTTTATCTATTCTTATAGATTCATAAGTTACATCTATTCTGGAGTATTCTCTACTTCTAATAACTACAGCAAAACACCCACTTAAAGGTGCTGTTCTGTACACTATTTCTTCTGCGCAATTCTCTTGGCTTATGATTTTAGCATCAATAGCTACATAAAAGTTTTGACCTGAAATTTGACCTATATTTGTAGAAATTCCTGCTTCATTAGTAATAGTCCAATCTAAAGAGTTATCTGCTTTCTGGAAAAACAACATCTCTCCTTGTGTTGCATCTACTACTTTAGAATATAAAGGTGTTGTTGAATTACATTTATTATAAATAGAAAATCTTATATCATTTCCTGCTGAAATATTATCTGTTTGCTGTAATTCTTTTATTTTAGATACTTCTAATACGAATCTATCTCTACTTAATATATCTCCCTTAAACCATAAAACTCCTTTGTGTAATTTATTTGTCCATTCTGCTCCTGAAGCAACTGTATCTTTTGTTGTTTGAAGTTCTGCTACAGTTTCTGCCCCATAATAATCATGAAAATATCCTTGATTAAAACTACTTGTAGGTGTAACTTCTGCAATTGCATCAGCATATGTACATTCTAAATTTTCAAATTGAAGAGTTCTGTAAAAAGCAGTTCTTGGTTGAGGGGGGAATCCTCCTCTACATTGCATAAAAGCAGTTTCAAAATCTGTATTTCTTTTTGGATTCCCTGTACTTGTATCTAATTCATAAATTGTACAAGTTTGTGGAGGTTTTGTTTTAATATACTCTGTTGGGAAAACAGCATCCACCATAGTAGCAGATTCTCCGACAATGGCTCCTACAATTAATTCTTCATCATCTAATATGGGCGCTTCACAATTATTATAATTTGGTGTGCAATTTAAGTTACTATAACAGTCTATATCAAAATAATTACAGAAAGGGTAAGAATTTGCATCAGAAGGAGACGGACAATTTGCATAAGTTAAACAATCACCATTAGTAATAGTGTCAGTTATAAAGGTTGTTAAATCTACGTAATTCTGAGTTGTTTCTATACTAAATGTTGCGCCTGGTGTAGTGGTAACATTTTGATAAACACAGTTTTTTTGAATGTCTTCCTGTACTTCAACTATTTCCAAAGAGTCAGAAGAACAAAAATCTTCATCTTCAGTTGCTGTATTATAATATTGCCAATATTTAGTTCTGTCTGTTGAATTACAAGCGCTTTTATTTGACTCTATAGAAATTCTATCTTTATTAGTGATAGGCACTTCTATTAAATCATTTTCTTTTGCATTTCTATTAATTAAAGGAAATAAAGATGTTTTATAACCACCTTCTAATAAAAATCTTATAGAGTAAGGTACTACTTCATCTCTATTGATAGATAAATATAGTGAGTCTTTTACTCCGTCTTTATATAGATCTTCTTTAGCTATATGTGTTTGCCACTTTAAAAAAGAACCTAATAAATTAACTACAGGTTGCAGATTTATTTCTTTTTCAGTTGTTATTCCCGCGCCTATTAATGAATTATTACTCTCAGTTAAAAATTCCCAGCGTTGAATATATAAATTCTCTCTGATTAAATCAGATAATTCAATTGTTTGTTTATTTTGTTCCCCTCCATAAATAACTGTTGTGTCGTTTATATTGTGAATTCCTTCTATGAAAAATCGTGTCACTCCAACATCCTCTAAAGTTGTTTGAATAACTGCAATTTTATAATGTGTAAATCTTTTATCTAAATTACCAACTTGAAGTTTAATAGAAAAATTAGTTGGTGTTCCTAATTCTGCTTGAGTTAAAGTAACATTATTTCTGTCAAATATTTGAATAGGGTTAGTTATAGAAGTATATTCTGATATTTCATTACCTAATTGATCTGTATAAGCAATTAGAAACTCATAAGTCCCTAATTTGAGTCTTCCTCCTAATTCAATTGAAACTGGAGTTAATTCTGGTAAGTTATATCTTTTAAAAATAAGAAGTTTATCTGCGTCTAAACAGGTAGGAACTATTTCATCTACTCCGCAATTAATATCTCCTGTTTGTTTATATTGTTGTAAATTATCTAATACTATGTATCTAGGAGGTGTATTGTCATCAGTGAAGTATATTGTTTTACCACACTTCTCATTTTTTATAACTGTTTTTTTTATCGGCGAGTTAACAGAAAATTGAAATCCTTTTTCTGGTTCCCCCGCTAATATGTGACATTCATCACTAAGTAATGTTTCATATATATTTAGTTCTGTCTGCGTAATATTTTCTAATGGTTCCGCTAAATCAAAGTATTTTACACATCCTTCACAATCATTCTGCAAGTCGTCTATATTTTGAATTTGCTGAACATTTTTTATCTGGCCAAATTCTCCCACGCCTGTTGTAGGATTTACTAGGAAGAAATAGGTTGAATTGGAATAAATATCATTTGTACCATTAATTACTTTAAATCCTGCTTTAAATCTAGAGGAAAGTAAATTAGACATCTCATTGGTTAAAGTGAAACTTCCTCCATCTATCCCATCAAAAAGGCCATTCAAAAGAGTTGAGTAATCAGCTTCTCCTAAATTATATTGATCTCTATTTAATCCTCTTTGAGGTTGATTTAATTTTATATCTGGTTTAGCCAAAACTGTACTTTATTTTTAATTGTTAACCTCTGCCGAAATTATTGAATTTTCTAAATCTCTTATCTCTTCTTTGTTTTAACCCTTCGTCCCAATTTTCTCCTGTGATAGAATTAAACCTTACTTGTGCTAAAGCAGCTGTTTTATCTTTTTGTGACTCCCCTTTGTAAAACTGTAATTTAGTTAGTACGTTAGCGTCATCGTCATTTGCCCAAACCAATTCAAATACTTTGGCTTTCCCTGATGAAATAAGATATTTATAAATATTTTTATTTGGGTCTTCGGGTAAAATAATTTCTTCCTCTTCATCAACTAATAGTCCTTGATACCAGATACATATAAACCCATTTGAGAAATTTGTTTGTAAAGTATTATTTATAATATTTATATGATAAGGTGATGATTTAACATATACATTTTCACATTTTAAATCTAATTTACTTTTATCAAATCCAGGAACTAATTTTAAAATAGTGTTATTTCCATAGTAAAAATTAGCTTTTAAATCTCTATTAAAAAAATAAGTTTTCTCTTCTACATACTTATAGTCTCCTTCTAATATTTTTGAACCGTTGTCCCAAATTTCAGAGGCTTCTTTTCTAACTCTATAAAAATAACTGTTTATTAATTCTGGCTCGTTGCAGTCTGCTTCTGGAACACATCCTATCGGACTTGTTTTTACAGCTTTAGTGAGCGAGAAAAAGTTATCAGGCAAAGTAGCTTGGCCGTTTTTAATTTGTAATACATGGGAATATACTTCCATGACATTACCGCCAAAACCTTTTAGCTCATTTAATAAGAATAGTTTTAATGAGATGTCGTCAATCAATCCCATTTCATCATACATTTTTAAATCTGATGTTATGTCGGCCAGTACATTTTTTAATGTTGTCATTTCAATATTGGGGGATCAATTTTAGAATTTTCTCGGCCATATAAATTATTCAATAACATAAATGACATTCTATATTTTTTACTTTTTTTTCTAAGTCTGTATTTCAAACTATTGATTAGTCGTTGATCAAAAGCTTTATCCATTGTCCATTGTTGCATGGAACTATCTTTTCTTATCGGCATAAAAACTGGACTATACATGCAACCCATAGTTTGTAAATACTTTCCTTTAACTAAATAGCCATCAATATAGAAATTTCTTATTTTTCTTTCAGGGTGGCGCATCATACAGAAATATCCAAAACCTTCTATAAATACACCTGCTTCATTTTCTAACATACGTTTCTTAATTTCTTTAAGGCATTCTCGCATTAGAAAGAATAATTTTTGTTTAGCTATCCGTTTTTTATACTTTGTCTTTTGTCTGTAAAACTTATGTGCTCGAGGAGAAAATATTAATTCGGACTTTAAAAATTTAGTACTTTCTTCATATAAAGGTTCGGGAAGCTGTTTTGTAGGTGGTATTTGTTTTTTATGATTAGTACATCTAAACACCCTTTTTACAGCATCTCTTTTTAAATATTTCTTAGCCATTAGGATTTAAATTCGGATTTGTATCTTCTTGAATTTGCTTAGTTAAAGATAACTGTTTTAATGTTTCCTGGACTACAACTTCTTCTAATTTATTAGGACAGACAAATTCAAAATCCCAAACAGAATCACATTTATTTTTACTGCATTCAGATATTTGCTCTAACTCATATAAGTCCTGAGAAATTAAATATAAGTTTCCCGTATAAAATTCATAATCTGGGATGTAAATATAATTGTCTTTGATGTAAAAATACTTTTTATTTGTTTTTCCCGTTCTTTCCTTATTTTTTCGGTATTGTGTGGCTGTTATAGGATCAAATGCATAACTTCCGTCTATACTTGTAACTTCTTTTAAGGTGTGTCCATATTTTGACCAAATAAGTTCTGGAATCTTTTTCTTACTTCTCATTAAAGTCTTGCAAGTTTTAAATTCCACTATTGGGCAATCTATAATGTCAATGTTTTTAAATTCCGTACAAGGTATTTCTTTATATATATTAGCTTCTCTGTATAAACTTTTATCATTTAATTTCTGACTAATATAAAATTTTGCTTTGCTCTCTAAAGTAGATAATACAAGCCTCCTACTAATTCTACTATCTTTGGAATCAGCTTTTAGTGTGTCTAATACAATAGATGTTATTTCTAAGTTTGTCATGTTGCAAATTTAGTGATATTTAATTACTTTAACAAATTACTTAATTTTAAACAAAAAGGAGAGCATTTCTACTCTCCTCGTTGAATATAGGATGACCAAAAACCTATATTTTTAACAAACTTCATTCGTATGTATCCTATTGAAAGTATTTGTAAATAATATATTTGATGTAGCTAAATCAGTTACTTTTATAAATATAGAACTTGTGAAACCTACTCCTGCTTTTGCATTCATACCAAATATATAAGTGGTATCAGTAGATATATTAACTGTAGTGTCTGTATCAATTCCTGTCTGACCAGGTAAAACGGGTAGTCCTATGACAGGGATATAAGTAGCAACACTTAAAAAATTAGATGTTATCTCTACGGTTACTGTGGCCTCTGGTAGTATTCTGATTGTAAATATTCCATCACAATTATCCTGCACTATTGTTATTTTTTTAATTGTATCAGGTATGCAAAGACCGTTATTAGTTATAGATGTATCAACTGTCTTTACTATACTGTTCTCTATTGCGCAAAATGTTTCACTTGTCATTCCATCAACTCCCCCGACACTGCTATTTACTAATATTGATGTACAATCTAAATAGCTATAAGCTTGAGATAAAGGGTCTGACGAACTAACTGTATAATTTATACAATTTGTTGATTGTGTTTCTGTCTTAAATATTAATTTTTTTATGTTGTTCATATCTTAGGCTTTAGTGTCAGCAATCAGGTCAAAAGAGTTACTTGTACCTATTTGTTCTAATCCTACAGCATATCCTTGACCTTTAATCTTTAACCCTATAGGATTAGTTATGGTTGTACCTGAGCCTACAAATGTTACATCAGCTGTTCCTTTTTGAGTAAATCCTGCGAAGAAGTTTTCTGGTAATCCTGATGGAACTGTAATTGTAATTGGGGTTGCTCCATTATTAATTTTAATGCTATAATTGTTATCTGCCTCCAATAAAGTGTAGTTTGTAGTTATTGCTTTTTGTAAATTAACTGTTTCTACAGTATAGGGTGTTGCAATAGTTCCGTTTCCTGTTACTACTGTAGTTATTCCACTATTTAATTTGGTTTCAGATCCATCTTGTGTATTACTTATTACAAATGGTGATCCTGATGTACCTGCGCCTGTTACTGAGATGTTTGTCCCTGCATTTATTACTGTAGAGGCTCCTGTGGCAGTTGAATTAATTATGTAAGGAGTCGCCGTAGTTCCGTTTCCTGTTATAGTTACATTAGTGCCTGCACTAACTTTGGTTTCACTCCCATCAACTATTGGTATTTGGTCTACAGTTGCTAGTACTCTTGTTCCTGACCCCGATCCATTTGGAAATAATAAATTGACATCATTATATAGAGGAGTTTCAAATCTTACTTTAATTTTTTTATTATTAACAAAATCAACTTGTTGCCTTAGTTCTATTATTCCGCCTGAAATAGACATAACTCCAATATCAAAAATACCGTCGTGGCCATAATTACCACTTAAAGTTGTAACATTTCCACCTATACTGAAATTACCTGATTGTATGTTAGCTCCAGGATTTTCTATAATTTGTGCAAGAAATTGAGTAGGTGTCAGGTTGTACTCGGCTGTACTTCCTTGAGTAGCAGTATTACCCGTATCCAATACACTTTGCAAATCTTGTAATTCAGGCACAGAAACAGATAACTGTATTTCATTAGTACTTGGGGTAATTACAATTGATCCGTCTGATGTTATTGTTTTCAGTTCTTTTCGTCCGATTCCATCAACTCCTTTGTATATTTGAGCACCTGACCCTACATTCACTAAATTAATAGACGCAATTAGTTCTGCAATAGCTGTACAAATATATTCATCAAGTTGTTGTACGGCCTCTGTAAAAACCGTTCCTGCTGAGACACCTGAGCATTCTAAATCTTGTGCCAAAACAATGCAATCTGTGGAAAGATCTGCAACTGGGCATGTACAGGGTTCTGGAGGACATAGTGGATTACAAAGACTGAATTGAGGTTCTGGTTGACAACCACAATTATTTTGTTGGCAATTAGTGCACATAAATTATTATTGTTATGCGTTCTCTAACGCGGTTATTCTTGTTTCAAAGTTTGCTCCTTGAGCTTCTAAAACTAATATTCTATTTCTTGCGTCTACTAATGAAAGTAAATAAGCATTTAAAACTGTTGTTATTGTTGAATTAGGTGGTAAATTTAAGTAAGTGATTGCAGTTTCTAACACTACACAGTTTGCGCTTACTTGTTCTCCATGACATTCATCTTCTATTATTACAGGTATTATTGACTCTTGACAGCTCATATTTTTAAATTATCCATTATTTATGCAAATTTTTTCTGCTACTACTTTCATCCAATCTCCTAATGTTAAAATAGAATTATCACAAGGATCTACTAGACATCCTATTACATCTAAACAATCTCCAATTGGTTTTGAACAAATAGCTTCTGTTTCTAATTCTGTAACTCTATTTTTTAAGTCGCATATCTCAGCTTCAAATTTAAGTAGTGCATTTTTTACAATTATTTTTCCTTCTGTTGTTACATACTCCAGACAAGATTCTCCTAATTCTGATAAGTCAATTTCATTTTTTATTTCCCCTACTTGATTGTACAAATCCTGTGTTACTTGTTCTTGATCTAGACATAATTCTTCTGCTAATTCTGACTGTGAGTTTGGTGTCCCCTCAAAATCTACGCATGCTGAATAGCTTCTGGTTCCGCAGGTATTACTTACTTTATTACCGCAATTTTTTGCCATTTTTAATATATTTCTGTACCTGTTATGTACGTTACTGATGCTGTTCCTGTTGTTGCTGTTCTTAATCTCACTAAAGCATTTGCTGGTATAATACCTACTAAAGTTCCTGTTTGACCATTTGTTAATTGTAAAGTCACTGTAATTCCTACTCCGCTTGAATTTCCATTTTGCGCTGGTAATAGCCAAGTACTACCTGCATTCGTTGAATATTCTAGATATGACATAGCTGATGATGTACCTATAAGTAAAGGATTTGTTACAGAACATGTCACTGAATATGAAACCATTGCTTGCTTTGTAGTCGATATTGTAAAATTACTATTAAGCGTTCTTACAACTGGTGTATTTATTGTCGGCTCAACATAACCTATTGTAAAATTTGGATAAGTGCCTGTTATTGACATTCTATTACCAGCTGTTAATGTTACTGTTTGATCTGGTGATAAGTTTGTTATTATATTGCTAGTTATATTTATTCCAGATCCTGCTGTATAATTATTGTTGATTATTAAATCTCCTGAGCCTAAAAGTGTATTACCATTTAGTGTTTTAATATTTGTGCCACTTACTAAAGTGTTTTGTTTGGTATTTAATGCTGTTTGTGTGGCTGTACTTATTGGTTTATTTAAATCAGAAATATTATCTATATTACCTAACCCTATATCTGATTTTGTAAGAGATATATTGGAAGTAAGTGCAACTCCATTTATTGTTCTACTGTCTGTTATAGGTGTATAACCTAATGCTAATGTCACTTGACCTGAAGTTATTCCAGTTAAGAAACTACTTGGATTTCCTGTTAAAGGGTAAGCATCTGTGATACCATATCCTGATATTGTTGTTGGCTTTCCTGTCAAACTACTAAAAGATTGAGCAGGTATACTTGTCAAGTATCCACTGTTATTTGTCCATTGTGATATATTACCACTCTTATTTGTAAGCGTGTTTGTAGATGTTGCTGTTATATACCCGCTTCCATTAATAAGTTGATTATTATCCGTAGGGATCGTAGGTTTATTCAATATCTGTGATACTCCACTAACAGAACTCCAATCTGAATTAGCCTGACTGGCAGGTATTGCAGGGAATGTAGATAATGTGCCATCTCCTCTTATATATTGTGTTATAGATCCTGTTGGTGTTGTATACTTTGTATCTAGAGATGTTTGTAGGTTACTAATTTGGTTTATAGGTAGAATTAAATGTGAAACATCCGTCTTTTGCCAATAATTGTTTCCAGGTTGAACAAATACAAAATTAGGGGGTGATATTAAAGCATCAACATTTAATACTGGTAGTATTTCCGAAGATTTTTGACAATAGATATTTCCAGCAATTAGAAATAGTAAAAAAGACAAATTTTTTTTCATTTATATTTATTAGTTATTATATTACAATCCACTTTGAACCATTACTGTATAATTCTACATTTGAACCCATCAATAGACTATAGGTGTTTACTAGAGGTAATCCTCCGTTATATATTACATTCAGTCCTCCATTTGAATTAACTATAACTGTTCCAGACCCTGTGTTATATAAAGCTACTTTTTTAGTAGTGTTTCCAATTGGATTAGGTAATGTCCATGTAGCTGTACTACCTTCAAATACATAGTAATTAACTGCTGAATCTGAAGTGAGCGTTAAAGTTGAAGAAGATGTATTTGTGTTAGATATTAGCACCTGTGCTGATAAGTTACCGCTTGCATCTGCTACAACTGTTCCTGTTCCTGCTAAATTAGGTATTGTTACAGCCCCCGTGGATTTATTTATGGTAAATCTTTCTGTCCCTCCTGTTTTTATGTTAAAGGTGGTTGCATCGAGCCAAATCTGATTGTCAAAATTGTTTCCAAAATCTATCGTCGGGGTTGATCCATTAATACGCATCCCGTCTTTTAAGTCTAAAATCCTGTTTGGAGAAGCCGTTGCTAAACCTAACCTTTTATTCGTGTTGTCCCAAATAAAATTTACGTCTGCTGATTGATCGCTACCACTAATCCAAAAAGGCACATAACCCGATGTTCCTGTTCCTGTTACCGGATCTGTTAAAATATCTTGTTTCCCATTAAGTCCATCTGTTACAAACTCCGTTGTAGCAACACCCACAGTAGACGTGCCGCTTGGAAGGGTTATAGCTGTTGGATATTTAATATAGTCTCTGTCGAAAAACGTTAGCGCATCATCTAATATAAAATGACTCGGGTCTCCATGCTCCCCTATACAAACAACAACCTGAGTTATTAAAGCGTAGGGGTCCATTCTTGTGTTAAATAGCAAACTGTTATCGTCAATATCTACAACGGTATCCTCAGGACTTGCGGTCATTCGGTACTTAATTTTAGGAAAATCAGTAGCAAGTTTTAAATTAGGATCGTGACCCGCCGTGGCCGTATCATAATCCGCAGGATTAGAGAAACCGTAAGCCGTTTGTATAGCTCCAGCAAATCCTATATCGTACTGTGCTCTTAAGTTAGTAGCGGGATATATTCCGTACCACGCATCAATATTATGTGAGGTAGAACTCATTAAATTTAATGATACTATACCGCCCATGCTTTGACCTATAAGTATTATTTTAGTTATATTGTACTCACTTTGAAGATATGTTATTAAAGCGTCATAAGCATCAATTCCGGCTTGATTTCCCCAACTGTCTCCCGCTCCATTAGAAGAAGCCACCATATAACCTGCTTGGATAAATTGATCTGTTATTCTTTTTTGGTCTGGGTCAACAAAAGGGTCGTTTTGGTTTCCGCTTGCCCCGTGAAAATAGACCATCAAAGGGAATCCCCTGTTTCCGTTTTCACCTTTTCTGAAAGCTATTCTAGTGTTTTGACCTCCGATAACTGGTGTTAATGTTTCTACTTCCCAAAGTTTGTCATATAACAAATCACTCTTCGTTTTTACGTAATTGTTGTACAAATTCAAAGCCGTTACTTTTTTAGGAGCAGAAGAAGCCGACCCATCAGAAATTGCAAAGGTGTCTATATCAGTAATAGTTCCTTTATTTGGCAAAGCAGTTATTTGTGCTCCTAAATCGCCTAAGAAATTACTTTCTACTGACCATTGATTACCAACAGGATCATAAATAAAATTCCATGTATCATAAGATTTTGCGCTTGTTGGCACTTTGTCAATTACAGCGCCTGCATTAATAGTTAAATTTGTAACTGACGCGTTAAATGCAATCGTGACTTTTTTAGCCTCTGTTAGTGTTGGAAGTGTTACTGTGTAGTTCGCCACTAATCCCCCTTCAACCAATAAGGCATCTTCATCCGCAGTAATTATTCTGCTACCTCCATTTGTTGCTGTTACGTAGCCCCATGTTAAAAGAATCGGCAATTGATCTTTTAATATCTTACCATTTACATCTAATCCTGCATATCCGTTTGCTATATTTTTTTCTACCTTATTTTCTTTTGCATCCAAAGAACTTTGTAAATTAACTACTGTTGAAATAGCTTGTGTGCCTGTATGATTAACTCTGTTTCTATTATTTGTATCCCTAGTATTTAATTGAGAAGTATTTTCAAATCCAACATTATTTACAAACTCTGTTAAGTTTATATTATCTGCTAACTCAGTTGGTGTTATTGAATTAGGTTTAACACTTGCAGATATACTCGGTATAGCATCGTTGTAATTAAAATCTATTGTTGTTGTGTCTGTTAAAGTATTCCCTACAGCATCTTGTGCTTGCTCATCTGTGTAGTTGTTTACATCCCCAACAAACAGAAAATTCCCATCAACCAATTGATTATTAAATTGTACTTTTGTACTTGGTAAATCTTCTGGTTGAACTGCGGAATTAATTGTATCGAGTATATCTGATTGAATACTGATTTTTACATCTGTTGTTCCTATAATTGAAATAGTTCCGTCTGTATTAAAAACTGTCTGTACCCCTGGGTTTGTTATACTACCATCGTCTTTTAAAGGATAAGGTATTCCATTTACATCTGTTATATATGTGGAAATAGCTGAATCTCCATCTGCTTTTATATATAATATAGCATTCGGTATAGGCTTATTAGGTAAGGCTTTTAATTTATAATTTTTTACTTCTATCCCTGTACTCATTTTGTTTTTTATTTACCAACTTATTTGTGTCCAGTCGTATTTATTATATATATTTGTTATATTTTGTGGAGGACAATCTCTAAATGGTTTCATTTTTTCTATATCACACCTCTTAGGATTCCCTAAAGTACCATTTATTTTTTTCCAAACCCATTCTGATAATTCACAATTTTTCATTGAAAAAGTTTTTATGTAAAGCTGATAGAATTCAATCTTACTATTATCTCCCCCGTCACCTAACATAAAATGATCTTTCAAATACTGTTTATCATTTTCTTCTAGTAGGTTTTGTTCCCATTGCAATAAGTAATTTACAATATTTATTTTTTCTAAACTTTCTTGCCCCATTATACTACTGTTTTTAAATCACCCGCTGGGGTTTTATACCACCTACTTGTCTCTAAACCTCCTAATATTGCTGAAGCATTATCTGCAAAAGTGGGTAAGGTAATACTTGTGCCATTTAATATATTGTAAACTTCACTAATAGTTGCAAATGGATTTAGCTTACTAGGAGAATTTGAATTATCCAAAGCATCTATTTCATCTTGTGTTAACTTGTATCCTTCTGACCTATTATATAAATCTAAAAGGATTGGTTTTAGTTTTTCAGGTTGATTGAACCAAATTAAATTTTTTATTTTTTGCAGAGTGGTCATATTAACATTTTTGTTTATCAAATAGGGAAATAGCTTCTTGAAAATATCTATCAGCCTTAACAAAATCTCCTAATTTAGTCCATGATTTAGCTACAGATAAAAATTGATCTATTTTTTGAAAAGGTTTTATTTGTTTTTCTGTTTGATCTGTGAAATCAAATCCTATTTGAGTTAGGGACTTTGCTATTTCTAAGTCTATTTCATCTGTTTTAAGGTAATATTTCTCTTTTTCTATATCTTCATACCCGCTAAGTAATTTAATGGTGTAAATGCCATCAGGTAAGTTTACATAAGTTTCTTTTGTACAATCACCTTTTAAACATGATATTCCTAAATTATGAGAGTTAAAATTATTTACCGCCCACTTTTTAAAAGAAACTGTTTTGTATTTTGAAGATCCTGGAATTTTTATTGATATGTAACTTGGTTTATTTTCCGCATATAGCCAATCACTATTATCAGCTACGGAGAGTATTTTTGGATTGCCTGTTTCAAAAACTTCAAAATCTATTTTTATTTGGCCAACTATTTCCATATTATACACGAATTAAATCTATTTCTTTTTTTATTGACAAGTAATCGGCTAAAGTGCCTGACTTCATATTTATATTATTTATTAAAATGGATAGGATTTACCTATACCTAAGTTATATAATTCTTGTATTTCTGAATTAATTATTTGTCTATTCCAAACACCAAGTTCATCAATTTTACCTGAAAAAAAGTATAAGGGCGTAATTCCAGCTTCTGCACCCAATCTAAATCTATTCCCTGTATTACTTCCTATTAAAGTATTAGACATGGTTTGAGTTTTAACTAAAATTCCATTAATATAGGCTAATAAAATTCCTGAATTAAAAGTAACAGTAAACATATACCAAACATTCATATTTAATACTTGATCTATAGTTATATCTGTATGTGTACTACCATTACCTATAGAAAGTATTAATTTATTACCTACTACGCTTCCATTGGTATATAAAGAAATTCCATATTTATTATCAACCCTTTCTTCATTAGATAATATCATTTGTATTCCTGAAAAAGAATTTATATTTACCCAAGTATTTATACTTATTTTTTCTCCTGTAACTGGAACTATTCCTGTTAAATAATTAGACCCCGTAAATTCTGCACTATTATTTATTTTACCAGTACTATATAAAACAGATCCAGTATTAGTTAGTGTGTAGTTATTACCTGTAGAATCAATAGAATTACCAGAGTTTTCATCTTCTTTCCAATATCCAAATAAGTCTAATAATAAATTACTAGGTGGAACATTTGGTAAATCATCTAAGAATCCATCTCCTCTCGTTTTTGTAAAAGTACCTTCTATTCTATTGAATCCGTAATAGTTAGATAAAACTATATCATCTATTGTTGTTGTTGTTTTAAAAGTAGGTGTTACATCATTTGAAGCTACATGATGTACTCCTATTGCTCTAATATACTTTAATGATGCACTGTTATTTAATAAGTTATCCGATCCTAAAATAGTAACTCCATTAATTAATAACTTATCAACTTTAGCTAAATTTAAAATCTCAACTAATGGAGAATCATTAGGTATTGTATTTCTTTCAACATATGCTGAAATATTTAATATACCCACTGTTGCGCCATCTATAACAAAATGACTTATTGTACTTGTCGTGTAAGGATCATTTGAGTAATAATTTTCAATATTTAATGTTTTTAAAACAGTATTAACTCCTTTCACCATAAATGATGGATTATTATTAACCGAGAAATCATTTCTCATATAATTTCTTAAAGTTATTCTTTCAGCATTACAATTTAATGAGGCTTTTGCGAAATTACCTCCATAAGCCGTTCCGCTTAAATTAGTAACGTTTATATTTTCAATTAACACTTTCCCTACATTACCAGGTCCTGCATCTTCTAATCCTGCTGGATTTTGTAAATAATTATCAATTACTAACCAATAAGCTTGACAAATTCCTTCTACATTTCTAATTGAAACATTATCTATTAATTTATTTCCACTTAATAATCTAATTCCCATTTGTGAATTATCAAAATATAGGTTTTGAAAATCTACGTTTGTTGCTGAACCAGATTTACCAAAATAGACTGTGTAATCTCCAGGGTCAACTCCATTTTTAAGCAATGAAGTATTCAGTGTAATTGCGTCATCACCACATTTTGCTCTAAGTCCATTTACTTTAATATTATTTTGATACCCGTCAAAATCTAAGCCATCTTGGTTAACATATACTGTTTCTCCTTGATATATATTCATATTTTCGACTACTACATTTTCATTTGTATGAAATAAACATGCATAAGTTCTAGTATTAATTAAGTTAATATCTTTTAACTGTATATTTTTAACACCATACATTCTAATCCCTGTAACAAATCCATAAGTTGAACTGGAGTGCATTTGTTTAGATAGCCCCTCTCTATATCCATTACCATTCCATATACCACCTGTTATAGATATATTAGTATCTGGAAAAACACCTGGTAATGATACAGGTAAGGCATTATAATTAGATAGTATAGCTTTGTCTGAATTATCTCTAAGAATTGCCCCACACCCTTCTAACGCAATAATTGTAGTATAACTTTTTATATTTAATCCTGTAACAGAATATTTACCATCCCAATATACTAGTAAGCGATTGTCAAATGATGCTTCATCTAAAATAGATTGAATTATTGAAGTATTATCAGTTCCAAAAGTTGAACTATTTAGTGATATATCAGCATCTGATATACACCCTTTATCTGATAAAAAAATAATTCTATTTTCACTTCCTGCCCCTTTGTTAGCTAAAAACCATTGTTTATTTACAGCATCCAAATCTTCAATAGGGTCTTGAACAGGTAATGTCCCTCCTCCTGTTCCTATTGTACCTGCTTGATATATTGGTATATTATTTGGTCTTGCTACACTATCTGGACTATCTATTCCTAATTCTAAAAATGCAAATGTTGCACTTCCATCAGGTTGAAAAGCAGTTCCTGTATAAATTCCATTAGAAAATGTTGGTGGAGATGGCAAATCAGATAATTGTTTCCATCCTATTGTTACAGCTTCTGCATTTCCACTTCCATCAAATCCTACAACTTGTCTCTCTGTACCTGTTGGTAATATTCCGCCTCCTGTAATAACTGGATTTAAAGGATCTGAATTATCTACTCCAACACCTGTAACTGACTGAACTCCTGGGGCTGACCCGCCCCCATTAAAATTTCCAGTATTCTGTCTATAGAATTCTTCAAAATCAATTTGAGTGTAAGGACTTCCATCTTCTTCTAAAAGCTGTGTAATTAATAAAGGTGTATCACTATTCCAATCTTTAATATTAAAAAATCTATAATGAGCTTTATTTAAGTTAGACTTGTCTACCAGAACTTCTTTTACAAATCCATAGAAAGTTTCTTTGGTGTTATCATTTGAAAGAACGATGTAATTGTCTTTTCTATAAAATTTATAATTGTCCATGTTTATTCTGAAATTGTGCCAGAAGCTTTTAATTTTGTATTGTACTCATCTATTTTTGCTTCAATTGCATCAAGTCTTGCTTCAACAGCTGTTCTTTGCGCATCCACTGATGTTCTTGCCGCCGCTAAATCTGCAAATGTTGCAGGTACTGCTGGAAGATTAGTTGTCGGTGTAATTTTAGCTATTGTAGCTGAAGGTTTTGAAATACTATTATATAAATCAGTAAACAGTTTTTTTAGTTTGCTTGCGGAATTATAATTGTATAATTTCTTTATTTGTTCTGGTATTGTCATTTTGTTTATTTTTAAATTTGATTATTGCTATTATAATTAATATACTTATTGCTATATAGTCATTTGTACTGATTTCTTTTACATTGAAGAACAGCCTATCTATTATATCCTGAGCTAAGAAAAAGAATAATAATTCTCCTATTAACCATGAAACCTTCTTTACAGTTTTAAATACAGATAATAATAAAAGTAACATTGCTGATCTTTCAACTACTACAAAATGTATAAACCAAATATCATCATTACAATTACTTGTATATGCACTTATACTTCTGCAAAAGAATAGAACTGTTATTGATAGTAAAAGTGTTATTCTAGATACTACCAGTTGGTGGTTTTGGAGGCGTTGGAAGTGGCGTATCAGCCGATTTAGGTTTATCATTATCTTTTTTCTTTTTAAATTTGATTATTCCTGCGATAATAACTACTAATATAATTCCTGCTACTATGTATTCTTTCATTGTTTTATTTGTTTGTAATATTTTTTTGTATTCTCTATTCTTTCTTTTAAGTGATTTGGAGTTTTATCACTATTTTTATTTCCAAGATTAATTGCTTTACTTAACTGTGTAATACTTAAAGCATCAACTTTTGAAGCTAAGTCCCATAACTTATTCTGCTCAAAATAATATAGTCCTGTTTCCCAAAAATACTTTGTTGCTATTTCTTCGGTTGTTAATACCGTTTTAGACCCAATCCACTTAGAAAAACCTTTATAATTATTATACATGGTTAATTGTATACCACCTACCCCTCTGTATCTATACCCGTCACCACTTGCTTCATTGCCATTACCTCCTCTATTTGCATATGCCCTATTAGCTATCTTTTGTGGTTGTCTGGCGTAGTTTATTCTATCCTGTTCCGTTGGGAAGTATTTTAAAAAATAGTCTTTTAAACCTTCTTTTGAATAATTTAAATTCTCTTTGTCTTTTGTGAAATTTGCTGACTCTATTGAGAATTGACCTAAGAAATTAGCAAGTTGCTCATCAGATTTAATTTTCCAAACCTCTTTCATTTTGGCAAAAGTTTTTTTACCTAGAATGCCGTCTGCTATAAGCCCATTTGATTTTTGAAATTCTGCTATTTTACTCATTCTTCTGGTGGTATTTGTTTATTCTCGAATTTCTTAGAAATTTCTGTTATTCCTGTCAAAGCTCCTAGAAATACTAACAGTGATTGAAAAACAGTAATGGCATTTACATTGATTGGTGTTTTTAAAAATCTATCTGATACTACAATGAAAGTGCCAAGTCCTAGAACGAAAAGAAATGTAATTAGTGTCATTATACTTTTTCTAGACCAAATTCCATCCTTATTTTTTAAAGTGTCATCTATTAGTTTCATTGGGCGTTTTCTTTTTTATACTTATCAAAAGCTAGTTTAAGTTTTTCGTGGTCAACTTTCAGTTGTTCATATTCTTTTACAAGTAAGTTATATTTTGCTTCAAATTTTTTACTTTCGCCAACTACAACAGCATATGAGATTTGCATATCGTTGAAATTTTTCTGTAAATCTCTATTATGGCTTTCTACTTGGTTAAGTCTTAAGGTTAATTCTTGTGTTATTGCAGAATTATGTTCTATGTATTTATCATAAATCCGCTGAAGCGCTGAAATGGCGTCCGCCCCCTCTGTCTTTAGTTTTATCTCTTTAGATTTTCTACCTGTAACCCAAGCACCTAATAACCCCGCAACAAAAACAAATTCTCTCCAATATTCTATCCAATTCATTGATTAACTTTTATTAAAAAAGGAGAGAAAATTTTAGCCTTCTCTCCTTTGATCATTAATTGGACATTATTTATTTTGCAAATGCTTGTACTACAGGCAATCCAGCTGCACTAGCTAATTGTGCTAAAAGTGTCTCTACTGCGGTTTGACGACCAACTTCAACAATAATATTAAGATTTGTTTTAATTGAAGAATGCGGTAACAATTTGTAATAGAACTGAGGTCTAATTGTAATTGTATATTGAATATACTGTGCTAAACCTCTAAGTCTTGACTCTTGCCCCCATAACCATTTACCGTAGTTATTACCTACAAATCTCTCAACACCATCTAAGTTATATCTGGCCTGATCTTCTCTGTTATATAAATAACCCCCTAATGCTTCTGGATCTGCGGCGATTGACAACACTTTTACTTTGAAAGGAAATTTACTTGATTCCCAGTTCTCTGCAATATATGTTGCTTGACCACCTGCTACAGAGATACGAGTTGAAGTTGCATAAAATGGCATATCATCTCTATATTCTTCTGATCCTGACATTGTGAAAGGTTTACCTCTGAAACGAATACCCATTTTTGCTGCTGCATCGTACTCATCAATAGCTGTCTCCCAAACATTTAAACCATAGTTTTTAGGCGCTTCTGCTGTAAACAATCCTCTGAATTCGTCTGAACACTCTTCGCAAATAATGTTTGTTGGTACATTAGTTCTATAAGTAGTTTGACATAAAGAAGAAATTTGTGCTCCTGATCCTACCGCTGGTGCAACTGTACCTGTTAATGTACCTGTAGCTGTTGCGATAGAGAATCCTGGATATGTTGCTGATGGCGCTACTAAAATAATTGTTGCTCCACTAGAAGTGATTGTTCCTCCTGTTGCTAATTCAATAGCGGCTTTATTAGCTGTAATAAAGTTAGTAGCTGTAGTAGCTAAATCTGTAGCAAATGTAGATGTATAAGGGATACCACCAATTGTAATTGTAGCTGTTCCTGAAGTACCTGTTAGTGTTGCTGTTCTTGACAAGTTAACTGTATCAATTGCAATTGTTAAATCAGGATAAGCTTCTTGTAAATCTGCTAAAATATTTCCGCCACACTCGTCATCTGCAATTGTGATTGTATATGCTTTTGTAGTTGACTGACAAATATCTCCTAATACCCATGCAGTAGAAACTGTAGTTGCATTAGAACAAACTGCTTGAACTTCTCCTGCCAAATCAAATACCGCTGTTGAAGCTGGTGCAGAAATAGCTCTGAATGTTGAAATTTGTGCGTCTGTTAACTCTGCTGTTACCACTACTGTGTATGTTCCTACACCCGCAACTGAACCACCAATTTTAACTGCTGTTCCTGTTACAAATCCTGGTAAATCATCAATTGTAGTTACTAAACTTGCTCCATCATCTTCTAAAGCAATAGAGTAAACAAATCCTGCTACAATTTCTGTATATCCTGCTGGGCAAGTATCACATCCTTTAATTTTAGAAGCTAAACTTGTTGTATAAGCAGGAATTGATGTCCCCACTGGAGCTTGTAAAGTATAAACTGTTTGATTACCTGAAACTTCATCCGTTCTTACAACTTTATAAAGTGGGTATTGTGCTTGTACTCTGGCTAAGGCAGTTGAATCTCCATTATCAAATAAAGTTAAATTGTAATATTGATAATCAACTGTATCTTCTAATGCTCCGTTTAAGCTATTAACAACTAATGCGTCAACATAGTCTGTTACAGGTACACCACCCAATAATTTTGTAGCGTTAAATTCAGCCACAGCTTTTTCAACTAGTTCTTGCATTGTAACCACACCATTGGCGCAATCAATACATACTCCGTCATCGTCAAGATAAGGATATTGTAGGTCTAATCTAATAGTTGTTTCTCCTTCTTTATAACCTAAATTATACATTGGATCTCCGCAAAGAGTAATGTCAATTCCTGTAGAAGTTCTTTCTCCTACTATAATTTCTGTTCCTGGTTTTCCATTGTATCCGATAATAAAATCATCTACTTCAATACCTGTTCTGTTTGGAACTTCTACCCTAATATCCTCAATATCAGCAATTCTGAAAGTCTGGCTCTCATATGCTTTATTTGTAGTGTATTGAGACACTGGTTTATCGAACGCCCCTACAAGCAAATCGAATGATTTATCTTTTGATTGTCCTGTGAAAGTTGAATAAACTTTTCTTCCGTTTTGTGTAAGTTCTTTATTATCGTTACTAACAATGGCTAGTACGCCATTAGTTACATTTAAAGAACCACCTGTTGTTAGAGTCTTACCATCTAGGATGAAAAAGTCTCTCTCTAATGCTCCCGCTGTTGCCATTCTATTGTTTTTTGTTTAAATTAATTTTTTGTTATTGCGTTTTGTTTTTCTGCTTGATATTTTGGATCGTCTGTGTTCAATAAAAATTCTGCTGCTAATAAATCTATTACTCTATTCATAAATTTATCGTCGAATTCTGGATTATTTGAATTAAACTCACTCTCTGGATTTTCTGGGTCTTTAAGACCAACTTGGATTGGATAACGATAGTAGGAAAGATTTGCTCTATCGATGGTAAAGTCATCTGAAGTGTAGATAATTATTTTATCAGATGCTAAATGAAAAGGTGTTTCTCTGTGCTTAAAAGATGGATTGTTATTAGAATCTCTGAGTATTCCATTAGTGTCATCATCTTTAATTTCGAAGCAATCTACTTTTTTTCTTTCACAGCTATCTTTAGTGGCCGTGCAAAATAAGTTAGAGAAATCAAAATAGTCTTTAGGTAGACTAAATTCTGCGAAGTCTTTTAGTTTTTTTGAAGATGGTATAGATAAATCATGAACTAATATTTTCTGAATATATCTTATATCATCTTCAAATTTCCTATCTAGAAACACTTCTATAAGCCTGTTAGTTACATTATTAGCTAAAACGCAAAACCTTCCTTTATCTAAACTGATCTTATCGGTGGTGGCGTTCTCATTTAGTTTTATAATTGTACTTTGGTAGAACTGTTCTGTTGTCATGTTTTTATCCTAATGCAGCATATACTAATTCTAATAAACCATTGTCTTTTAAAATATTTTTAGCTGCGTCTTTTAAATCTTTTCCTAATAAATGGTCATTTAAGTAGAATCCATTCATTCCTTTAATTACTTTCTTCTCTCTTTGTAGGTGTTTTAAATCTTTAAACATTACAAGCTCTTTTTTACCAGAATCAGATTCATAGTAATTAGCATAAGTTTCTAGGAAAGCTTTTGGATTTTGATTGTCGTCTTTAGAAAGCCATGTAGTAAAGATGTCGTTAAGAAGTTCATCTCCGCTGTCAACAACTCCTGTAATTCCCATCCACTCCAGAATAGCTGTTAGGCCTTCTTTATCTGTGGATAACAATGTAATAAATTTAGTAGTTGCCTGGCTAATTTCTAATTTTCTTTTTTGGCCGACATCAACTACAGATTCTTTATTCTCCACTGCATATTGTGCACCTCCAATATAATAAGATTCACTTTCAAAACCTTCTGGGCATAAATCACCTTTAGAAATAAGGCAATATAATTTGAATAATTGAATTGGATCAGAAGTATTATAGCTATTATCTAATTCAATATTTTCTGTAAGTGTATCCCAAAAATCAAAATTTTTGAAGTTTAATAATTGCTCTTTAGTATAAACGTCTAAAAGAGGGTTTATTATATGTTTGGTTATATTTTTTAAAGCTGTCTGTCTGAGTGTTTCGTCTGGATATAATCGAGTAAGTATTTTTGAGTTCTTTGTAATTCCCGCATCATACATTAATTTTTCAGAATCATAAGATCCTAACCTAACTCTATTGTATACATTTGGATCAATTATTTTTGTAGACCTCAATTTTTGAAATCCGTCTGGTGCGCTAGCATCATACATGGGTATTACTTGATAAGTATAAGGTTTATCCGAAGTACCTATTTTTATCTTGAATTCTTTATTACCGTTTTTATAAACTAATAATTCTTCTTGCATTTTAAATCTTTTTGGTTTTACTCTGCAAATATAGTAATATGTTTTTATTACAGCAAATTACTTAATTTTAGAGTACCGCAATCGTATATCTTATTATAACCCTTAATTTCTTTTTTAGTTCTCACTTGACCCTTAGTAAAAAAGTAAGCAGGTGGTGTCTGTTCAATCACTTTAAATCCTAAAGCTTTTTCACGTTTTCCATAACTCCATCTCAAATCAACTGTAGTTGTATACTCACCTTTAAAGTTTTCTAGAAGTTTCTCAAACCCCTCATCAACAATAGTGTTAAGTTTGTTTACAAAAAGTAATTCTTTGTTATTTTCTGAAATTAAAGAAACTAATTCATTATTATAGTAAAGCCCCACAATTACATCCGCTTCTACAAAATCGTCAATATAATTAATTTCCAGAAAGTCTGCATATTCTTCTTGATCAATTGTTTTTATTTCACAATCCTTAACTGATAATTTATTTTCTGTCTTGTCTATAGCCTCTAATAATAGAGATTTTACTTTATCTTTACTATACATCCACTCGTCTTCAAATATATGAATTAAATGAATATCTTTATCTATACACTGAGTTGTCTTATTTAAATGGTAATCACTATGTTGAAATTTATCAGAATGATAGTATACACCATTATATTCTAGGGCTACTCTTAAGTCAGGAATAAATATGTCTAATTCAGCTTTATTATTTAAAATATCCCTATTTGAATATTCGAATTCTAAATATGAGTGTAAAAATCTTCTCAATTCTAATTCAGCGCTAGACGTTATAACATTACATTGGTTACAGCCAGAACCCTTGAAGTGGTTAGAAGGTATGACTTGGAAATCTCCATGTATTTTGCAAGTAACTGTAATTGTATGGTTATCGCTTATATATTTTGTATTATCATATGTATATGTGTCAGAATGTCTGTCTCTTATTCTTTTCCAAAATTCTTCTATTGGTAAACGTAATTTATCAGACCTTTTATGTATTCCGCATTTTTTACATCCTCTTCCTTCTAAATGAGTATCAAACCTAATCGGGAATTTTCCATGTTTTTTACATATAACTTGATATATATTCCTCTGTGTTGTAAAGTCTATTACTGATGAATAGTCATATAAATCACCATGTTTTAAAACAGCTTTTTGTATACACTCCTCTTTAGATAATATCCTATCAACTGATCTTAATTTTATGCCGCAATCTGGGCATCCTTGACCTGATAAATGAGTATCATTTCGTTTATAAAAATCCTTATTGTGTATAGGACAAGTTATAGTCATTTTACCCTGACTTTTGGTCAAGTATATAGTCTTACAATAATCATATTTATTATTGTGTACCTTGTTCGCCTTTTCTATGTACTCTTTTAATCTGTTATCCATTCTACAAATGTAATGATAATAAATTTAAAAACAAAATTTATTTTTTGCTTGTTTTGTAAAATAAAAGTATTATATTTGCAGAGTAAAATTTAAATAAACAATTATAAAAATGGAATTAAAACAAAACTACAACAGAGAAGAATTAAATTTCTCAAATATTATATCAGTTATAATGAGAATAGAATCTGATACTGAACAGGGTGATTCAATATTTTGGCATTCTAAAAGCTCTATACTTTTAGAGATAGATTTTAAAAGTAAATCTGTTAACTATAACATAGAGATAAAATCAAATATGAAAAATAAAAGATTTTATCAAATAGTTGGTGCATGCCATATTAACGGTTATGATTTTATTGAATCTTACTTCTAAAAATAATATCCCCTGATTTTTTAGGTCAGGGGAATTTTACTTTTTTATTAATTTAAACCTGCTTGGGCTTTTTCATCTAATTCTATGATGACAAAACGTCCCTTGTCTAGGACAAGTCCTGCTACCATACTATAAATCCACCAAGATTGCATTTGGAATTTATTTGAAGATACAATATCAGATGCTTTCATGCTGTCATATCTGCCAAATTCTGACCCCCAATACGTCATAGATCCTTGAGGCTTAACAATATACACATTAGAACCGTTATCTCCTCCTTCAATTAGTGTTGCTCCTTGTGGTAATTTTCTATTATTTGAATATTTTTGATCTGCTGTATCCCAAACTACTGCTGAGTATGTAGTATGTGCTAACCCACCTTGGTGCATTCCACTGATAAAACGATCTTCTCCTGGTCTGTAATCTAGAGATGGGTCATGTTTAAATGTGATATTTCCAATTCCATTTAGGTATACTTTTGAAAATCTAACAGCTGCAAATTCTAATTCTGTTAAGCTTGAACCTGATACTGGAGATTTAGGTAATAATCGATCTGCACCATTCCATTGACCTAATCCTGCATTTTGTGAATTAATTTCTTCTTTAAAAATCTGATAGAAATTTTGAGCCATATACTTACCAACACTAAAGGTAACTTCTCTTAACTCATCTGGTAAAGGATTGTTAATAAATAAGTATTCTACTGCATCGGCAACGTCAGCTCTTGTCATACCCATTGGACGAGCATAAGTGATGATTTTCCCTCTACGTAATTGTTTGTAGATACCTTCATTCAATCTTGTGATACCGCTTCCATTAGCTCCTGGAATAATAGCAGCGTCTTGGAACATGAACTGTGTGTTTAATGCTTTTTGGTGGTATCTGTGTAAAAGTAACTCCATTGAAGCTCCTAATCTTAGATTTGCTCCTTTTTTTATTACCCCGCCAGCTCCTACATTAACAGCTTCGGTCATAATAGCAAACTCACCATTTTGATCAATATCTGATAAAAGTTCGTTAAGATATTCTTTAGTTGTAGATGCTGCTCCTGAGAATTTTCTCATATCTGCTCGACCTGTAACTGAAAATTCGTGTCCTGACATGTTACCAAGTTGGAACATACATTTCATAGTTGTAGGCATATCTGGCATATCAAAATTACCATAATTTGTACCGTACTCTCCTAAAATGTTTTGCGACACTTTGAAATATTGTCTTCCGCTTTTTAAGTATTGTTGATCATAGCTTGCTTTCTTATCATTTGTTACATAGATAACAGGAAGACTCCATCCACCAACTACTTGTTGAATTTCTTCTCTGTCTGTCACCATAATTTGTACAGAAGATTTGTAGAAAGATGGTGCTAATACATCTCCCACTTCATAACGTTTATTTAAAACAACTCTAAATACTGAGTTATCTAAACCTGCATATGGATATTCTAAAGAAGTATCTCTTACAGTTACGCATTTTCCTGAGTCTTTAATTGCAACATCATAGTAAACTTTACCGTCTGCTCCATCTACTTCAAGCATTGCTTTTTTCTCTAGCAAGCCTGTATAAATTGGATAGTTTACCATTGCACCTTGTCCCCAAAGTTTAATTAATCCTAAATTGTTCTTGTCTGGATCTTGTTTGTACCAATCCGAGATTGAACTTGTGTCAAAGTGGCCTCCTATAGACTGAATAGTTTTTCTGTCCGTTCTTTGTACAATCATATCTCCGTTGTACAGCATATTTGGAGGAAGTTGTGTTACGCTCATTTTATTTTGTTTATTTGTTTTTTATGTTGGTATATTAAATCTAAATCCTGATTCTTGTTTTTCTTCTTTTGGCGCGACCTTTTGTGCAGCATCTTTTGGTGCTCTATTAATTGTTCGCATTGTACTTAAATTTGTTTTAACTTTTGTTTCCAGCATTTTTTGTTGCAAATACTGTTCTTTATTAGTTAAAAAGAAAATTAGTTCTGAAGCTTCAATTGGGTCTTTCATTTTAGTTTCGTAGATAGTGTCTACAGCAAATTCTCCGTTTTGATCTTCTTTTGTTGCGGCATCTACTAATTTCTTAATATCATGCTCTGGTACTTTATCTTCTTTATATTTTTTAGTAAGCTCTGATCTGTAAACTTTTAAATTTTCTTTTTCCGCGGCCTTATCCTCAATTAGTTTTTTATTGATTTCATTTAAGTTATCGCTATATGCTTTTTGATGAAAATCTACAATTTGTTTGGCCACACTATCTAAAACAAACTCTTTCTTGTCTTCTTCTACTAATAGTTTTGCTCTACTTGGTGTATTTCCTTGACTTAAATAATGTTGATAAGCAATTGATTCTTGGTGTTTTTCATTTTCTAAATCCCATCCTTTACTTTCGTCAAACGGTTTCTCTAGTTGTTGTTCATTTTGGAATAACTCCGATAAGTTTCCTCCGTTTTTAACAATTTCTAGAATTAGTTTTTTTTCTTCCGCGATTCCGTCAATTGAAATATATTTTTCTTTGATATCCTCGTTCTTAATAGCTAACTGATCCTCTTCAAGTTTAAGATACTCTTCTTCTGTTAGATCTTCAATTTCAGAAAGTTTTGTTTCTGTTTCTCCCTCTTTAATAATTACATCTTCCCAAAGTCCTTTTTCAAGTTTCTTTTTTAATAGATTTGTGTAAAAATTATCTTTAGGTGTTTCTAAATTTAAAGGTTTAAACTCAGGATCTTTTTCTTCAGGTTTTTCTTCCGCGGGCGGATCTACAATTTCTTCCTCCTTTTTTTCTCCGCTTAAATCTAAAGGTTCAAATGTTAATTCTGAAGTTTCAGGAATTGTCTCGTCTGGTGGTGAGAATGAAAATCCTTTTTGTAAATCATCAAAGGATAAAGCTGTGTCTAAAGTACTTGTTTGGTTTTCTTGTGGCATTGTATTGTGCAAATTTATGTTATTATTATCTGATATTCAAATTTCTTAATTTTATCGAAAAAGGTGTATTTTCCTTAATTTTTTAGTAAGATACACCCTTATTTTAAAAGTAAGATTAATTCTTGTTTATACTTGCGATTACTAAATTATTTCTATCGCGCTCCTTCTTTTGGGCTAATTCTTGTACACGAAGCTGAAACTCTTTATCATCTTGTTCTCGCTTAGCATTCATATCCTCCTGCTTAATTTGAAGATTCTGACTCTTTAATTGTAGGTCGGCATTTGCATAATCGTTATCCAGGGCTTGTTGTGTAACTCTATCTAATCTATCATACAAACTTGAATCTGCGTTTTGATTGATTGACATCTTACCATAACTATCAATTTGCTTGACTTCGATCGCGGTCTGATTACGGGAATCTTGTATTTTAGTTTCTTGCTCGTATTTAAGTTGTAATGCTTTATCAGCTGCTTGAATTTGTTTATCGGCCAACTCTTGTTCGTGAGCTTGTTGTTGTTGAGTTGCTTTTTGGGCGTCGATACGATTTTGTTTCGCGTGAGCCATTATAGCTGTCATTGAATTAGAAGTTACAATTTCTGCCATATCTAATATATCCGCACCCGCCGTATTGTTCTGTAAAAGGGCTACTCTTAATGTCTCCAAAGTTTTCTTAGAGTTACTATCAGTAGCTAACTTGATCCCAAATTCTCTGGCCTGAAAAAAAGGATCCGATAGTTCTATAAAAGCTTTCTCCCCATCAGACTTAGTATATAAGAATGAGTAATCTTTATTGTTTTTTTGGCAATATTGTGCTACAGTTAAATGTAATAAACATGCTCTTTTATCTGCTTCTGCTTGTACTGCGAAAAGGCCTTCTGTTTGTGCGTATGAGGCTGTATTTCCTTGTTTTATTCCTTCCGCGGTAGAATACTGATCTGGTGTTCCAATTCTTTGCGGAGTAATACCTATTTGCTCTAATGCCTGTAATTTAAATTGAACTGCTAAATTCATTCTATTATTAATCATTCCTGTATAATCAATAGATTGTGTAGCAAAAGCATTCATTGCAGGTTGACCTCCTTCTAAGTTTTGGCGAGAAGTATCTACAGGAACAATTCCAATGTCCTGAATTAAATCGTACATTTGCTCTAAAGCCTGTCTTGTATTTCCTGAACCTTTATATTCTGAAGGTAAGTATTTAATATCAAATAGAAAGAATGTTCCTAATTCTTTTTCAAGAAGTGAATATATTTGATTTAAAACGATGTTGTGTTTGATTATATATGGACGTAGCTTTTTAGCTATTGAGTCTCCTATATATCCTGCCACTGGTATTTTAGCATCATATATATTACTTCCACCATCCATTGTTCCTTTGATTTGGAATGGTAGTGCTTTTCCACCGATATATAAATCTTTGTCTAAATAACTGTTGTGTGATTTTGCTTTTACACCCCACCTAATTTCAGGTATCCAGGTGTATGCAATTGTATTGGGTTCCATTCTTAGTTCAGCCTCTTCTAAAGAGATTTTTCTAAGCGTGGTGATTTCATTTTCTTTTAAAAATTCTGGCAGTAAATCATCTGTTGTGAAAACCTGATCCATGTACCCGTCTTCATTGATATAATTTAAAATACCAACTCTTTTGTATGAACGCCAATATGATTCTGTTACTTGCAGTGTGTCTGATCTTAAATCAATGTCTGAACGTAATTCGCTCATTGTATTCTGACTTAAAAATCCTCCGCCTCTTGCTAATGGTGAATACCAAGATGGTACTACTTTTTGTTGTCCCTCTACTACAACTGTAGATTCTCCCATAGGAACTCCAAATGTATCTTGAAATTGAAGTCCTAATTCGTAATCATGAAATCCTGCAAATGGTAATTGTTGTACTTGGCCGAAGTTATTTTGTATTACTTGATTGACAGACGCTCCTCCACTATATCCTCCACTTTGATTTTGGTTGTAATAACCCATCAATCTTTTTTGAGTGTCTTCATCTATTCTGTCGCCGAATCTATTTAAGAATTTAGATGGTGACATTTGAGTTAAGAAAGATACGTATTCTGCATCTTGTGGATATTCTATATCTAAATCTTCTGAAAATGATACTTGACATGGGTGCCATCTTTCTGGTTTATAGTAGTCGTATCCTATATGATAATGTCTAAACCATCTTCCTGTTAGAAGTCTATCAACCATCTCTTGACGGCTCATTTTCTCCATTCCAAAACGGTCTTGGTCTAATTCATATGTTTTTTCCGCCCACTCAGTAGCTGTTGTTTTCCAGTTTTTAAACATTGCCTCCTGAATTGCTTCTGGCGGAACAAGTTGATCTTTTTGCTGTTGTAGTTCCTGAGCATAAGCTTGCATTTCCTGTTCGGATTGAAACTGTCTGTCTTCATTTACTACTATTCCTCTTGCAAGTAATTTACGTTCTAATTCTAGATTAAAATTCTTTTGAGTGAATTCCCATAATTTGCTGTCTTGATCTCTAGTAAAATCATTTTGTGAAACGGGATCTGTATTATCTATTCTAAAGGCGGCCTTACTTGTAATCCAATCTGATTCAATTTGGTTGCATATAATTCCTAAGAAGTCATAGTGTTTAGCATGAACTGGGTAATCTGTTTCTCCACGCAGTCTTATAATTTCTTTTGAGAAATCTTCTAGGCCGTAGTCAGAGTATATAAGCTCACCATTTATCATAGAAAAATAATCTTGAAACTGAATATTACGCGAATATTGTTTTACTGCGATCTGTTCAAGTCTATCCATGCAAAGCTGAATCCACTTGTCGTTTTTCTGACTTTCTAATAATGTCTGTGTAGGTAAGGCAGAAGAAAAGTCTCCGCCTTGGCCAAAGTTACTCAGGAAGCTGGTCGTGAATTGATCACTCATGGATTTTTGATATAGTTAATCCGCAAATTTACACATAAATAATAGTTTTAACAAATTACTTACTTTTAGAGTCTTGTTCTACCACCTCTTCCTCCTCTAATTGGACTACGATTTATCACAACTTGCTTGTTCATTTCATGTTTTGGCTCTGTCAATCTTACTGGTACAAATTCCGCATCCATTTTGTGTGCTTGTATTAATGCAATACCAAAAGCTGTAATTCTATCGTGGTTTTCTCCTTCTTTGTAATTAATAATTTCTTCTAGTAACATTTCATCATCAATTCTCTCTACTCCTAATATTTGAGATGTTGTTCCGTCTTCATGATGTGTTACAATTATTTCATTACAATAGTTTATAGCTTTATTTATAATTGCAGACTTATTTCCCTGTGGTGATATTCCATACTGTCTCCTACCATTACTTTTAATGCTTAAATCAGCAGATACGTTAAATGTAGGCACAAGATATCTATCTGTTTGTCTTATAGTATCGAGATATACTTTAAATTCCATATCCTCATTCTCCATAAGAACTGCTTCTTCTGCATTGTATAATTCACATAACATATGACCCCACATGTGAAATTTTCTATGTGGGTCAGGTCGGGATGTATAAATAGCGGCTATTCTATCACCCCATTCATCATTTCCAGATTGTCTTTTATAAACTACAAAACAACCTAACGAATCTGTTCCAGACTGTTCCTGTTTATAGTCATCGAGCGAAATCCCGTACAATCCGCGTGGAGGCTTCTCTTCAGGTATACTCCCAAATACTAAGACAGGGGCATCAAAAAATCCACCTTCAAATGGAAATTTAGGTATTTCTTTACTTGATAAACTGGTTAATATCTTATTTCCTTCTCTTACTAAATCTATTTTTCTTCCTAAGTCACCTGCTAATCTTTTTCTTTCTAGGTGAACTGTTGCTACTTCATATGGAAATGGATTTGTCTTACCTGACAAGAATATTTCTTCTGGTGATATTGGATAGTAGACAATTTCTTTTACTAATGTGGGTTTATGTTTTTGTTTTTTCTTTCTATCCGCCTGTATTATTTCATTACATCTTTTCCAGTCTGTAACTAATATTTTTATTTTTCTAAGATTTGGAGCATTTTCTAACTGTAGGTATTTTTCAAGATTTGACTCTATCTTTACCATTCCTGTTTTTGCCGACATTTGAGCTGGAGCAAAAGTACCGAAGTTTTGTCTTTTCCAAGTAATATCTTCTTTAGGTATGTTTCTCTCTAATTTATCCCAGTCCATTGGTAGAATATCATAATCATCTGGGTCTTTAAGTACTGTAAGGGCATCTCTTGACAGTTCTTCATTACCCCCAGTTCCAGATAAAATAGCTGTACACAACTTTCCATCTGGGGTATCAAATGAAGGTTTAGCTCCATTAAGCTGATCAATAAAAGGGGCTTTCATTATTTCATCTATCGCGAAGGCATCTGGAGTAAAACCAGCTAGGATCTCAGAATTACTCACTGCACCCCCATCCAAGTTTATAATGTGGATAATGGCCTGAGAAATAATTTTATTTGTTTTGGTTCTTATTCCTAAAGGTATCTTTTTAGTCCAGTCATTACTGATATTATTTACAGCAAATGCAGGGTTTATATTTAAAGAGCAAACTTTTATATTTTTTTCTAACTGTCCTAAATCTTTTGCAGATCCTCCTGCTACTACTAATTCTTTACCTCCTGTTATTGCAATATGGTATAAGTGAGATGCAAGTCCTGTTGATTTAAATAAACGTCTTGTAGCAGCTATAAACAACATTTTTTCTTGTTTTCTTGCTGTTCTGTAGTTGTCTTGTATTATGTAGTATTCGTTATCCCTTAGTTCTGGTACTTTTACTTTTTTACCAGTTTTTTTTTCGCCCGTTACTTTATCAATAATCGTAATTGGAATTTCTGTTTGAAAGTGATTTATGTGAAAGTATAACCACGGTTCCATTTCAAGTCCATCGATAGTTATGCCATATTTTAGCTTCTTAAATTCATTAATATAGTACTGAAGTGTTGGTATTTCCTGGTCAAAATAATGCTTCTCTGAATTCCATTTTGGGGGGTTTTCATTGTGAATATGCATCTCATTATTAGGTGGACTTGTGAAATCCAAATTCATAGAGTCAATCTTCCTTTTTATTTCAGGGTATTGCTCATACAATATTTCATGCATACACAATTGAGCAATCTTTGTATTCTCATGAAACTGAATTCCAGAGGTATCTTGACTCTCGTCATCTTTTATATTTAAAGATATTATTGCATCATCAATAGCATTTAATGATTTATAAAGAAGAGTATGAAAATCCATTTCTTCTTTTTTTAAATCTGTTGTTTTTATATCAGCTATAGAAGCTCCATTTACATAATCATCAATTCGATCAGTATGTAAACTAACTATACTTAAACTGTCTTTTATAAACTTTTTAAATGCTGGTAGATGATGATCTGCTTCACTTTTTTTTACAAAGTATTTCACCCTGTCTACAATAATACCTACAGCTTTATTTTGTACTTCAAATTCTTCTTGTTTTGCTGACTTCTTTTTTGCTTTTACTTCCTCACCTTTTATAACAAGTAAAGACCAATCATTATCTATTAGATATTTCTTGGTCTTTAAAAATCCTGGTTTGGTTTTCTTTATAAAGCTTGTGATAAAATCACTCATTTATTCTTTCGTATTTTCCTGCGCTTTAATTGCTTGCAAGACTATGTTTTTAATTTGCTCTAATTCAAGGCCTTTAGTTAAGCTTTCTTTTCTTTGCTCTAGTCTTCCTTTTTCAGTTTCTTTTGCCGAAAGTTTGCTGTCTACTACGAAGAATGGTTTTGGAATTAGATATTCTAAGCTTTCACATAATTCTGTAATTTCTTTTGGTAGAATCATTCCATCTCCAATTTCTAAATATGTTTTTACGTTTAAGTATAGAGTGTAAAATATATTTTGCAGATCTTGCATGTATATTGTCTCTTCTATTTTTAAATCGTAAAGTAAGTTAGTGAATTCTTCTGGAACAATTAGTTCTTCTACTTCTTTGCTTTCATTGAAATTTAGTTGATAAACTTTTTCTACCGCCGATTGTCTTTTATCTTTGAAGTCAAGTTTAGTTTTTTCTAGGAATTCATTATAAAGTAAGTATTCTTTGTGTTTGGCTATGATGATATCATAAAATTTATTCAAGCTCATGTGTGTATTTAGTTATTAATTGATCATTCTCGTTTTTACAAATAAGGTCTAGTAAATCAATTCGTTTATTGACTTCTTCAATATAATATTCACTACTTAATGAAAAACTATCTCTAAGTTCTTTTAATTGTAAAATCACTATGCTAATTAAGCTAGTATGAGGAGTTATATTACTTTCCATTATTTTTTATTTTGCCAATTTTCAAATTCTTCTTCTGTGTATTGTTCGTCTGCGAAATCTGTATTGATTGCGTTTTCTACTAATGTGTAAGCATCTTCGCTAGATAGTTTTCTTAGAAAGCTCAGTGACACTCCATTTTTTACCGCCTCTTTTTGAAATGCTGTAAATAACAAGTCTCCTAGGTTCATGTCTTGATGTTTTTGTCCTAGTGCTTGCAATGCTCTTAATGATTCTTGTGTGTAATTCATATATTTATAGAATAACTTGTCCTTTGATGTTAATTGTTGCTACTTTTGGTTGTTTGTCTTCGTGGAAATTTAAATATACTTTTTTATCAAATGGTTTTGTCATGTGAGTGTTTTTGTATTGTAATTCAATTTCAATTGTGTTTTTATCAATTACTTCTGGGCTACTTTCTGTACATGAGCAGTCTGATTGTGATGTTAGGCCTTCTAAATTATTTCCTTTTATTTGAACTGTTCTTTTTGCGATTTGGTTCTTTTTTAGAATGCCGAAATTGATAATGTATCTATCTGTTGATTTCTCTATTTCTGTGTTTGTTTGTTTGTCTACTATAATCATTTTTCTATTCTTAATTGTTTCATTATTTTATTAAACTCTTCTTTATTGTTATCCAATAACCAACCTTTAAAAATTGTATCTGCTTTTGATTCTCCTTCAATCTCATCTAAGTCGTCATAATGATATTTATACTCTGTTATTTTTATACAAGTCCCTCCTAAAAAGTCTTCATATAATCTTAAATAAAGCAGGTCAGCTCCAATAATATCATTTTTGTAATATGTAGGAGTACCTTTAAATCTTACTTTATCTCTTATCCAGCCGTAATTTTCTATAATTTCTTTCATTTTTTATTCTTTTTAGCGCCATTTTGGAGTTAAATCTATTTCTTCTAGTCCACAAACTGCCATTTTAACCCTGGTCTTAGCTTTGATACTACAACCGCAAGCACTACAAACTGCCTTAGTTATTTGAATAAACATTAAAAACTTTTCTCTGAAAGTCAACTCTTTCTTATTTCTAGTATTGTATTCACAATTTTTACAGATTTCTCTTCTTTCTTTACACCAAGTCTCCTTACTATTTTTGTAAGCAATTAATCTAGAATTAAGGATCATCTTCCAAGTTGACCATTTTAGAAATTTATTTTTGACCATTTGCTGTAAATATTGATGCACTGTTATAAGTGATTGCTCCTAGAGTTAGGAATGTTCCTGAAATAGATACTGCATTTTGAAGTGCTAATCTTTCTACTTTTGTTGGATCAATAATCCCTCTTTCAAATAAATCTGTAAAGTCATTATTTTCTAAATCTATTCCATAACCGTATTCTTGTTTTTCTATCCTTTCTAAAAATTTATTACTATTTAAAGTCCATAATAGAAATTTACTTTTATATTTTATTCCTGCGTTTTCTAAAATTTGAGTAAATGGGTATTCAAGTGATCTTATCAAAACTTCAACTCCTTTTTGTTCATCTTTATTTCTTACTTCTATTTTAGCCGATTTAAGAGCATTTGCTATATTCAAATAGGTTACACCTCCACCAGCTACATATCCTTCTTCTAAACAAGCTTTAACTGCGCATAGGGCATCTTCTACTCTGTCTGTCTTTTCTCTTTTTTCTGGTGCGGAATAGCCACCTACTTTAATTACGGCAACCCCTTTGGTTAATTTAGAATATCTTTCTTTTACATATTCTGTTTCTTTTTTCCCTCCAGTGATGTTTTTAATTTGTTGTTTTACAATTTCTGTTCTTACTTTGATTTCTTCTTGATTTCCTTTTCCACCAATTAAAACTGACTTATTAGCATCTGAAATCACTTTATCGATATGTCCTAGCCCTTCTAATGTAACATTATCTAAATCATCTCCTAAGTCTTCACTATAAACTTTTGCGCCTATTAGAGAGGCTATATCTTTAAGTGTTTCATTTTTTCTTGCGCCGAAAGAAGGTGATCTTAAATTCATCATTTTAAAGCCTTGATAACTAAATTCTAAAATCTCTTTTTGAACATGGCCAGAAATATTATCACAAATAATTAAAAGGCCTTCAAATACTCCTAATTCTCCGTTTTCATCTTTAGTAGTCGATAATTCAATAGCCTTATTCAACTGTCTTTTATCTTTTAGGTGTCCTTGGTAAATTAAAACATTCATGTCTTCAAAAACAGCTTCAAACTTTTCTCGGTCATTGATAAATTCCGCCAAAGAAAAAGGTACATCTAATTCATATCCTAAAGATGATTCTACAGAGGAAGTAATACTATCTGTTTCTTCTACCTTTATTGTTCCACTTTTACCTACTTTTCTGAAAGCTTCGACAACTAAATCAGATATTTCTTCATCTCCATTTGTAGAAACATTTGCTATGCTTTTAAGTGTTTTTAAATTACTTGAGTTTCTAGATAAAGTTTTTAAATGTTTTAAAGAGAAATCTAAAGCTAAATCTAGTCCTCTTTTTAATGATATTGCATTTACTTTTCCAGTGTTTAAAACAAAATCTGCTTCATGAACAATAGCCTGTGCAAGTACTACACTAGAAGTGGTTCCGTCTCCAGCTCCCTCATTTGTTTGATTTGAAACTTGTTTTACTAGAGATGCTCCTGCGTTAATTATAGGATTTTCAGATTCAATTTCTTTAGATACAGATACTCCGTCTTTTGTTAATATAGGTAAAAGTAAATCTCTTACACACATTACATTTAACCCTTGTTTACCAAGAGTCACTTTAACTCCATTTGCAACTAAATCTACTCCTTCTTTTAATAACTTTCTGGCTTCTTGGCCGTAAACTACTTTATTCTCCAATTTTGTTTTTATTTATTTTCGGTTAATCTTTTGTATTCTTTATTTTGTATGTATTCTGTTGCGGCGTATATTTGATGACTTGGTTTATGCATTCTTCTGGCCGTTTCTGTTATTTCAAATCTTTCACAAATATATTTATTGAAAGTAAAAAATAATGGTAATTTTAAATGGGGTGTTCCCCAACCGTTCTCGTCTCCAAATCTTTTTATTTGCTGTATTTGATCTTCCACTTTTTTATAAGGTTCAGATCCAACTTCCATAAATTTTTTACTGTTTATTAAGAAGTTTTGGTTTTTATATAAATGGCCTAAATAGGGTAAATTTATTGCAAATACTTCTGGGTTTTTCGTTTCCTGGACAATATATTCAAACATCCAATTAACTCCATCTAAACATTGTTTGTAATCATAAGTTAATTTATGTTTTCTAAATACTTCTTTTAATATGTCATCTAAGTAACTTAACTGTTTCAAAAGGTCATTAAAATTAATTTACAGTCTTCATCTAAGACTTTCTTTCTTATTGTTTCTAAATCTGGCGACAATTTAAATTTTTGATAGTTTTTTTCGTCGCGCACTAAATATCCTCTGTCTCTTAATTTCTTATTAATTGCGTGAAGATGGTTTCTTGTTAACTGTTTACCTTTCTTTACTTTAGCTCTTTCAGGATTATCTTCAATTAAAAGCTGAATTACATCTTCTGAAATACCTTTTAATAAATAATAAAGTAAAATAGGCTTTTGAGAAGGTAATAATTTATTTTCTTCGGTCATTCTTAATTCTGAATACGCGGTTAAAAACTTGTCAAGTCTCTCTATTTTATTTTTAGAATCTACTTTCAAATTAAGCGCGTTTAATGGCTCTTTAAACTTCAAAAGTTTTGCTTCTAGTTCCTTAATTATTTTATCTTTTTCGTCCATTTACTAGTAATAAAGTACAAACTTAGTATATTAAAATGATATATCCTAGACTTTTAACTTTTTATTAAGATAGTATGTCAAAAATATTTTGTATGGGAGCTGTCTAAAAGTAAGTAATTTTTTATTTTGATTCTGTTTTTGTATATTTGCTTCACATTTAAAACCAAAAGAAAATGCTTAGTTACGAAGACTTTTATTCTCGTATATGGAATCATTATATCAGTTATAGTGACGTTTCATTTCAGTATAGAGAACAGAATATAGAATTTATTAAAGCTCTTACTTTTTCTTTATTTAGAAAGTATGAGAGTAAAAATGTTAGTGAATCTGTTTATGCTGAGAGTCTTAAACTATTCTTTTATAATTTATTTCTTTTTAAGCCCGAAGTTTTTGATGGCGGAGAAGAAAAAGATTTCAACCAAAATTAATTTATTTGCATATTAGATTTTTATTTTGTATATTTGCGTTAAAATTAAGTAGATCGTGAGAGGGCGTACTATAAGTGGGGGTTTTGAAGCCTAAAGAACTTCTTTAAAAATCATCACTAATTTCTACTGAATTAATTTGCATATGTCAAAAATAATTTGTAAGTTTGCATTTCAATAAAGAAAAATACCGATTTATATTAGTTGTGATAACCTAATATATAAGTAAAGACATATAAAAAGAAGGAAGCCTTTTAAAACGTAAAACAGTTGTTATCACCAGCGGACTGTTAGTTTTAAGAGGCTTTCGCGTTTAATAACATGGAGCTGCGATATAATCGCTCATGTTGCGGAAAAGGGATTTAATTTCCTGGACTTAAGCTAAAGGGAAAAGGAGGTGTCTTTTGCACTATTTCCGCCTGAAGGTTGATTATTCAGCCAAAATTTACTCTTATAAGGAGAGGGGGTTTGGGGGTGAGGATAAATAAAAAAGAATTCCTATGAGGAAGGAACGACCGAACCCAACTGGATAGTTGGAATTACTACGTACTATACTTCAAAAACTGATAAAAAATAATACATTAGTTAAACGAGGTACGAAGCGAAGCGTAGAACCTTGGTTAACCTCCGCCCGAGCAGGGCATTACTTTACGCATAGTTACAGTTTGAAGTAGGGTACGTGGTAATAACTGTTTTTTGATTAGCTTTGTCTCTAGTTTTGCCGCCAAACTATAGTAAAATAAAAGAAACAGTTAAATATATTAGGGCGGCAAAATAAAAACTAAAAATAATTACTTAAAAATTAGGTAATTTAAAAAATAATTTGTAAATTTGTTTAAAATTAATAATAGATGGGAACAAAACAAGATTGGGAAACTTATGAAAAGATTCTCGTTAAATTTGACTACACACCAGAACAGATAGAATCTGTTAAAGAAGTTAGAGAAAATTACGACTTATGTCCTTACGAACAATTCAGAGAATTATTTCTACAAGGAGTAATTGAGAGAGTAGCTAAAATTAAGAAGCCTCGAAACTATTTTGTAAATGAAGAAGGAGAATTCTTATTTCTAAATCACTATCATAAAGGATATCAAGTTGCCGCAAGATTTAAAACAGAAGAGTAATGAAAGAAAAAATAGAAGAATTAATATCTCAGCATGATTTCGCACAAAAAGAAATAAAAAACATGTTAGAAGAGCTATCTCAAATAGATGATACCAAACTATCACCTGTGGATTTAAATCAATTAGACTGCTCAAAAATAGCTTTGGATAGTGAACATACATTAAGAGGTCAGTTTGTAGAGAGTTTAAAAGATTTATTATAAAATTATGAGCATAAAATATAAAAAAGACGGAATTGAAATTAATGGTGAGTTTTTATCTTTAGTAAATATCACCGAAAAGTGCAATGAAATTAAACTTAAAGAAGACAAATTAGTTATTCTTCAAATGTCTTGGGATTCAAGAGGCGGTTCTGTATTCGAACAAAGATCTTTACCTTTAGAAAAAGCACTTAGAGTTAAAGAAATCCTTTTAGGAGAAACAGTTGATTTCGGTGAAATTTGGGGGAAACACTCAGAAGTGTATGGTCAAATGGAAGAAAATGATTTTAAAATTATTGACGATAAGAAAAAAGTAAAAGAGTTTCTTAGACAACACCCTAATGGAATTGATTATGATCATAGTTTTATTGAGAGATTTATTGAAAGATCCGAAGAAAATTTAGAATATGATGAAGACGAAGTTGACCAAGAGACTATTGATGAATTAAAATCTTTATTGAGATAATTATGAAACACGTAAACGAAATTCGATTTGAGGGGAAAACTCCTTGGATAAAAGCAATGAATAAAGCTAATGAATATTATGTGAACTCTATGGATGAGAGACTAACAGAAGCAGAGAGAAGTTTAAATCATGATTTATGGTTCGATACTAAATTTGATATTGAGATGGGAGTTTATGGAAATAATTCAGAAAGTGGTGGAGGAACTTGGGTTTAATTTTGACCGCTAAAAAAGAAGATAAAGTACAGATTAAACAGTTTAAAGATTCTTCCAGTAATTGGTTTGTAAACTTCGCTCACTACTATTTAAATGAAAATAATGAATTGTTGTGGGCGAGTGGAGAATCAGACAGTGTTGAGTACAGAACATCAATTGAGGCCTATATTAAGAGAAACAAGAAACAGTTTAAACCTCGTGAAGAAAGTGTATTAAATAAGGAAGAAAAGGTTTATATAACTCTTAATTTTGGAAAATATTCTGGAAAAAATCTGTCAGAAATTAAAGACTTAGACCGAAAATATCTTCTCTGGCTTAAAAAAGAAACAAAAGACGATAAGTTAAGAGAAGAAATAATAAGTGTACTGAAATAAAAGATTTAAAAACAGTTGTATATGTCAAATAAAAATTGTAGATTTACATAATGAAAAGATACAGTAAAAAAGCTTTAGAAAAAAGAAAAGAAGAGAGATCAGGTTTATCTGAATTTTTTGAAAGACATATAGAAATTGCAAAATCAAAATACTGTACAAATTGCGGTGAAAAATTAAAAGGAGATGTGAGTGAGATAGCACACAGGCTTCCAAAATCAACTTTTAAATCCATAATGTGTGATGACCAAAATGTTGTATATCTAGGAGGAAGATTTAGTAATTGTGGTTGTCATAGTTTATATGATGGTAGTAATGAACAATTACAGTCTCTTTCAATTTTTTTGGCGGAAAAAGAAGTTATAAAAGAGTTATTAGAAAAAGTAACAGAAGAAATAAATTATAAAACATACGATAGATGGCAACTTTAGCAGAAACGCTTAAAAAATTAAATAAAGGAAAAAGAGAACAGGATAATTACTCTTTATTAGGAGAAAAAGAAGTTGTCAGAACAAGAACATCTACAGGTAGTCCCTATCTTGATTATTTATCAGGCGGGTTTATGAATGGGGGATATAACTGTATAGTTGCCAAAGGAGGTAGTGGTAAAAGTTCTATATCTTTATTAGCTTGTAAAGACGTTATTTCAAGAGGTAAGGTTGCTGTATATTTTGATGGAGAAGGAACTTTAGATGATTCTTACTTTAAAAGAATGGGTGTTAATAAAGATAATTTTATTCACATACGTCACAGAAACTTAGAAAGAATGTTAGATGAGGCCGAAGCATTTTCACAAGCAGATGAGGTGGGAATCATAGTCTTTGATTCTGTACCCATTTTTAAATCTACTGTGATTCAAGAAAAATCAGCAAGTGATTATACAATGGGAATTGAAGCCAATCGTTGGGGAACTAGAATGACCTTAATTGAGGGATATGCTGTTACAAGAGATATTTGTTTATTAGGTTTACAGCACTGGAAAAAAGACCCAGGAGTAATGATGGGCGATAATCGAGTACTTTCAAGAGGTGAGTGGCAAGGAACTATGATGAATACATTCATAGATCTAACTAAGAAGAAGATATTAAAAGATGAAGATGATAATGTAGTTGGCCATACTTTAGAAGTAAGAATTAGAAAATCAAAAGGAAGTTCTTATGACCCAACAGAAATATACAAACTTAATTTTTATAATGAGGGCGGTTTCAATCAAATAGATGAATATGCCAGAGTATTTATAGAAACTGAAATAGTGAAACAAGGCGGGGCTTGGGTTAAGTTTCCAAGTGCAGATGCAGAAGAGATTTCTTTACAAGGGGTAGATAAATTTATTGATCACTTAAAAGCTAATCCCAGAGATTTTGAATTTTTAAAACAGCAATTAATATGAGACCACTTGAAGAGATATTAAATGAATATGAAGAATTAAGAAAGTCTTTTAGAAACACTACAAAAAGTGGCAGTTTAACTAAAGAAAGTCTTATCGAATTTCAGGGTAGATTTATTGATGTCAAAGCTGACCTTAAATATTGGAGAGTAAAATATACTCATGAGTGGACTAGAAGAGACGACAAAGCAGCGACGGCGATTAAATTTAGAATTGCAGTTGCTATGACTAGAGGAGAATATGAAACAGGAGACGGAGAGGCAAAATTACCAACAATTACTAATGCTGAGAAGTTAGCAAGCGGAAGTAAGGAGTATAGGGAGTTTGTGGAACAAAGAGGTTTTTATAAAGAGTCATTAACCAATCTAAGTGATACTCGGGAAGATATTAATTCTTATATTAATGAGATTAAAGACAGGCTGAAATAATGGAATACTTAGAATACTATAAAGAGATGAAAGACACAATTGCAGAAATAGGAGAATTAAAAGCAGAAATTTGGTATAAATCAGAGATTCCATATGCAGATATTGTTTTAGATTTATTTGATGATATTACAAATGATATTGAGGATGATAAGTTTAATATTGGAATTACTTTATATAAAACTTATTCTTTGCTTTCAGTTTTTAATCCCGCGAAAAAGGATGACATAGAAGTTTTAGAACAGTTAAAAGAAAAGTTAGAACGAATAAATAAAGTAACATTATAATGGAAGAAAGATATAAAAAATTAGGCAGTATTTCAATAGTAGTTGATCCAAAAAGTTATGAAAAATATGGAGAAATTACTGGAGGATTCGATGATATACAACTTGAAAAACACATTAAAGAGTACGGTTATAAAGAATTATTGGAGCAATTAGCTTATATGCAATGGAGAGTATGGCAAACGGTTAGAGAATTGAATTCTAAAGAGGCTAATATAAATACAGTAGTAAATGACAAATAAGTACTACGCAATAACAGAAATAGTTGAAATTCCAATTTATATCGAACCAAAGCAATATAATAGTGATGAAATTTCTAAAATTATGACTGAAGCTTTATTTTTACCAATAAATTCTAATCCACCAGAATCATTACCTCAATATATGACTATTCCAATGTCTGAGGAGACTTATAAATTCATCAGTAATGTATCCAATATTTATTCTACAAGTTTCGGCGAAAAAGAATATGAAATAAATAAAGTGAAATTTAAAATATTCACAGAAGAAGAGTATAAATTAAGATATGGTAAATTGAATGAAAATATACCAGAACAATGTGAAGCAGATAATAATCTTGAAGTAAGAATTAAAAAATCAAATATAGTTGAATTGTATAATTTTGCATATGAACAAGCTGTTAAAACAGGAACTGTAAAGGAATTACACGAACTAGACTCTAAAATAAATGGCAACTAAAATATAAATATGAAACACATAATAGATAGAGTAATTACAAGAACTCAAAAAGAAGGTAATTCAGAAAATGTAAAAGAAATAGGTAAACGTGTATATAATGAACTATTAGAAAAATATTATTGTAATAAACCTACAGTAAAAGATTTAGAATTATTATTCTACGATTTAAATTATGATGTAGATAAAAATCTTGAAACACATCTTAAAATACAGTCTACTTTTGAGTTACTTAATCATCTAGAAAAGTAATTTATATGAGTAAATTTAAATGGTGGCGTAAATTTAAAGGAGGAGAATGGTTTTATAACAGATATATTTTTGACTTGGGTAGAGGAGTAATATATGTTTACGAAAGGCAATTGCCAAAATTTGGATGGAGTTATAATATAGAACAATACAACGAAAAATGGCCGTAAAAAAAGTTAAAAATCCAAAAGTACCTAGAACTAGAAATAATTTCACTTTAACAGAAGCAGGTTTTTGGGGAATGATTAGAAGTTGTTTGAGAAATGCTTCCAGATGGTGGAAACCAATTGCTCAGTGTAAATTAAATTCTAGAAGGGCTTATAAGGGAGTTAATAAATCACAAAAGTGGGAATATCTTTGCAATCATTGCGGAGATTGGTTTATGGAAAAAGAGGTGCAAATAGATCACATCATTGACGCAGGAACACTAACAAGAGCAGAAGATTTATCAGGATTTGTAGAAAGACTTTTTTGTGAAGTTGATGGTTTTCAATGTCTATGCAAACCATGTCATCAAATAAAAACTAATTCGGTAAGGTCGGCGAAAAAAGAAAATAAATAATAAAAAATATGATAAACAAAGTAACATACCAAGAAGAACCAACATTATTTGATGATATCGTAGAGTTCTCTATTGAAGAGAATATGGATCACAGAAGAGGTAGCAGTTTTTATAGAGACGAGATTATTGAATTCATAGAAGAAGATAGTAAGCATTTTCCTGATATTAAAGATTTTGAAAAATATATAGGAACTTGGAAAACTAATAATGTTATTTGGAGTGAAGATGACGGTTTTGATACTGATTACACATCACTTATCCGAGTTAAACAAAAAGAAGTAATAAGTTATGAATGGGAGGAAGTAAATGAATAAACTTATAGAAAATTATAAGAACTCTTTAGAAGCTTTGTCTGAATATTTCGAAATAGATAATTTTGGAGATTACATTATTCAAGAATGTGCAGAAGATTATTGGGAAGACTTCGGAGGAGAAATACAATACGGAAATGAAGATGACCCTGATTACTCAAATGAATATAAACAAATAATTAGAAAAGATGAGTTAACAGCCGTTTTAGTTAGGTCAGATTTTGGTGGTGATGATTACTGGAATATATTTTATACAAAAAATGAAATAAAAGACGAATAAATATTTGTTTATCTCAAACTAAATCACTACATTTACTTCACTAAATAATAAAATATGATAAATTCACCGAAGAAGGAAAACAAAGAAAAAAGAGTTCTTAAAACAGAGCCCAAGTTGAAGGTAGATTTAAACGAAGAGCAAAAAGAGTTTGTAAAATTATTTTATGAGTTTGATGTTTGTTTTCTTCACGGCGATTTTGGTTCAGGGAAATCTTTAGCGGCTGTTCATACAGCATTAACAGCGTTCAGAAAGAAGCAGTTTAACAATATCTGGATCACACGCCCCATGATCAAAAATTCTCTAGCCGCACTTCCTGGAACATTAGAGGAAAAAATGGCACCCTACACCTTCCCAATCACTCAAAATATGGAAGTATGTCAAGGTAAAGAGACAACAGATAAAATGTTGAGAGAAGGGTTAGTTAAAATAATGCCTATTGAAGTAGCTAAAGGTTGTACATTTATTGACAGTGTAGTCATTGTAGATGAATATGAAGACATGTCTTACGCTGATTTTAGAACAATTTTGACACGTTTGGGAAAAGGTAGCAAAATGATTTTTTGTGGTTCAAAAGAACAGGTAGATAAACAAATAGGTAAAAACAGTTGTATTTATGAGGCTATGAAGTTAGAAAATTCTGGATTAGTAGGTTATAAAACATTAAAATCTAATCATAGAAATCCTATTCTAACACAAATTATAGATTATTTAGAAAAAGGTGAGCAAAAAGTTGCGTAATTAAAAAATTAATTGTAAATTTACAGTACTTATCTGCATACCATAAGAACTTCTTTTAGGTCAATTTTATCGGTATCATCCCCTTCAATAGTATTGTTGGGCTATAAGAGAGGTAAGCTTGTTCTACCGAGAGATATATTCTTCTCTTTTTAATTTTTTTATCGCGCGAAAACAATAATAAACAAAAATAAATGGCAAAATACACATTATTTGGAAAAGAGGTTACAAAAGAAGAATTTGACAGGGAAGTTTACAAAGGGATTGATGGGACTATAGTTTTAAATGACTCATTTTTCTTAGATGAGATTTTACATTCTCTTTTCCCGACAAAAGATGAAGAAGAGAGTAAATCAGTAAGAGGAGCGACTATTGATATGTCTGAGTTAAAAGAAAACGTATTTAAAAATTTAAAATTCAGAAATGAAAAACTTTCACAAGAAGAAAAAGATAAAGTTAATCAATTAAGAAGCAGTATTACAGGGGTATTTTGTAATGAACCTTATGATTTTAAATTACCAGTTACTGGAGTAATAAATCACACAGGAGGAACAGTTTTTGAAAAAGTTCAGGATTCAACTATACCAAATAAAGATATTGACCCTTTTTATGTTGTTGATATAAAGAATATTTCTAAAGTAGATTTAAAGAGAAATGATTTGGATGAAATGCTCGACTATGTTTTTAGAGGTCAATATGAAGATAAACAAGACCCACTAGAAGCTTACAACGCTATAACGGGACATAGTACAAGACATAAAAGTCAAGGAGTAAAGCAAGACGATTTAGGCAAGGGAATAAAAAATACTCCAAATCCAATAAACAAAGAAAAATTTCCAGAAAGGCTTGGTGGGCAAATAAAGAGAGGTAAAATATTTACTTACGATCCAGAAAACTTGGCAGGTAAAAAAGAAACAGAAGGAAAACTTCACTACGAATTATCTTGGGAATTTATAGAAGAAATGGCTAAAAGAATGGCCAATAATAAATCTGATAAATACCCTTTATATAATTGGAAAAAACCTATTGATGTAGAAGATTTAAAAGACGCTATAAACAGACATCATATCGAAGTGATGAAAGGAAATTATAAAGACGGGGATGAGATATTAGGACATGTTGTATCATATGCTTGTAATGCTATGATGTTGTGGGAACAGTTAAGAAATAAAAATAGCAAATGAAAAAATTATATTTAAATGTCGTAACTCAGGTTGTAAATGAAGAGGGAGAAGAGCTACTTGAAAGAGCATCTGGTAAAAAATCTAAAGATGTAGGAGGATTAACACGTGAATGGTTTGAAGAACAAGGTTTAAAAGTGCCCAAAGACCTTGATGATGACATAGAAAGAGATGAAGATGGTGCAGTATTTCTAGATAAAAAACATTTAAGTTATGAATCCTTATCCGTTACTATACCTCTTAAAAATATAGACAGTTGGGTTGAAGATTCTGAAATAGGGAGTATTGTTTACATGAAATCAGGTTTGTTCTACCACGTGTATGAAACAACAGAAGAAATTGACGACTATGTGAATTATGTTTGTCTTACAAGAATACAAGAACTGTGGATAGATATTAAAATTTGGTTTGAAAATATTTTTTCGCGGAAAAAGAAAATAAATTAGGATTTGTCAAATAGAATCACTATATTTGTATACAATAAATTAATAAAAACAATTAAATAAAGTTAGGTAAAAATGGCAATTGAAAAAAACTATTTGCAATTAGAATTCGGAAGCGGTCAATTCTTTGACTATTCAAAAGATGAAAAAGAAGGTTATGTAAAACACACTTCTTCAAAAGGAAATATCTCATACAGAAAATACTCAAAAGATGGAGTATCTGGTGTATTAGAATCAGTTTCAATTTATGAAGGAAAATTTGGGAATCAAATCTCTTTAAATATTAAAGATGGAGATAATGTCTATTATGTTCCAGTGGATGTAGCCGATCAAAAAGGTAATGTTGACACGTACGCGGAAAGTTTAATCAAGGTACTTCCAAAATTAAATAAAGGAGATAAAATCACAATCAGTGGTTATAATTTCACGCCCGAAGGAGATAAGTATTCTAAAATTGGTATCTCTGTGAAAGTTAATGGGGAGAAGGTAAAAGGATTGACCAATGCTTATATAGATAAAGAAGGTAAATCTGTAGAAGGGGATATTCCTGGGCTTACTTGGAAAAAAGATGCTCTAGGTAAAAATAAACCAACAGCTGTTACTTTAGAAGCCAAAAATGACTATCTTTTAGGAGTGTTAAAAGCAGAAACAGACCGACTAAAGTGGGTTCAAGGCGAATCTGCACCATCTGCGGAACAACAAACACCAAAAACTGAAATTCCTAAAGCTACACCAACAGAAGCATTTGATCCAGCAACAAATATGAAAGAGGATGACTATGAAAATTTACCTTTTTAAAAATGAGTCATAAAACATGTATATCATGTAATATTAGTAAACCATTCGAAGAGTACTATAAACACTCTTCGATGAGTTTTGGTGTAGATAGTAAATGTAAAGAATGCGTGAAAGCTCGTGCTAAATTAAGACATCATAACCTAACAGAAAATGATCCTGATTTTGTTGAGAATGAAAGAAAAAGACATCGAGAAAAATATGAAAGGCTCGGTTATAAAAATCAACAGTTAGAGTGGGATAAAGATAAACCTTGGAAGAAAACAGTAATATACAAGAACTTAAGTAGAAAGCTTAATTTAGATAAAGGTTTTGAAGCACACCACTGGAATTATAATGACGAATATTTAGAAGACATTTTTGTTTTAGAGGCAAGACCGCATAAAAAATTACACACTTATCTAAGTTTAGATATAGAAAAAAGAATATTTTATCTTAAAGACGGTACATACTTAGATAGTAAAGAGAAACATAAAAATTTCATTGATAGCCTACAAATTAAAATACACAACTAAAACAAACCCTCGTGAAATATCGGGGGTTAATAAAAATAAAAAATAATGAACGAAGAAAAAGAAGAATTAACGCAGTATAACTCAGGGTTCCGAGCTGATGAAAAAATAGAAATAACCGGAGAGGAATTTGCAATTATGGCGGCATCAGTTGAGAGACTGTTTAATGAAAATGTAAAAATGGTTAGGCCTTTAAAATATCGCTATTGGCAAGGAGATGACATCGTACTATCACCAAAACAAGAAGACATTGATTCTGGAAAAGTAACTAAAGTTTTTGATCCTGTAGCTTTTATGGCGGCCAATAATTTAGTTGAAGCTTATGTTGGAGACCCTACAGCAATTGTAATGAAAGCATTAGAAAACAGATTTATTATTCATGATCGTGGAATCGACGCAGGTAAAGCAGTTCATATGAACACGCTTATTGCTGAAATGGAAGAAGCTCAGAAATCAAAATTAGAAGTTGTACCGAATGAATAGAAGCCAATTTCAAGCCGAATATTTAAAGCAAGAAATAGTCAATACCAAGAAAAAGCTAGGATCGAAATGTACCTTTCTAGCTTTTGAAACGGTTAAAGACAAACTGTTTTTCAAAGCTAAAATGGGCAAAGACAGAGTTAGGATACAGATTAATTGCAAATTAGAAGATATTGGAGTAAATGAATTCAATGATTTATTTCAAATACTAAATACCAAAAGTTATGACACAAATGAAATCGACGTATAATATGTTTCTAGAGAACGGTGACATTTATGAAATGAATCCTGAAGCAACTGGAAACTATTCAGAAGACATCAAATGGTTTAGAGACCTTTATGAAAATACAATTAAAAACGTTGAAGTAAATGGACAAGAAGAAATATAGAGTTTTTGGAGATCTTATTTTAGTTGAAAAAGTTATGCATAAAGAAACAGTTATGGATAAAATAGGTGTTTTCAAAAATAGAGTTAAGGTGGTTGCCATTGGAGAAGGACTTACAGAGACACCTATAAAAGTTGATGATGTTTTAGTTGTTGGCGGACTAATGGAAAGAGACGGAGAAGTATATATAGCAGAATCACAAATATTAAGGTGGGAATTATAAAAAACATAAACATGAAAGAAATTATTACATTAAGACAGATTTTAAAGGCTAGATTTCCTAAGGGATCTAGATTATTTAGTAAAAAGAATTCTAACTCAGTAAAAAGTGAACGAAATAATAAATAAGTATAGATGGCCAGCATTAGGTATAGTACTGGTTTTGATTTTTTTCGGCGTAAAAAGTTGTGTAAATAATCAACAGAAATTCCAGGCGGGCAAAAATGACGCTTTGAAAGATCAAGTAGAGAAATTAAAAGATGGTGTAAAAACTATTGATAAGACTCTGCAAATTTTAAGAGATTCTATTAAGGCCGAAGACATAAGAAAACAAAAACAAATTAATGAGTTTCAGCAAAAAGCTAAAGACAGTGAGAAAAAAGTTATAGCTTTACAGGAATCAAATAAAAAACAGAAAGAATTAATTAGAAATAAAAATTTAGTTGAAGTGGCCGAAGCTCTAAATGAAAATTACAATTCTAAAGATGCTGTAGCTACAGCTAATTCTGTTGATGTTAAACCTCCAATGACTTATCAAATTCTTGAAACAATTGCTGACGCTAATACGGCGCAAGACATCATAAAAGAAAAAGATGTACAGCTTTCTTCTAAAGACAGTGTTGTTAATTTGAAAGACGAACAACTTAGAGACAAAGATATTAGTTTAAAAGCTACGGAGAAAAGTTTAGATTCATATAAAGAATTAAATGTTTTGCAAACAAATCTAAATAACGGGTTAGAAAAAGAAAACAGTAAATTAAAAACTAAAAGTTGGCTAGAAAAAGCTTTAATTCCTGTGAGTGTTGGAGTTGGGTTTTGGCTAGGAACAAAAATAGGAAATTAAATGATAGAACAAGTAAAACAGTTTGTAGTAGAACAATTGCATAATAATGAATTTTTCAAAGGTGGCGCTGCTATAGCTGTTTTATCAGCATTAGGTTTTTGGCTTAAATCTTTTTTCCCGTGGATTTGGGGGAGAATTAAAAGGCAGTTTTCTTATACAATGCGTATTGAATCTAAGACAGATATTTATTTTATATTCAATTGGTGGTTACAGAAAAATCATTCTGACAAATATAAAAAAGTTTTGATAAGTGTTGAGTGCGAAAATAAGTATAAAGAAGATGAAGTCAAAGAATACAAACTAAAAGAAAATAATTTTGAATCTGCTTTTTATTTTTGGCAAAATAGAACTCCAGTGTTTCTAGAATCAACCAGAGAAAAATTAGACGGGGCACATTATGTAGATGGAGCGCATATTGACAGTTATACTTTAACAACTTATTTTAATAAACAAACTTTAAAAAATCTTATAACTGAAGTAGTTGCTGAATATAATTTAACTCTAAAAGAAAAAACTACAAGTCATTTAATGCAATACCACAACTTCGACGGATGGCGGAAAGTTAATAATCTTGGCGGAAAAACATTTGAAAAAATATTTAACTCTGAAAAAAATGAGCTACTAGAAGACCTCCAACAGTTCTTTTCTTCAAAAGCTTTATATGCGCACAGAGGTACTACTTTTAAAAGAGGTTATTTATGTGAAGGGTCACCAGGAAATGGTAAGACAAGTACAATAATTGCTTTAGCTCAATACCTAAAAAAGGATGTATATTCTTTAAACTTAACTTCTCTTACTGATGGAACCCAATTAAGACTAGCGTTTCAAGGAGTAAAAGAAAACAGTTTTATTCTTGTCGAAGATGCTGATTGTATGGTGAATGGCAGAGAAAAAATAAATGACAAGATAAATTTCAGCGAACTGCTTAATGTAGTTGATGGCATTTCCAGTCAAGAAGGTATTTGTATTTTCTTTACAACTAATCATCCAGAAAATTTAGATCCTGCTTTAATAAGATGTGGCCGTGTAGATAAGCGAGTTAATTTTGGAAATCCTAAAAAAGAAGATGTTGAAGGAATGTTAGAATTGTTTTTCGGCGAAAAGAAAGAACTAGAAAATTACAATGAAACTCACTCTGCGGCACAATTACAAGAGTTTTTTATAAAATCAAATACAATAGAGGAAGCAATTAATAAAATACTTTAGAATTGATAGAAGATACTAGACTAAAAAGATTAGAAAACAATTTAAACTCAATAGAAGAGGTCTCTACAATAAGTAGATTACAAGATGTTAATACTGATTTAATTTTATCTTTATTAGGACAAAAATTAGGATCAGGTGTTTATAGATCAGTTTATAATTATAACTTAGATGATAAATATGTTATAAAAATTGAACCAAATGCAACAGATTCTAACATAAGTGAGTATTTATTGTGGGACGAAATAAGAGGATTATGCGGTGATTTAGAGTGGGTTAAAGAGTGGTTTGCACCTGTAAAATGGATGTCTCCGAATGGTAAAATACTTGTAATGGAGAAAACTTTTGAATACCCAAAGAATAAAAAACTAGAAAGACCAATAGAAGTTCCAGTATTTTTTACAGATTTAAAAAGAGATAACTGGGGCTGGATTGGAAATAAATTTGTTTGCCATGACTACGGATTTCTTTGGAAGTTTATAAAATATGAAAAGAAAATGCAAAAAATTAAAAAAGACTGTTTTTGGTAATGAAGAAAAATACAATAGAAATCCCAATATACTGTGCTAAACTTACAATGATATTAGATGAAGATTTATCTTTCATGGAGACTAAGTTTAAAAGCAGGTCTTTAAAAAATTATGGTTCGGCGGTAGATAAAGACAAGAAAGAGTATCGACACTATTATGTAGCTTTTACAGATCCTGAACACCTGAGTAATATTGCTCATGAAATAATACATATTAAAAATCTAATTTATTCTGATTGTGCTATGAAATTAAGCACTAAGTACGATGAGCATGAGGCTTATTTAGTTGGGTGGCTGTTTGATGAAATAATAAGCTTTTTAAGGGACTAAAATTAGCAAAGTATACACAAGTATCAAAAACAAATAATAATTAATTAAAACGCTTAAAACTAACCTCATTATTAATTTACTGAGGTTTTTTATTATATGAATTTTTATTTCGCGAAAAAAAGAAAAATAAATAAGAAAACATTTTGTCAATTCAAAAATAAGTATTAAATTTGCTTAAATAAAATTATAAATATGAAAGAAAAATGGGAGATAGTAGAACATAGTTGGTCAGACACTTCAATCTACAATCAAGACGGCAGACTAATCTGTACAAAATCAATTGATGATGGAGATACAACTGAGGAAAACCAAGATGAAAGAGAAGAAGAGGTTTCTAGAGATTTTAATTTAATTGTTTTGGCTTCTCAAATGAAATATTGTTTAGATAAATTGTATAATCAAGGAAAATTTCATTCTGAAGACTTTAAGACAGTTGCTGATCTATTAGGTTTAGAAAATAATAAAGGCATTACAATTAATGACCTATATAAAGGAAATAAATAATATGATAGAAAGCAAACAAAGAAAAAACGGAATGTATTATTTTGTAGTAAAAGCACAAAATGGCCAAATAGTAGTTTACAGTGAAGACTATAGCTCAGAAGCTGGCAGAGATAATGCAATAGCTTCTCTTAAAAAGATTATGCAAGGAATTATTTTCGCAGAATTAAAAAACTAAAAACAATGTTTAACAATACAATAGTAGACAGAAGAACTACAATGCAAGAGGTAAATAATCACTCTGAAACAAATGTAGAAGCTTCAGGCGTAATGGCTCAGACAAATACAGAAACAAAATTTATTTCTTTAAATGTAAAAAGTGAAAGTTATAAAACTGTTTTCTCATCCAATCCTTATTACACTGAAAAAGTTCAGGATGATTATAAATATTATGATAATACTAGAGGGTATGAAGAGACAACTACTAAAGTTTTTGTAAAAGTAAAACAAGTTATGATGGTGGGTTCAATTTTCACTCTTGAAGTAGAAGAAGTATCTAAAGAAGAGAGTAAAGATACTTCGTGTGGATACGAGTATAAAAATAAATACTATAAAACACCGACAATTGTTTAATTTTTCGCGAAAAAAGAATAAAAAGCAAGTAAATGAGAAAAATAGAAAACTTAAACCTAATAATAAGCTGCTTACTATGTACTATATTTAGACAACAAATATTTTACAAATATGATTTCAATTTAGTAAGAGCCAGTTTTAAAAGAAAAAGAAATATATGAAATTAAAAAACGAAAATTTAGAATCAGTAGCAACAGACGATTTTTACTATGATTTATTTATAGGAGGTTATTTTAAACCAGAGAAATTCTTGGATGCAGAATCCGCGGAAAAAGTTAAACAAGCAATAAAAACTATTAACCAATATGAACAGTTACTAATAGATAACGATTTAATAGAATGGACGAAATAGTAGAATACATATTACAAAAAACTAATATAGATGAAAGAGGAAATTTATTAGCCTATAAAATACTTTGTAATCTGGCTGTAGATTTAACTTTGAAAGGGGATTCCCAAGAGGAAATTATAGAATACTTAAAAACATTAATGATTGATTTAGATCAAAGAAAGTTATGCAAATAGAAGAAAATATAGTATACTACACAGAAGATGGTTTTCAAATTCCGCCGAAAAAAGATTTAACAAAAGAGTTAATAACCGAAATGAAACAAGCAATAGAATGGTATATGGATAATACAACAGTAATGAATCCCTCAAGAAGCTACCAAGAAACATTTCACGATTTAGGTATGAATTTAAGAATGAGAGCGGAGGATATTTTAAATAAATAATTATGGAAGGGATAGGAAAAGGATTAGGTGAAGTTATGATAATGATGTGTATAATTACTCTAGGTGTATTTTGGGGAGGATGTGAGTTAATAGATTGGCTATTTATCGATGATACAATTAAAACAAAAACATTAATAGTTCCTGAAATCGAAATAACGGTAAAAGAGAATGTTATCGACACGTTATATATTTATAGAAAACCAATAGACTAAATCGGCGGAAAAAAAATGAAAACAAAGAAACAGTTTACAACAGAACAACTAGAAAAAATATACAATGAAAATTGGTATAGAGCTGGAGGAGAATGTATTTGTGAAGTTTGCGGAAAAGAATATAAAAGACATGAAGATATTGCCTGGGACGAATTCTTTTATCTAACTGTTTTGTGTAATGGAGAATTAGTAAAGTTATGAGACATAAGTGGACAGGTAAATTGAAGAACGGTGCTGTAGCATGTATACATTGCCATTGTATTAAAGAAATGGTAAAAGGTCAGCCCACTTATTTTATAAATGATAGTGTTTATTTAAAAGCACCAAAATGCCACAGAAATAAATGGAATTAAAATTAAGTTGCTCATCCTGTAAACACGCCAAAATAAAATTACCTTGGGTTGTTAATGACAAAAATGGTAAATATCTTTATACGGATAGCAACAATAGAAGTTCAGAAAATACAATTTTTATATGTTCTTTATATCCTAAAGAAAAAGAGGTACATAGAAAAGATATTTGCGATCATCATAAATTACATTCTACTTTTAGATCAGAGAAAATAGAATATTGTCCAGAGTGTAATGGTGAAACATATTCAAAAGATTGGTATTGTTCCAGATGCTGGTGTGACAGAGATGATAGTGAATTGTTTAATTAATCGCGGGAAAAAGAAATGAAAACAGAAGAAATTTTAGAAAGAGTAATACATCTAATAAACCCAAACTTAGATATAACAGTTAATAAACTAAAAGGGAATGAAATTGATCACTTCATTGAGCATCTAACACAAGACCTGTATAGATCATTAAAACATTGGGAATTTAAAACTCTGGAAAATAAAAAATGAAAGAAAAATATAAAAACAGCACATGCACAAACCTACCTAAAATATTAGATGAGTTTGAAAAACTAAAAGGCCAGTTTGTAATAACTGATAGTTGGAAAATAGAAAGACTTGTAGGTATAGGAACAGATGAAGATGATTGGTATTACTTAACTTATAATGGCCGAAAGCTAACTTGGAATACTTGCGTAGGAAGATTAATGGTACTCAAAGGAAAGCTTGATGACAGAGATTATAACGAACTTATAAGACTTGCCAAGTTAAATCATTATGACCAGTTTGATGAAATGAGAGAGTCGGTTATTGAAGAGTTAAGAATAGTTAATGGTAAAGATGATATTGTTATGGAACTTTATATGGAGTTGAATTAAAAACAGCATCATTTACAAACAAGTATATAAGACAGCCTTAAAAATTACACCCCCTATATAGCCATATAAAAATAATGATTGTCAGAAAGACCCCCACCTTAAAGTTTCAATTTGGTTTGAGATTTTGATAGTGGGGATTTTTTATGTTTTGGAATTTCTTGGTGGGATAAAATAAATTTATTGTATACGCGTATTACTGAGATTAGACCTAGGTTATACCCTTCCCAAAAATAAACCCGTTTCTCCCTGGCGCCCATCATTCTATACAATTTCGATTCAAGTTTCTTAAAAGGCCTAATTTTACGTTTCACTTTTTCAAGTTTTTTCTTTGTGTTTTTAGCCTTAGAACTATTCTTATATTTCTTATTTACACTTGTTTCTATAGAATATTTATTTTGCAACTTTCTTTGTCTGTCTTTATTCTATATAATAATATGTGTTTTTGATTTTCAATTTAATTGCGATTTTCTTTTTCCGCGAAATCTGTTCACTATTCTTTGTTGTTCAGTTTAAATGAACGCTATAATATAATGAACACGCACGCGTATACGAAATTCTTTTTTAATATCCTAGTGATTTTTATTTTTTATTCAATTATTTTCGGCGCATCTTTGTACTGTCGCTAAGGAATACTATTCTAATCGACACAAAAAAGTTCTTATACGTAAAAGATTTTTAATAAACAAATTTATTTTTAATTATTTTTGTTTTATCTTTACAAAAGAATTAAAGCAGTAAAATATTCGAGCACCTGAGTTTACTTAAACTCTCAGGATAGTGTTAAGGTCGGAAGGCATTCACTTCGCAAACGTAAATAGTTTAATAGTATCTAATAAAGCTATTAAAGATTTAAACGCATCTTTGAAACACGTTCTTACTTTTATCATATTACATTATTATCCTATTCATTAGGACTTATATATTATTTAGACTTGATTTAAAGTCTGTTCTTTCTTTTTTGTCGGCGAAATGCGGGAAAAGAAAAAAGCCGTTTGATAGTTAATGACTAGCATCTTAAAGCGAGATTAGGAACGGCACAAATAAAAACTTAAAAAGAAAAACATGACAAATTTTGATAAATTAATTAAAGAATTTAATAAAATAACAGTTCAAGTAAAATGGACAGAATTTCTACAAAGTAAAAAAGAATTGATAAATAAACGCTATGATTCAAATGATATTAAATTCGATGGGCGGTATTTAATTGCACCAAATGGACAAAGTGTTTTAATACATAGAAAAAATTATAAATTTTACACATTATACACTTATGGATATTTTGAAAAGATTGATTACTTAAAAGAGCATTTTGCAAAATATGTAAATGATAACTTTTCTTTTTATCCGACTGACTTAAATAAATATTATACAGATTTTAAATACTAATCTTTAAAGCTTATTATTATGAAACTATTTATTATTTTATACATTGGGTTAGTACTCATGTGTATAGCATTGCTTTTTATTAATATCTATTTACTTGGTATTAGTGAGCTAATTATTATTAGCACATTTATAATCTTTTTCCGCAAAAAATTAAAAAACAAACAGTTATGAACTACAGTCAATTATTAACAGTAGAACCAATAGAAACACAAGGCACTAGAGTAACCAAAGTAACTAAAAAAGATTACGGTTACAGAATCCAAATGTTTAACAATTATATTACACTTTATTACGTTAAGTTAATTATTAATGATAATAAAAGCGGTAAAGGTCATTACTTAGTTAAAAAGAATTATTGTGCAGACAATCGTTATACTATTTATTTCGATTGTGAGGGCAATTCAATAACATTAAAAGAATATAAACTTATAAATAAGTAGCTATGAAACTGAATAAAAACGTACAACAATTATCATACTTTGGTTGTGTTAGTATATTAGAGCAACTACCTCATGTAGTTATGAGTAGCTTTAATGACTGCCCAAATATAAAAGAAGCAACACAAGTAATGAAAGAATGCATACAAATTAACTTAAATAACGATTCATTGGATGAAATTGAAGTTATTATAGTTTTGTCGGGCGAATAAAAAACTTAAAATAAAAAAGTTATGAAACTATCAAACGAAAGACAAGGTTGTTTACTATTAATAATAACAATCATATTAATTATTACATTCATTCCAGTAACAGAATACATATTAAATTATTTAACTTCTAAACTATAATATTATGTCATATATATCAACATCAAATGCGATTTGGTCGGTTGACTTTCACGGTCAATGTGCGCACTTTATATTTAATAACGAACTTGAAACACTAGGTAAATTAATCGCTGAACATGGTAAATACGGGATAGTAAAAATTAAACAGTATGTACCTCATAAAGGCACGTTTAAAACGATGTCAAAGAAAGAAGTACAAAGCTGGTTTGATTGGGATACATACACAATAGAGCAACTAAAGAAAATTAATTATATTAAATAAGATATTATGAAAGTATCAATAATTGAAGTACAAAGCGCACTAAGTGTATTACATATGGAAATACAAACAAATGAAGGTGCAGAAGCTTATGAACTAGTTTATAAATTCATAGAACAACAAAGAAATAAGGCAATTAATGAGGGAACTTTAATTGTATAATTTCGGCAAAATAAATTAAAACAGAAATAAAATGAGAGCGAACGATATAAAAACAATAGATGTCAACTGTAAAGAATGGTTTGACAAGGTTAATGGTAACAGTTATTTCAGTGGCACAATAGTAATTAATTATGGCCGAAAAGATGAAAAAGAAATAAATATACCATTTCAATATGGTTATGGTGATTCGTTTAGATATGAAGCATTTAAAGCAGTTCAAAAAGAATTAAACTGTTTAAAGACTAAAGATATAAAACACAGTTATTGGCAAGCTTATAAAAAATATAAAATTAAAGCAAATCACAGTTTAAAAACCAATTGTTTAAAAAGAGAATTATTATGAAACTTAAAGAATATTTAGACAAATTAGAATTCGCGGAAAAAAAGAAAAACAAAGAAATAACAGTTTTATCTGTCCAATCAACAAAATCCTTCAAACTAATAAAGAAAAACAGTACTAAACAATACTTTATAAAAAGAGTAAAAGACAGTAAGACAATCTTAATAGGAGATAGAGACAAAAGCGAAGACTTTATTTTATATGGTTTGTTTGCGAATAGAGAGGATGTTAAACAATTATTTAATAGTTAGTATGGAAAAATTAATTAAAAAGTGCCAAGCTTATTTGCGCAAAAAGAAAATAGAAACAGTTAAAAAAGACAACGAAATAAAAGTAAACAAAATAGTTACTTCAATATTCGACGAAAAAACACCTAAACAAGCTATACAACTGTTCAAAGAAATACAAACAGAAGTAAACAACAGACTAGACGAACAACTTAAAACAAGTTTGGAAGCAGTTACAGAAATAGGAAAATTTAAAAATATAGAGTTATGAAAAAGTATATAGGTCACATAGCATCATCTTATTTAGGATTTAGTTTAAATTTCTTTTGCGGTCTTACAGTATTTGACTGGCAATTTTGGGCTATCGTAGTCCCTGTGATAATAATGTTTATTATAGATAAGTTTGAGAACGGCAGGAAAAAGATTTAAAACAAAACAGTTATGTATATACTACAAGACAAAGAAACAAACAGTCTTACAATAGTAGCAGAGAAACAAAAGCTATCTGAACTACTAGGAATACACAGAAACACTTTAAATAACAGATTAAAGCTAAATAAGGTAGTTGAAAGCGATAAGTATCTGCTTATTTTACCATTTAAATATTATCCTGCAACTAAAAATAGTGGTAACACAGATAGTTATATAGTTAAAAAGGCTAAATCTGAGGGAGATATAGAAGAAAATGAGTATTATTAAGCGTAGGTTCTGAACTTATGCACAATGATTCGCGCAAAAAAGAAATAAAAACAGTTAAATTATGGACATCCAAACAATAATAAACGACATAGACATAGTAATAGAAGCTATAAAGAACAAAGATGGATGGGAAGCAATAGCAATGCTCAAAGATATTCAAGAAGATTTACTTATTATTAATGTAAGTCAGTGAATATGAGGCTCTTAAGGTGAGGACAACCCCACCCACAAACATTTATTCCTTCTAAAATACTAAAAATATGACCGCTCGGTCAGGCTTCGAACTTATATAGGAGAATACTTAAATTTAAACCTTAACAATTTTTAACATGAAAACAAACTTAGACAAATTCAAAGATATAATATACAAACAAGCTATAAATAACCCTTTATTTGATTTTAGTCTATTAGGTGGAGAGTTTAAAGGATTTCATAATAAAAGGGAAGAGGCTTTAATTAAATTAGAACATTATATATCTAATATTGATATAAGAGTAATTGAATACTTAGCACCTGAGATAAAAGAGAGATTTCCTAAATGGTATAAACAAAGACAGTTTTATATTGATTATAATAAAAATGGTGAGTTAGATATAATTAGGATGGTTAATTTGTAACTGTTCTTTTCTCCTTTTCCAATTCTTTTTTGCGGCGATTTTGCCCTCACAAATAAAACTTACTAAAATGAAAACTAAAAGCAAACAACAGATATTATATTGGGGTGTTAAACCTCAGATACAAAACAGACCAAATAAACTTTCTAAAGGAATGGCTTTTACTAACGAAAGAAGAGCAAGAAGAAATAATAAATCTATATTTTATAGTGCGATAATTAGCAATAATAAGTGTTCTAAAGAATCGAGATCATTATCAGTTAGAGGTACATTAGATAAGTTAGCGAGTATTAACTCAGTTAGTAAGTATAACATTAAAAGATATAAGGCCGGTTTACCTCAACAAAGAAAAGCTAAAAACAGTTTTGCTTATTTAAAAGAGCTTGTTTTTTCTTAATTCTTTCCCCTCCAAAAATATTAAACAAAACACAGAACAAACAATTTAAAGCTATTTTTAGCTGATTTAAGACACTAAAACAATAATTTAATACTGTTAGACGCTTCAGATTAAAAAGGCGTGACACAAATGAGAACAATAAGAACAAAGGTTTATACTTTTAATGAGTTAAACAAAGAAGGACAAGAAAAAGCAATTGAATTAAATTCAGATATAAATGTCGATCACGATTGGTGGATTTGGACGTATGAAGATGCAGAAACAGCAGGATTAAAATTGACAGGGTTTAATTTAGGATACAATCCAATAGCAAACGGAAAATTTATAGAAAGCTCTTACGATTGTGCAAATAAAATAATTAAAAATCACGGAGAAACTTGTGAGAGTTATAAATTAGCTGAGCAGTTTATAAAGGAATGGGGCGAAGCCATTATATTACATTCTGACGGAATACAAACGCATAGAGTAATGGAGGGTAAAGAATCTGATTTTGATTATTATATGGAAGATAGAGAAGAACAGTTTTTAAAAGACATTCTTTATTATTATGCGGACTATTTACAAAAGGAATGTAATTATTTACAAAGTGAAGAAGCTATTAAAGAAACTCTTATTGCTAATGAATATGAGTTTTTGTCTACAGGTAAAATGTTTTCTTAGTTTTTTATTCCCGCAAAAATAACCTTTAAATAATACAATTATGAACACAAAATATTTAGTTACAGTAGAATTTAGATTTACAAGCGTAAACAAAGATAAAACAGATAAGAACTATAATAATAAAACAATTACTATAGGTGTGTTTGATTCTTTTGATGATGCGTGTAAAGAAGGAAATAAAAACCTTGAAATAATGGAGAGCCGTTTTAGTCTTCATAAATTCCCGCAAGGACATTTCGCACCAAAAGAAAGATTTAGTAAAAATGGAGGTTGTTTTAACAGCAGAAAGACTTTAATTACTAATTTAGCGTATCTAAAAACACCGTTTGAGTTTTATTTTAAGATAACAGATTTAAATTATCAAAATATAGAGAGTTTTATAGATGATACATTAAGTTCTGTTAATGAATATAGAGAGTGGAGAGGTTAAATTATTATTCTTTTTTCTCCCGAAATTATTAATCATTAGATCATATTATTATGAATACAGAAAACAACACATTATTAGCCGAGTTTATAGGTTTTGAAGTAATAAAAGAACAGGACTTCTTAAATTATACAGCAGGACAAATGACAGATAAAACAATTATAGATAGTGCTTTAAAATATCATACTTCATGGGATTGGTTAATGAAAGTCGTAGACAAAATAGAATCTGTTAATGATAACGAATTTGTTGTTGAAATTTCAGACGCTATGTGTGAGATAACAGGTTTTGAAGAAAATGCAGATATGAAAATATATAAATGTGGTGGAGATAAAAAAGATTCTGTTTATAATGCTTGTGTTGAATTTATCAAATGGTACAACGAACAAACAACTAAACATTAATACTTATGAAAACAATTGATATTAGATACTGGAAAAAAGATTTTAGCGATGTACTACCATACAAACACAGCCAAACTTTTGAATACAGTAAACAAAAAGCCCTTGAAATAATTAATAATATTATTGATTCTGGCTTAAATGTAAAAACATCAAATCACGCAGAAACTTTTGTTATTTTTATAGATCAAGGTAGATTTGTACAATTTTAATAATTTAGATTATGAAACCAATAAATAAAAAAAGAGGTAATTACGAGATTGTTAATTACTATCAGCACGATTTAAGTAATAATAGGTATATTATATTAGAAAACGGTTTTGATTGTATTGGAAATCATTTTTCTTTGAGAGAGGTTATTACTGTCTTTAAAAGCTTGTTTTAATTTCTTTTTCGCGCCAATTATGTGCAATAACATATAATTAAACACTAATTAACAATTTTAAATTTAAAAACATATAATTATGACTAGTAAGGAAGCAATATTCAGTAAATTAAAAACTTGTGAAGCTATTTTAAGAAAATGTGAGGGATACGGAACAAACGATTCAGAAATTACAATGGCGGTGTTTAAAGCTATAATAAGAGAAGTTTTAGAAGAAGCTAAAAACGAGTTAATAAATATAGACTAATGACACTAGAACCACAACACAGAGAAGCTTTAATAACTGAGTTAAACAAAGCAAAAGAAGAATATATTTTAGGTAAGGACATCAACCAAAAGAATACAACAGAAGACTATCAAAAATGGTCTGATATTAAATTGTTTCTTCTTTTAAAGAGAATAGAATTAATAGAAGAGAGTTTGATTAATAATGAGATTGATTTTTAATTTATTTCTGTTTTTTATTCTTTTTTCCCGAAAATTTATTATATTTACACACTTAAAAATAGAAAGATATGAAAACACTTACTGTCAATAAAACAAATTTAATACACGATTTGAGCATATTTCCTAACTTTTCCAAAACAGGCAGTATTAAAGGAATGAAAAAACTTTACTACGGTGAAGATGCTTTGCTAATTAAAAGTGGTCGTTATATATACAAAGTTACAGAAGAAGTTTATAATTATTATTCTTAAAACAAAAACATTATGAAAACAGAAATAATTTCCAACGATTTAAGAGGTTTAGAAATTTACGCAAAACCTTTTGTATTTCAGGTAAGAGAAAATAAAAAAGAGTTTTATTACTCTGAGATAGGTATTTTAGTAAGTTGCAGATATTACCCTAAGACTGAGGACTATAGTAAAACATATAGAGGTAAGTTTGCAGTTAATGTTCAGTATGACTATAGAAGTGCAGACGATTTAAGTAAGTTTGGTTTTGTTAAAAATACTGGTACATACGGAATAGATTTATTTGCTAAAACTTTAGAAGAGGCGATGCAAATGACTTTAGATTTCATTGAAAGTGAGTTTACAAGTTACAGAGCTTTTGGCGGAGAAAAATTAAAACAGAAAAATAAAGCAAGTATCAGAGAGGTTGCAAAAAGCCAGTCATTACATCATTTGGCAAGTTTTTCTAACTTATGGAGTGAAGATAATATTTATCTTACTATTGTGAAAAATGCGGGTGAATTTGATACTTTAATGAATTATAGAAAAGTTAATGAGAACAGGCACAACGCTGAATTAAAATATCAAAGCAAATTAAGTGCAAGATTTTCAAAAGATTTCGGAGTTAATATAAGAGAATGCGCCCCAACATTTACATTCAGATTAGGTAATTTTCAAACTCTAACAGGACTAAATGCAAAAGAAGATCTAAATAAAAATCAGAAAAATACATTACAACACGCTTTAAAATATTACAGATAATGAAAACAGTTTATATTACTTTTCAATCAGGCAAAAAAGAACCTATAGTTTCTATGTTATCAGTAATAAATCATGGGCAAGTTCTAGAAGATGGGCGTATAAGATACTTAACAAAAGATGGTATAAAAATACAAACTATAGAGGAGATAACTAATAATAATGTAAGTGTTGTTGAAAAATCAAAAATTGATATTAAAGAGAGCTTATATTATTGGTACAGAAGACACCCAAACAATCTAGATAAACCACTGATAGAAGACGAAAATCTTGAAATGGGGGAAGATTATTTTGGTAACTCATGGAGGTACGGCTTAAAATTACTAGTAACACAGAAAGATATTAAATACAAATTAATCCTTGAATAATCATGAAACAAAATATTATATTATTTATAGCGGTATTTATTGCAATAGGCTCTCTTTGTTATTTTGCTTTTATTTCGGGCGAAAAGAATAGAGACACAGAAATTTTAATGCTAAAAATACAAAACCAACTGTCTTTTAAATCTGGTCAAGAAAGTAAACAGAAAGAAATTGAAAATCGCGCAAAAAAGATAAATAAAGAGTGTTTTACAAACGCAGACATAGAAAAAATCATATTTAATGAAAAACAATTATGAAAGAAATAGACATAGATACCTTAATAGAGTATCTGCAAGAAGAGAAGAAAAACGGCGGAAAAACAATTAAATACAAAGGAACAGTTTTATGCCCTGAAAACTTTAACTCAATAGTAATAACAACAGAAAAACAAATGTAATGGAAAGATATTATTATATTACAGGATATTGGAAAGACACAAACGAAAACTTTGAAGATTATATTGTAAAAGATGGAGATTTTACACAAGATCAAGAATTAAATGATGATGATGTATTTTTCTACGGTTTATCTGAGGATGATATTTTAAATTGTATCGCTTTTGGATGGGGCACAGAATTAGAATTTATTATAACAGAATATAAAGAGTATTAGTTATGAAAATAGAAGTTAGCAAAAAAGATTTATATGTATCAATTATAATAGATCAAGGAGAAATAACAGGAAATTTAGAGGCTTATAATACAGGAAGATGTAAAGAATATTCATTTGAAGCAGATTGGTTTTCTTCTGATGAAGCCGAGGAATTTTATAATGAAAACTATAATGAGATAGAAGAACAAATACAAGCTAAACTATGAAAGATTTAACAACAGAAAATATATTAATTTGGTTTGAAGTTTATATATCAGGCGAAGAAGAGGGTACAGAAACAATTGCTTTATTCGATGAAGAACAACAAGCAAAAGATTATATTAAAGCTAATCCTGAAATGAATTTGGATTATGATAAATGGCAATATAACACTAAAACAAAAGAAAATGAAAAACTCTGATAGAAATTTAATGGTAATAAAAAACTTTATATTATTCCTATCTCATAGCGAAGAAGGAGACATTGACGCAGATATAGACTTAAACTTAACAGCTAATGATCTTTATAAACTTGCAGAAGATTATATTGAAGAAGACCATGTTGACGGGAGAGACAATGAAGAAGACTAATTTTTGGCAAAACAAATAAAAACAGTTAAAATGACCATAACTAAAACAAAAACCAACAGTGTAACATACTACGAGTGTCAACCAATAGACGGAATATGTTTATTTGCATTCACTAAAAGAAGATTACTTATAGACTTATGTAAAGTTTATGGAATCAATTTGTTTAACCCTTTAAATTTGAATTAAGATGAAGAAAGAAATTAATATCAACTTAGGATTTCCTTATACCATTTTTGCAGTTTGTACAGCAATGATAGGATATACAATTCATAACAGTGTTTTTTGGTCTATTGTTGATTTTTTCTTCGCGCCAATTGCGTGGATAAAATGGCTAATATGCCATGAAGTTACATTGAGAGTAATAAAAGAAACGTTTAACTGGTTTTTCGCGGGATAAAAAACTTAAAAAGAAATAAGATGGAAGACATAGTGTTTGAAACAGAAGATTCACCTGCAATTATAGCAACAAAAACAGTTCTTATACACGCAGGTAGCCCAACTTTAAAAACAGAGCTTAAAAGGCTTAATATTGATTACTCTAAAGTAACAAAAGGACTAAACACTTATTTTTATTTAAGTGGGAAAGAAATTGGTAAGATAAGAGTTAAACTTTAAAATTAGATTATGAAAACAGAATTTGATTTACGCTTTGAACGCGCGAAAAAAGAAATAGAAGAGGAGATTAAAAACGGGCTATTACCTAACACAGTTAAAAATCTAGATGAGATAGACCAATATGCCGATTGTCATTACTTTGGAGGATTTACAGACGAAGGGTATGAAATATCTGAAAACTATGAATTAGAAAACGAAGTACAAGAAGCTATTAACCAATGGTTAGAAACAAGATGAAGTGCTTAATTGGGTGCGAAGAGAGCCAAGCTGTAGCAATAGAGCTTAGAAAATTAGGTCATGAAGCTTATAGTTGTGACTTACAAGAATGTTCTGGAAATAACCCAGACTTTCATTTTCAAATCGACGTTTTTGAAGCTATTAAAGGCGGATGGTTGACAACTCAATCAGGTAAAAGAGTTTACATTGATAAGTGGGATTTAGGTATTTTCTTTCCAAATTGCCAATATCTCACAGTTTCAGCTAATAAATGGTATAAAGACCAGCCTCCGAGAGCATCAGGCACTTTAGTTGGTGCGGAAAGAAGACAAGCAAGAGAAGAAGCAATTGATTTCTTTATGAGATTATATAATTGTGACATTCCTAAAATAGCTATAGAAAATCCTATAGGTGTGATGAGTAGTAGATTTAGAAAACCTGATCAGGTAATTCAACCGTGGATGTTTGGCCACAATGAATGTAAAGCAACCTGTCTTTGGCTTAAAAACCTACCTTTATTAATACCAACAAATATTGTGGAAGGCAGAGAGCAGAATATATGGAAAATGCCACCTTCAAAAGACAGAGCAAAATTAAGAAGTAAGACCTTCACAGGAATTGCAAAAGCTATTGCAAACCAATTTACAAAAACCTAAAAATCCTGGAAATTATGAAAATTTATGTAACAAGAAACAATGAGCCAATATTTGAGACAGGAACAGGAATAAGTGCAGGTAAAGAAACTTTATTTGGTTCTTATAGAGACAGATATCCTGATAATGGTTGGAGCGAATTACGGAGAGTCAATATGGAAATTGGCGGAGTAAAAGAAGTAAAACTCACAAAAGAGTTAAAAGAGGTATTAATAACAGACTTAGCTTATTGTTATGGAGGAAACAGCTCTATATTTTTAAATAAACTTAAAGAATTCAAAATATTATGAAAAAAGCCTTAGAATGGTTTAATAGTATAGGAAATACTAGAAGACAAGAATTAGCTTTAGAACATTTTGGAACTGATTTGCTACTAGATGAAGATATCCTAAAGATCTATACAGAAGAACATCGTTATTATATTGAGTTTGATGGTAAAAGAAAGTTTCTGTGTTTGTTTCCTCTCGGCGAAAAAGAGAAAGAAAAGGACTTTAAAACACTTGAAGAAGCCATGAATTATATGTTAATTGATTCAGGTATCAAAGAAGTAACAATTAAAAATTAATGTTATGCCAACTAAACAAGAAACAATAGACAGCTTAGTACCTACATCAAATTATTTAGGTAGCTTCGTAAGAAAAATGGTAACAGATATTACAGTTGAAAGTAAACTAACAGTTGAATATCTGAAGAAAGGTGATGTTTTAATACTTAAAAGTCAAATAAAATATCGCCCAAGCGTCGTCATAAAAGTGAAAGAAACATATGTTATAGTAATTCCTTTAACCTCAAGTGAGAATGAACATTGTATGTGTGAGTCTAAAAGTAGGTTTTTAAAAGACGGATGCTTTGCAAATAACTACGAAATTGTTCCCATGGAATTAGCTAAGGCTAGTTTTGTATCAGTTTACGATAACCCTAAGCTGTTAAATACCGCAATAAAAGAATTAAAAGAATTTATTAAGAAAAATATATGAGCAAAGAAAGAGAAAATTTCATAGATAAATATATTAAAGATGCGTTTTTCTGGATTAGAAATGAAGAGGAATCAGAATTTATTCAGGGAGTTTTAATTGAATTTGGGCTTTGTAATCCAATAGGAGAGAAGTCACCAATTAAATATAGTGATAAACTTACTAATATTTGTACTTTTAACCCTGATATTCACCACAAAACAATATATTTTCAAAGAGCTGATGTATGGTTGCCGAATGCGAGATATAGAGAACCTGTGGATTATGAGCAATTTTACTACGATTATTTTTCAATTGATTAAATAAGAAAGTATGAAACCAGATGCAACACTAGAAGATTATAAAAACAGAGAAAAATTTCTAATTGAGTACATAAAAAGTCAAATTTTTAAAAAGCAAAAAACTGCTGAACAATTTAATACATCTGAACATTATTCTGAATGTAGAGCGTACAAAGACATTTTATATAAATTAGAGAAAGATTCATTAGGAAATTAAAAATAAACTATTTACATTTGCAAAACAAAACCCTTGAGCGGGAAAATAAACTCAAAAACAAATTAAGATGAAGAAAAGAATTATTTTAGGAATTGCTATTTTAGCATCAATGGTTTCATGTTCAACAGAGGAAACACAAGAATCAAATGTACAAACAACAGATGTAGTATTTACAATTGATCAACCAAGTACGCCAACTACAGGAAAACAAATTAAGCGTTTAAATGTACCTGTATGGGTTAACACAATTAAAATTAAAGCAGTTTCTAATGTATTTACTTACTCGACAGAGGATAATTATACATTTGACACTCAAAACGGCGCTTCTTACATTGGACTTGATAATGTAGCAATTGGAGCCAATACATTTACAGCTTCTACAACAACGGATTCACCACAATTTTTTCAGTTAACTAATTACACAGTTAATTCTGGAAACAATGAAGCTAAATTTACAACAGCTTTAGATAATATTGACAATGAAAATCCTTATGTACTTTATACAGGATCAGCTACAGCCACAATTGCTTCAACAGGATCTTCAGTAGTAGCTTTACCAATGACAACTCAAAATGGTCGTATTTTAAGTGTTTTTCAAGTTACGGATCAATTAAGATCATTAGGCTTGCAAGCTAAAATTACAGCAAGTGTTACAGGAGAAGCAACACAAACAGCAATTACCAAGGGAAATGAACTTTGCACCTTCAAATGGAGTAATGCTAATTCGTTGGCAGATAAAGAAGTGACATATAAAATTGAAGTATCTTCTATTAATGCACAATCAACAATCTTAAAAACGTATGAAGTTAAACAGAAAGTAATTGCAAGCACCTCACTATCTTGTTTTTATACAATTGATTCTAGCGGAATTACTTTGACCAAAAATGACATTAAGATTACACTTAATTTCCAGGATTGGAAAGAACTTAACTGTGTAGATTGTAATAACTAATGAAAAAACTATTATTAGCTCTTCTTATCACAGGATCAGTATACTCTCAGAATTATGAGTTGTATACTGGCTCTGTTTTAAGTGAGGATAAAAGTGTAGGTTATTTGATTGGCGTGAATTTCATAATAAAAACTAATCAAAATAGAGAGTATTTAAATGACATTTTATTGGGGGTGGAGCATTCGGCATATATGTCGGGAAATAAAACAATTGGAATAAATAAAGAAACTGTTTCAAATGATTGTAATTGTACTTCGGAAGATTTAAATTTCGGCGGAGAAAAAACTATAAAGAAAGAAACAAGAGCCGTAAGCCTAAACTTTGGAGTAAGTATTTGTGAAACGTGTTGGTTAAAACAATTGTATTTAATATCAGGAGTAACAAACTATCAACACATTACTCTAGTCGACGGCAATAAAGCTTCAGAGTACCGAACAATGCAAATTGATGCAGGTTTAAAGTATTTTATAAAAATCAAGAACAGTTTTGTAACAGTAACAAGTAAATTTAATCCAGAAACGGTTTCTTTCGCTTTAGGGTTTTCAAAATAAAAATTAAAATTATGAATCAATTTAAAAAAGCTCAGGTGGTAAAACTACCAACAAAGGAAAAATCAGACTTAGGTTTAACTTTTTTATACGGTGAGACGGTATTTGATCAGTATTCTCAGTGTTCATCAGAACTGCAATCAAGGTTTAGCAAATTCTTTAACTTATATATTATTTCAGATGATAAAATAGAGGATGGTGATTGGTATTTTGATGGTACAGATTTAATACATCAAAAAAGTCAGTATAATGATGGTTTAGTTGATGGAAATAGTGATGCTAAAAAAGTTATAGCTACAACAGATACTTCATTAAAAGTAAAACAGTGGTTAGATTATGCTGATGATTCAGTAAATATTTCTTTACCTCAACCATCTCAACAATTTATTGAAAAATTTATTGAAGAGTATAATAAAGGTAATGCGATTAAAAATGTTTTAGTTGGATATGAACAAGGTCTAAATAAGCCCTTGCATGAAGCTTTAAGAGATTCCTCTCCATTAGTTTTTGAGAGATTAAAAATTAATTCTAAAGACAACACTATTACAATTAAGGAATTAAAAGACAGTTGGAATAGAGAAGAGTTTATTCAATTACTCAAAGAATTTAGAAACGGTTTACTTCCAACGACTCAAGTAGAAATTGAGTATACTAACAAATGGATTGAAGAAAATTTATAATAACAGGCCAAGCACTTGGGTAAAGGGTGAGAAATAATATCATCAAGGTTCGACTCCTTGTTTGGCCGCTAAAAAATAAAATATATGAATATTCCTCAAATAAATAAAACTTATAATTACTTTGATGATGGTAAAATATCGTTCAGTAGGTTAGAAGAAGTAGAAATAAAAGAGTTAATTCCTTTTAATAAAGCCAGTAAAAAACTTTTAAAAGAGTGGCAAAAAGAGGTTAAACAATGTGATTGGTTATACAGCGAACACACAGACTATTTTGTAAAAGGATACCTTAAAGACACTAAAGAGAATATAGTATTCGTTAGATGTAAGAGAATAAACGGTTGGTTTAGTTTAGGTTGGAATGCAGGAAGATTAGATATTGATGGGAGTTTAATTAAAATTATATGTGATGGAAAATAAAGAAGAATTTAACATAGATGAATACACAAGAAAAGTATTTGATTTAGAGTTTGATGAATCTCCTAATTCAGTTGATTTAAGAAGTTGCTGTAAGGGAGATCAATTAAAATGTAGAGATGGATCTATAATGTATTACAAACAACCCTTACCAAGTGAATACTTTTATGACCATGAAATTAGTTTTGATAAAGAAGGTAAACGATCAGCATCAAGAACTCATTCGGGAAAGACATTAAAAGCTTCAAATAGTGATACAGATATAGTAGAAATAATAAGAAAATGACATACAATAAAAAATTAGTTTTAGATTCTATCGAAGACTATAAATCAAAATCGGCGGAAAAAAAGATTAAAACAAAAGAATTTCTTGAAACTCACCTAAGAATACAAAAAGAAAACAGAGTAAAACAAGACAAACCAACACAATTATTTCTAAGAACAATAAACATATATAACCTATGACAACTCTAAAAACCGCAAGAGAAAAATTTAAAAAAGGAGATAAATACTTCTCAGCAACAGGTAATCTACCAACTACAGAACTAATAGTAGAAGGTAAGATAAGATATGGACTAAATCAGTTAAAATCTATATTTTGTGACACAGGATGTCTTTACGATTATGATACGGATACTTATGCTAAAAAGATTTAGATGATGGATAAAAGAATTTTAAATGAAATAGCCAAAAGATGGTGTAAAGGTATACTAATGGCCAATGACTTAACAGATTCAGAAACAGCTGAGTTGCTAAGTGAAGAGGAGTTGGATTATTTACAACAGAGATCTTTTGAAATAGCTAACTCAATAACTAAAAAACCGCAAGCTTTAGATTTAAATACGCTAATTAAAGAATATTACGATTTCGAATAAATTTAAAAGGTATGAAGAAAATAATATTACATTTATGCGCTGATTTAGGAAGTGATTCTTTATTTTATCAATTAGATTCCGACTATGAAGTTAGAATGATTGGCGAAGAAATAGGAGTTGAAAATTACAAAGGTTCTAATGATATTTACGGTGTAATAGCTAACCCCGTTTGCAAAGAGCTCTCAACCGCCAATGGATTTCACAAAGAAAATGATGTGGAAAAAGGTATGATATTAGTGAATCATTGTTTGAGAATAATATCAGAATGTAAAAATTTAAAATTCTGGCAATTGGAAAATCCTGCTAATGGCCGATTAAAAGAATTCTTAGGAAAACCAAAATTAGTTTATCAGCCTTGGGAATACGGAAGCCCTTGGACAAAGAAAACAGCTCTATGGGGAGAATTTAATATCCCTGATAAAACTTATAGTAAGTGGGAAGATGTACCTAAGAACGATAAAATATACGTAAGACCAGGTAGACCAAAACCAGCATTGGCTTTTCTTCACAAATCAGCTGTAAATTTGATTCCTGAGTTTGAGTGGGCGAAAGATAAGATTAAATGTGACGCAGACATAAGAAGTATGTGCTCACAAGGATTTGCAAAAGCATTTTATGAATTTAATAAATAGAATATGAAAACAGCAGGACAATTATTTTTAGAATGGTATAATAGTTATGTAAATAAAAACGGATGTAGTCCAAGTGATTATGATGTTAATTTTTATTGGTCAGGTGGTAATTTAGAAACCGAAAAACAGCAAATTATTGATGCTTATCAAACATGTTGTAATTGCGAAGGAACGCCTTTTAATGGAGAAGATTATTTCAATGATACTTTTAACACAACAAACAAAGAAACTTTAAAATAAATTGGGATGATAACTAAAGATGAACTGTTACAAGAAATTAAAGAATGGCTTTCTGATAAAAAGCAAGAAGTTGAAGATTATTCAAATGAAGAAGCAATGCAATGGCAAGAAGATGCAGATCAACCAGAAAGTGAATTTTACAAAATATCAAAAATAGAATACGATAAAGTATTGAAACATAAAGGCGATTGCGATACTTTAATTGAGGATTTAGAAGAATTTTTACATAATAAGTAACCAACCCACTAACACCAATAGACATAAAATTTATGATTATGAAAAAAGGAATAATAGAATTTTCAGAAGAGTTGTTGGAAGAAGTTTTAGAAGGAACAAGTGCCTCAAACATTGTAGATAAATTAGAGAAATACTTTAACCCTGTAAAAGACTCACATAAAAAACTAAGAGTATTACACTATCCACAAATACCATGTAAACCGTTTACAGTAGAAGTAAAAGACGAAGAACAAGCTTATTTAGTAAGTGAAGCTTTGGCCAATCAACACCTATTCCTTTTTGAAAATAACTTTATTCCCGATTATGCAAATATTATTTTAGTTCAGATGTTTGATGATGGTGAATGGATTGATTATTATAATTATGAGCATGATATGGAATTTGATGAATATGCACAGAATTTTTTAAATTTAGCGGAAAAAGAATAAAAACAAGGGAACAGTTGTTTATTAAAATAAAAACATTATATTTGTAAAACAATACAAAGCGTAGCGTATGAAAGTAATATACATGGGGACAACTCTCGGACTAATACACGAAATACATCCAGAAACAGCTCAACAAATATTAGCACAAGGAGAAGTGAAAGAAACAGAAGATAATATTAAATATGTTGTAATAAACGAAACATTATGAAAACAGAAATAAAAAGATCAGAACTACAAAAGATTTGGGAAATTTCTTGTAATACTTGGAAAACAAAAATAAAAGATTATGGGAGTAAAGATCCATTCAGTGAAACAATAAAATTCACAGAGAAAGAAATTAATGAAATGATTAAGGCTTGTACAGATGTTCAATTGCCTGTGGTTAAAGAGATATTTGATGTTCGTGATAGCTGGGAATATATTAAAAGTTTTGAAGACGTAATAAAATATTTAGGAGAAGAAGACGAATATGTAATCGAATATAAAAAACTGATAAAAGCTAATATAACTTCTAAATCTTTATCATTTCAAATGCTTATTTGTTGGGTTAAATCTCTTAATGAAAGACATGTATTAGATTGGTCAGACTCTAAGGAGTATAAATACTGCATTTGGTGGTATATGAATCCTTTTCGTGTCGTCGGCGTGTGCCATGGCTGCGAGAGTTCGCGTGTCCCTTCCGCTCTTTGCTTCAAGAAACGTGAAATTGCAATTTATGCCCACCAAAACAAAGAGTTTTTTAGTTTATATGAAAATTATATGAAATAGAAAAATAGGATGTATTTATCAATTGGTCATTCCTCTCCTTTTCGTATCAACAACGTGAACAATAACTACGAGAATTCGAATGTCCCATCCACCCTACTGCTTTTTAAATAATATAGAATATATCCCTACCAACAAGGTAAAAAATAAAACTAACGCTCGGCTCCCTAGTAAATAGATTGAACAGGAGCCTCTTGAAGCAAAATAAATGAAGAGAAAAGGATTTTTATACGAGAGTATAATTGAAATAAACAATTTAAAATTAGCAGATAAAAATGCCAGATTAGGTAAATTAAAACAATATGGTGTTCAAAAACATATATTAAGAGAAGATGAGAATCTAAAAGAGTTGAATGAATTACTACAACATAGGAAATACAGAACATCTAATTATAGTAAATTTGAAATATTTGAGCCAAAGCACAGAGTAATAGCAAGATTACCTTATTATCCAGATCGTATCATGCACTGGGCAATACTGTTAAAAACCAAAGAAATTTTTGTAAATAGTTTTATAAGTAATACGTACAGTGGTATTAAAGGTAGAGGTGTACATAAAGCCTCTTATGATTTAAGAAAATCCTTGCAAGACGAAGAATGTAATAAATACTGTCTGAAGTTGGATGTGAAAAAGTTCTATGAAAATATAGATCATAATATATTAAAAGGACTTTTAAGAAAAAAGTTTAAGGATAGAGAATTGTTAACAGTCTTTGATGAAATAATAGATTCTAATGGGGTTGGGTTGCCTTTAGGATCGTTAATTAGTCAATATTTTGCAAATTTTTACTTATGTTACTTGGATCACTATATAAAAGAAAATTTAAATGTTAAGCATTATTTTAGGTATATGGATGACCTTGTGATTTTATCGAATAACAAAAAGGAATTGCATTATATTTTATCTAAAATAAGATTATATCTAAAGACACTAGGACTTGAAATAAAAAATACATACCAAGTATTTCCGGTTGAAAAAAGAGGTATCGATTTTGTAGGTTATGTCCACAGAAAGAATTACATATTAATAAGAAAAAGTATTAAAGAGAATTATAAAAAGAGTAAAAACAAAAAAGATTGGAATAGTTGGTTAATTCATTCCAATTCTGTAAATTTAAAAAACAAATATGAAAACAATTAACATTAATGGCTCAGAGTATACTGTAGAACAGTTGAGTAAAATTTTAGAAGAAGCTAAGAAAAAATCCCCAATGGATGAAGTTTATAAATACCATAACACAACAGAGGATCAATTTGAAAAAGACTATTTTAATATTCCCTTGCATTTAAAGTATTATCAAAAAGAAGTAATGATAGTTGCTTTTTATAATAAAGGTTGGAAACCAAATATGAAAGATAAAAACGAGCGTAAATATTATAATTGGTACTATAATGATCCTTTTCGTTTCCACAGCGTGTTCGATCTCTACGTTTATTCGGATGTCCCGTCCGCTCTTTTGCTTCAAAAAGAAGAGTACGGAAAAGAAATAGCTGAGAAATTTAAAAAAGAAATAGAGCAATCAAGATTAACAATGTAATTAAAATATAAAAACATGAAAAATAATATAATAGGTCAAGAGATTCTAATAACAGAAGTAAATAAAATATTCAGTATCTTTAAAGCATCTGAATGTAGTATAAGACCTCACTTTATTTTAACTGGAGCTAGTGGAAGTGGAAAATCTTTTACAATAGCTAATCTTACTAAGGAACACGATTTAGGTTTTTTAGAAATAAATGCTGCTCAACTTACTAAAGAAGGTACGTCTGGTAATTCTTTGTCAAAAGCATTGTCTCCATTAGGACAATTTGGAAACAAACCTACAATTGTATTTGTAGATGAGTTTGATAAACTTTTTATTTCAGGTAATTCTAATGACAGTTCCGCCCATGAAACTACAACAGGAGTACAAAATGAATTTTTAAAAGTTTTAGAATCAGATACAGCCTCGGTTTTTGGAGATTATGGGAAATACGTGAATGTATCTATTAAAAATTGTTTATTTGTTTTTGCGGGGGCGTTTAATGGAGAAGAAGATATTAGCTTAGACAGACTTCGCGAAATAGGTTTAAAAACAGAATTCTTAGGTAGAGTAGGCCTAGTTTATAATACAAAACCTCTAACACTGGAAGATTTATATAACATAATTGATAATCATAAATTATTAAAAATGTACCTAAATTTGTTTGAGGAAGTAGATAGGGAAAAAGTTATTTATGAATTAAAATCTCATATAGCTAAGAATTATGAAATGAACACTTTAGGAGCTAGGCTAATAACCACATTAATACACCAATATTTTATTAAAGGCGGTAAACTTGATGATGCGGGTGTAAAAGAAGTAAGTTTTCAATCAAAATTAACATTATAAATATGAATCAAACATTTAAAAGAATCAACGAAGAAAGAGTCTTATTCTTCGATTTAGAAGTTGCGAGAAAATCAAAGGAGTTAGAGGTAGACTCTAAAGAATTTGAACTATATCAAAAGAAAATCAGAAACAAAGAAACTGAGGAGTTATTACCAGATTTAGAAGTGGTAGAAGAGTATAGAAAAAAGGCCGCTTTAAAAATGTGCTACACAAAAATAGTTTCTATAGGTGTTGGTTTTATAAAGGGCGAAGAACTACATATCAAAGCATTAGAAGGAACAGAAGAAGAACTTATAGAACAGTTTTGTAAAATAGCTAATAGTTTTGACTATGTTTGTGGGGTAAATATTTTAGGATATGACTTACCAATAACTGTAAACAATGGAATGAAGTACTTTGATATGACGGAAATTCTTTCAGATCGTTTTATTACATCAGGGAAAAAGCCCTGGAATTTGGATAGAGTGTTGGATCTTATGGACATATTTAAGGGCACTCACTATTCTAACAGCTCTTTAGACGAATTATGTTTTCATTTCGGTATAGAGTCTCCAAAATCAGATTTAGATGGCTCCAAAGTATCAGAAGAGTATTGGACTAATGGTGTTGTAAAAATAAACAAATATGTAAAACAAGATGTCTTAGCTAGTGTTAATTTATTTAAGAAAATGCGTTTTGAAAAAGTATTTGAAGATTTTATTGATAAGAATGGCAATGATAATTTTGAAATTAAGAAAAATGCAATATCTAAACTATATGATAACAGCAATTTTCCTAAAGAACTAAAAGAAGAGTTTATTAAGTCTTTAGTTAATTTAACAGATGAAGATAGAGAAAATTCTAAAAAGATAATCTTAGCTCACTATCAGAAAAAAGGAGATAAAGTTGCAATAAAAAAAGAAAAGGAAAAAGAAGTTAATGATTTTATAAATTCAATTTAATGATAGTTTTACCAGGTCAGTATACAGAAGAAATTTGGAAAAGAGGTGGTTCAGTACCACAACATGAAAAATACATAGGAAAATATTATACCAGTTGGTCTAGTATAGAATCTTTTAATGATAAGTCAGGTTTTAATACAGGGTTATTAGGAGAATTTGAGTACATTTTAAACAAATTTTCTGGTATTAAGTTTCCAGATCTTGGGTGGGGGCAGTATGGTAGTGAAACAGAGGCTTATATTACATTAAGAGATAGGGAAGATTTATCAGATATTGACGAGAAAGTACAACAAGAATTTAAGGAGGCATTGATTAACTTCTCTGATAAAGAAAAAAAGTTATTAGATCAAATACAACCTCTAGGAGTTTTCCAAACCGAAATATGTTATTATATAGAAGAGATTGATATAATATTACTTGGTTATGTAGATGATCACTCTCCTATTGTAGATGGAAAAATTAAAATGTTACGTGATTATAAAACTAAATCAGAATCTTCTAAAAAAGATTTACATGACCCAAAAAAGCATCAAATTGAGGGTTATGTGTTGGGGTTTAATCAGAAGGGCTATGAAGTAGAGAATGCAGAATATTGTATAATTGAACGTAATGGTGGTAGAGAGTGTATGCAAGGAGGAGGAAGAGAATCTTTATCAGTTGGTGATAGAATTTGGTATGAGAAATACAATTGGGACGAGGCTAGATTAAAAGTTACACACCAAATGATAATTGATACTGCTAAAAGAATTTCATCTTTATATTCTACATATAAAAAATACTTTACCTAATCTTTGTTTAATTAAAATAATAGTTGTAATTTTGTAACTGTTTCAAGGAAGATTTGTTTTTTATTTCTTTTTCCGCGAAATTTAATAAAAATATAGAATTATGCAGAAAGAAACTATAATAATTGACACCATATCTTTAAAGGAAGACACTCTTTTCGGCGAAATAAATCAAGTTATTAGTTATCTAAATAGTATAAAGTCTCGGTATAAAAATGGAGAAAGTATTTATTTAAATCAAGAGTGGTCTGGCTATGAAGACAATTATTTTGAAATTGTAGTTGAGAGACAAGAAACTGATGAAGAGTGTTTAGCGAGAGAAGAAGAAGCCGAACGTGAAAAAAGACGGGGAGAAAAAAGAAAGGAAGCCGAAGAATGTAAAAGAAAAAAGGGTATTCAACAAAAGATAGATGAATTAAAGAAACAATTATGAAAGGAATATTTGTAAACTTCAATTTAGAAAACGAAGATTGGACAGACGAAGAATACGAAAATCAAGAAGATAGAGAAATATTTATCCCTATTGCAATTTTGAGAGATTACATCGGAGAAGCTCTTAATCTGGATAGAAAAGAAAGTGTAGATAATATTTGGCAAATAAAAGAAGTACAATGACAACATACAAAATTATAAAAAGTCCTCCATATGATAAAGATGCTCCTAATACTTATTGGATTAAAAGAGAATTTAAACTGTTTGGTTTTACTTTTTCTTGCGGAGTAATAGGTGATTATAAAATGGATGACGACTACGGATATATGGGGCAAATGCCTTTCTTTGACAGAGAGTCAGCCGAAAAAAGATTAGAAATTTTAAAACAATAAAATATGTATAGTCAGGATGGAGCTTTAGTGCTTAAAGACGGAGTTGTATTATCTACAGTTGAAATAGTAGATTTGTTAAACAGGTTACAGAAAGTATCAGATAAGTGGGATAAATTAGATGAAGAAATTAGTAAATTTTATAATGAGCCGACCTATGATGCTGAAAATGACTGTGAATTTGAAGAGGAAGGAGATTTAATAGGAATTGGAGAGCTTGCTGCTGAATATTTCGGGTATTTATAAACTTAAAAACAAATAAAATGAAAATAATTGAAACACACTATTACAACAATTCAGATCATGATGACGCTTCAAGTGTAGAAATAGAATTGATAACAGATGAAGGAGTACATAATTTATCTCTGGGAGAATCTGAACCTGAAGATAACTATCTGTTTAGAGATTTAAATGATGTTTATTTTATATCTGATTTAATTCAGAAAGCTTATGAAGCGGGAAAAAGAGGAGAAGAATTTGAATATGAATTAATAGAAGATAAAGATAATGAATAAAACATTTGAAAAACAAAGTACGATTAGTTTAGATTCAAGTCATCATTTGACAAGTGACGGAGATAATGGGATAGTTTTAACTTTTCATGAAATAAGAGAGCGAGAAAAATTAGAAACAAAGAACGGTAAAAAAGTAAAGTCAGGTAAGACAGAAGAGTATTTATATGAAGGAAAACTTTATTTTACGAGAATTTGTCAGGCATTAACCTATTTCGTAGATAAAACTCAAAATGAATCAAAAACATTAGAAGAGTTATTAGAAAAAGTAGATTATAATACTAAACTTTTAGAGAGTCTAGACAGAGAATTTAAGCAGTTTGATTAAAATTAAGTAGTTTGTATAAGTAGTATTATATTCTTATATTTGCATTCAAGACAGTGGATAGTTTTCTGCTGTCTTTTTTATTCGCCGAAATTTAAAAATTATAAATAAATGAGTATTTTCGAAAAAACATTACATATTGATCCAAAATATCAATATTTAGAAAAGTATGTAAACATTATGTATAGAGGATTTTGGACACCCGCTAAATATGAAAAATTAATTAAAGAAGTAGATGCACCTTATTTCTTTAATATTTTACCCAAATTAGATCAAGAAGTTATCTCCAGATGCATTTTAGCAGTTTCTTTGGTGGAAGATAAAGTTAAGACTTACTGGAGTACACTGGCCTTAGATATACCCCAAACTATAGTAGGAGATGTTGGGGGTCTTTTTGGGCAGAGTGAAGTGACTCATCGACGTTCTTATCATGCGTTAGCTAATGCTTTGAATATAAATACAGATGATGTTCTTAAACATGATGCTTTAAAAGGCAGAATAGATTATTTAGCAAAATATTTAGAAAATGATCCTAAAATAATAGGTAAAAAAAGAATATTAAAAAAATTAGTATTATTTACTTCTCTCGTAGAAAGGTGCAGTCTTTTTACTCAATTTTATATCCTTATGTCTTATGCAATGAATAATAAAGGACTTAAGACTATTTCTGCCTTACAAGAATCCACAGCTAAAGAGGAAGACATACACTATAAATTCGGTATAGACATTATTAATGAAATCAAAAACGAACTTCCACAAATCTGGGATGAGTATTTAGTGGAATTAATTACCGATAATATAAATATTGCCTACACAGCAGAATTGAATCTAATAGATTGGTTTTTTGAAAATGGTACTCCTGAACACTTAACAAAAATAGAAGTTGTTAATTTTTTAAATTATAATTTTGCTATAGTGGCAAAAGACTTGAATTTAGATTTAGATTTTAAAGTAGATGATAAAATATACGAAAGTAAAAATGCTTGGTTTAAAAGAAAAGTGTTTATAACAACAGAACCAGATTTTTTTGATAATGCTGTAGGAGGATATGCCTCTGACGACGAAGAAACAGAAATAACAGATATAGAATGGAATTAAAATTTTTACAAAAACCTCAGTTAGAATTTCTTAAAGATGGTTACTTAGAGCCAGGTGAAACAGCAAATGAACGGTTCTCAGCTATTATTAAAAGAGTTAAACACTATGAACCTCTTTATTCAGAAGGACTAGCAGAGAGACTTTCTTACATGATTGAAAAGAATATATTAAGTTTATCCACACCAGCAATAGCTAACTTTGGGCGAGAAAAAAAAGATACAGCAAATACCACTAATCTCCCAGCATCATGTAATATAATTACAGTGGGAGACTCTATATCAGACATATATAATTCCATTGCACAAGTAGCCATGCTTTCTAAATTAGGCGCAGGAGTAGGCTCTGATTTTCAAATGGTGGCACAAAAAGATACAAAACTTAGAGAAGGGTTTTATTCTAATTCAAAACTAGATTGGATAGAAGATTCTGTGAGAACGGCTCAAAAAGTTAGTCAATCCAGTACCCGAAGAGGTTATAATACTCCTTTTATATCTATAGATGATAATGATTTTGAAGAGTTATTAAAAAGAGTTGATAAAACAAACCCAGATAAAAATGATCCTTTAGTAAACAACACTATAGGTATTATTTTACCTGAAGGATTTTGGGAAAGACTTAGAAATAAAGATGAAAAATTACAAGATAGGTGGCTGAAAGTTTTAAAATTCAGACAAAAAGTTGGTAAGATTTATCTAGGTGATGTAGAGAACATGAATAAAAACAGTTCTCCTGTGTATAAAAAATTGGGTTTAAAAGTAGCTACAACTAATATTTGCACAGAATTTTTACAGCCTTTATTTACAGACATGACTTCCGTTTGTGTGATATCCGCTTTAAATTTGATATATTGGGATGAAATTAAGGAAAACCCGCAAATGATTAAGGATGCTTTCATGTTCTTAGATATTTTAAATGAGGAGTATATACTTTTAAGTAAAGGAGTACCTTTCTTAGAGAAAGCTAGAAAAGCTGCAAAAAACAAGAGAGATGTAGGATTAGGTACATTAGGTTTTCACGAACTCTTACAACTTAAAAATTATAGTTTTGGAGATATCTACAGTAGAAAATTAAATAAGGAAATATACTCTACAATTAGAAAGTACGGAGAAGAGATTACTTACGAAATGGGAGGTAAGTTAGGTTCTCCCCAATTAGCAAAAGAAGCAGGTATGCAACGTAGAAACTGTTCTCTTATGATGATTGCTCCAAATAAGTCGACTTCTTTTATTTCTGGTGCAACTTCCTTAGGAATTGAGCCTTTTATGAGTAATGTGTTTGTAAAGACATTGGCTAAAATACAATATGTTTTTAAAAACCCGCACTTAGAAAAATTATTAGAGAGAAAAGACAAAAACACAAAGGAGGTTTGGGAGAGTATTGAAGATAATAATGGATCAGTGCAACATTTAGAATTTTTAGAAGATTTTGAAAAAGATATTTTTAAAACCTTTTCTGAAATATCTCCGAAAGATATAATTGATTTGGCAGCCGACAGACAAGAATTTATAGATATGGGGCAAAGTCTAAATCTAGTCTTTAGAAAGAACTATACAATTAAAGACTTACACGAGATTCATAAATATGCTTTTGAAAAAGGATTAAAAACTCTGTATTACGCTTACCCTTCAGCACATGCTTCTTTAGAAAAAGAGGGAGAGAAATGGGACACTTGTTCTATGTGTGCAGATTAAACCAACCAAATCCCCCAATAAAACGGGGGATTTTTTATTTTATATAAAGTTTTTACAAAAAAGCTTGCGGGTTAAATAAATTAATTGTAAGTTTGCAATAATAAAAATAAGAAATATGAAAATAATAGTTTTACATGATTATGGAAACAGTAAAGAAATAACCATCTTTGTTGATAATATTTGCACATTAAAAGAAAGTAATAATGGGACTTATGTAAGCATGGCATCTGGTGAAACAGATTTTGTATCTGAAAATAAGAGTTATATAATTAAAGAAATAAAAAACTTTGCTGTTAACTTAGATACATTTTAAATGACAGATCAAGAACAACGAAAAGCAAATATCACTTTCATTAAAACAGTTTTTGTAACATTAATCATATTAGGAATTATAATTTGGCGCATAAATACAGTAAAATAACGAAAGAATCTGTTTTAAATTTATTTTTGCGCGAAAAACAAGTAATAAACAGAAATTATATAGCAAAACAATTAAACTGTTCTGTATATAGTGTAAGAATAGCCTTAGAGCAATTAAAAGACGATAATAAAATTAAATTAAGTAATCATGGATATATTAAAAACAATTAAATATTACAATAATCGGCCTGTATTAGTTTTACAAAAACATGAAGTAGCTGATTTTTATCAAATACTCGTAGATATCGAAATACAAGATATTGATTTAGATCATATCGCAGAATCTTTCAGAGGTTGTGATGCTTGTATGGTTGGTCATAAATCTACATGTTATTGCGACGAATCAGTTGCAAAAGCCTATGATGTTGTAGAGCGAATTATCGAGGATTATAAAATAAAAGATTCGCAATTATTTTATGTTCCAGCTAAAGATTTAAAAGATGCTCCTTTCGAATGGAGAGAAAACAAAGGTCTTGTTGATAAAATTAAAGGAAATAAAGATGTTCTTAATGGACTGATTGATATTGTTGCCGAAAATAAGAGCTTGATTAAGCAACAAGAAAAACAATTGTCTGACAACAAAGAAGAAATTCGTAAAATGGATGCTATCGTAGAGAACAGAAAAGCACTAACAGAAATAGTAATTAAAGATTACGATAAACTTACTTATGATATTAAGGAACTAGAGTCACAAAAGAATTTAATTATTGTTGGATCAGAGGTTAAAATTGAATACTCAGAGTATGAAAAACTACTAAAACGGGATGAAATACTCTCTGCTTTGGAAATTGGTGGAGTTGATAATTGGGAATGGTATGATGAATCACTTAAAGGTATAAATGATGAAGAATAATACAAGAGAATTAAGTGAATTAGGTCAAGAGATAAGTTATGGTAAAACAGTTTTACATCAGATAGCTATAGAACTAGGGCTGTTGAAAAATGATAATTTTAGTTTCCAATACGATTTTTATGAGAGGAGAGACAGTTACGTAATTGATTCTCCGCAGAATGACTTTATAATTTCTGTTCCCAAAAATACAGCCGATTTAGAGAGGTTTCCATTCAGAGTAGTAAAGAAATTAAAAGAACACGGATTTGATATTGGTAATTTAACATTATAAAAAAATGAAATACAACGAATTAGAACCATTAGTTATTCAATGGGCAAAAGATAAATGATATTTACAGAAGAGGATTTAGAAATAGAAGAGTGGAAAGATCTAATTGGTTATGATTATAACTACCAAATTTCAAATATGGGTAGATTTAAAATATTAACGGCTTTCCATAAAAGTAAAATTGGATCGATAACAACAGGTTTCTTTGATGTTAAAGGGTATTTAAGAGTTTCTGTAAAAATGAACGGTCGTTCTCTGACTAAAAAGGTACACAGACTTGTTGCCGAGTATTTTGATGAGGACTTTTTAGAAAATTTAACTGTTAACCACAAAGACTTTGATAAAACTAATAATAAGAAAACAAATTTAGAAATGATGTCTTCCGCCGAAAATGCTATTGACTTCATAACAAAAATTAAAAAGTTTCAAACTTATAGTCAAGTCATAGGTGTGTGTTACCATAAACAAATTAATAAATGGGTGGCTAGAATAAATTTAAATGGGAGTAGGAAAAGTATTGGGGTTTTTAATACAAAAACAGAAGCTGAAGAAGCTATTAAAAATTTTGAAAATTATAGTATAAAAGAAGGTAAGGGTGTAAGTAATAAAAATAAAAGAAAATACTCTAAAGAAGATTTAAATAATATAAAAAGTTGTATTGAAGATATAGGTTTTACAAAAACAAGAATATTATTTAGTATTGGAACTAGTACATTAAAATTAATAGAAAATGATAAATATTTTGACGAAAGAAATTAATAATTTAAGAGATATTTGTTATAAGGCCTCTTTCGACGCAGGGTGGCACACAAACTTAGAAACAGGAGAATTATTAGAAAGAAACAAGGCTGAAATGCTATGTTTAATTCATAGTGAAATTTCAGAAGCTATGGAAGGTGAAAGAAAGGGATTAGTGGACGATCATTTACCTGATAGACCGATGGCCGAAGTGGAATTAGCGGATGCTGTTATTCGAATTATGGATTATGCAGGAAGATGGGGATATGATATTGGAGGAGCGCTTGTAGCAAAAATGGACTACAATAAAAATCGTAAAGATCATAAACTAGAGAATAGGATTAAAGATGGCGGTAAAAAGTTTTAATAAAAAGTGGAGAGTTAGGAATAAAACAATATATGTTTACACTAGAGAAATACAAAAAGAAGTGTTTGATACTTATGGAGCGGAAGTTCCTTTTTTACATGGTTTATTACCCAAAGGAAAATTTTTATAACTCTCCACTTTACTTTGAAATGTATCACCCTAATTTAGAAATTGAGAAATAAATAAAAGAATTATGATTTATAAAATAACAAAAATAGCCGATGTGGAAAATCCATATCACGAGAATTCCGACTTTGGATTTAGCAAACCGTTTCATTTAGGAGAATACACAAAAGAGCCAGAAGTAGGAGAAAGATTTAATTTATATCCTATTGATTTTCAGAACAGAGGTATTTCAACATCCCCTGTTGCTGAGATAATTGATGAAAAGACTTTTAAAACACTTAATTCAGTGTATACTTATGAACCTTATTTAGAAGAGCTATGAAAGAGGTAAGAATAAACCCAGAGTACGTAACACATATTAAGATTACACCAGCTGTTAATAGCGGTTTTGTGTGGCGAGATAAAGTAGAGAAAAGAGGCTTATTTGGCCGAGATAAAAGTATACAAGAAGGGTATTACAGTAAATTTGGCTATAGATTAGATGTTGAAAATTGGAAATATCTTAATATTATTGATAATGTTGTTTGGTATCAGCCTTTTTTAGAAGTTTTTTGCGGCGAAACTTTAGTCTATAGTGCCCACTACGAAACGACAGAAGAAATTAGAGAACTTTGTCAAAGAGAGTTTCCATATATAAATGTTATTTTATCATGAGTTACACAGAACTACACACAGGTAAATTAAGACCTCTTGTAATTGAGATGTCAATAGAAGAATTCATAAATTGGGTAGAGACCAAAGAAGGTTTTGAAATCGAGGATTTAGAATATCTCTTAGAAGAAGAGTATCAATTCTTCCAAGTTAGAGATAAAAATAAGGAGTATAAGAAATCTATGTACATTAAATATGTTTACAATAAGGGCGCTTTATATGAAGTTATAGAACACTCTGGAGAAAGAGAAGTAGATTTCCTTGATATCACAACTAAAAATGAAGATGGTACTGTGAGTTTCACTTATTTGTTTTATAATGGAGGAACTTGTTTTTCAGAGCTTTTAGAAGAGGGACTGGATAAAATAGAAAAGCAATGAGTTATATAAATTATGAAGTAATGACTTCAAAGCATTTATCTCTTTATGAACTAGGAGTATTACAGCTCATCAAGCAAAACAGAATAGAGGATTTAAGCACAGAAATTGAGTTTTCGGTAACCAACACTGAAATTATAAAGAAATGGTCTGAGGTTGGCTATATTGAAGTAATTAAAGGTAAAAAAGATCAATCATTATATCAAAAACTCCGTACAACAAAATTAGGTAATGATATTTTAGATGATGTTGGCACTCCTGAGGTAACAGAAGAACAATTAAGAATGAGGGACTATTTAATAGAGATGTATCTAAATCATGAAGATACTGAGCGGGTAATAGGTAATAAAAAATCTATTGCGTCTTACATAAGTATATTGCAACATCATCTTGGGATTAGTATTTATCAGTTTTTTTATCTTTGTGAATACTTTTTGGCGGAATACCCCTATACAAAAAAATTGGAGAACCTCTTTTGGGATAAGAACAAGCACAGGTATAAAGAATTCAAAAATAACATTCAAGATGCTACTATTTACCAATTTTATGAGCAACATCAAAAAGATATTGAAAATTATTGGAGACAAAAAATTAAAACATAATAATAAATGATTAGATCCTCGAAAGAAACCACGAAAGAAACTTTTAAAAATATCAAAGATGGTCAATCGGGAGTTTATAAACCGTTAAAGACTAGATTCGCACATTTAAATGATATATGTCACGGAGGATTAACTAAGCAAAAAATTTACTCACTTGGCGCATTATCAAGCTTCGGTAAAAGCCATGTACTCAGACAAATAGAGGCCGACATATTTGATGAGAAACTAAATCCAGGAGCAAAAGAAACAGTTGTTTTATGTAAAGTGGATTGGGAGATGAATAAAGAGGAAATGGTTCTGGCCAGAGTTCATGAAAAAACTGGAAAACCATATGACTACTTAATGTTTGAGACTCCAGATGAAGAAACTAAAAAAGCTTTTAATGAAGTTTATTTAGAATTAGAATCTGATCATATTTTTGAAACTTTTGACACTTATAAACCTGATAAATTTTATGAGGATGTTAGAGCTTTCACAGATCAACATCAGGATAAAAAACAAATTGTTTTAACTATTGATAATATAAATTTAGTGGACACTGAGAATTCAGATGAATCTAAAGCAATTGCTCGGTTAATTACTCACATTATTAAATTAAAAAGAGAGGTCAAAAACTTAACTGTACTGATCCTTTGTCAATTAAATCGCGATCTCAAGGAAAGGCTTTTAAATCCAAAAGAACATTTTCCACGAACAACCGATTTCTATTATAGTTCTAAAATAGAGCACGCTTCAGATGTACAGATAGTTTTACACAATCCTTTCTTACTTGGTATAGATGAGTATGGAGCAGTTAATACAGAACGATACGCTTATTTAGATAAATATTTGGTTCCTAAAAATAAGTACTCCTGTTTTAAAACGCAGGGATTAGTATTCTTCCATTATGTTAAAGTACGTCTTAAAAACGGATTGAAGGATTTTAGGGATTTATATATTGAAGAAGTGTATAAACCAGACGAAGCTAAAGATAACACACCGAAACCAAGTTTTTCTACAACTACATTACCATCATTCAATACTGTTGATTTCACTGTAGAGAAGCCGTTACCTCAGATTTCACTTAATGATGCTTTTGGAGTTTCTAATAAAGATGATTCAAATTCTCCTTTTTAAACTTTTTTCGCGCGAAAACAAACTAAAAAATAAAACTATGAAAAAATTACTATTACTAATAACACTACTTTCAGTACTATCTTGTAAAAAAGCAGTTACACTCGAAGAAAGTAAGATTGACATTCAAAAAGAAAAAGTAATCAGGATCAATGGCAGGGAATGGTATTTGACAACTGCCTCTGATGGACATGAGTATATTGATAATTCAGGTTATCATGATTATATGTGCATGCATTATGTAGACTGTAAAAAATGTGCTAAAAATTAAATACAGACAATTAAAATAAAACATTATGTACACACTAACAAACGAAGAACTAGAGCAGTTTCTAATAGAAACAGATTCCTTTTATGATTGCCCAGATGAAGATTCTAAACAAAGAATGAGGGATTCATATAGAAAGGTAGAAGCAGAAAGTAATCAGCAGATAGTTGAAGCTGGAGGTTTTACAAAATGGTATGAGAGTGGGAGAGGTAGATTATTAAGTATCTAAGATTAAAACTATGAGTCCAGAAGATAAAAAAGCTATGTTAGCAAGAAAAACAACTTTCATTAAAAATATGCCTAGATATACTTCTTGTAAATCAGCATATAAGAAAGGGTTTCAAGATGCATTAGAATATTATAGTAACAAAGTAAATGATAATGTAAAATGAAATACATACAACTAAAAACAAAAGAACAGTTTAAAGAAACAATGACTCAGTATAACAGTAAATGGAAGTTATATATGTGGGATTATTTTAAAGAGAATACATGTTATATTCCAGATGAAAATTGTTTTATAAGTTTAGATAAAGCTATTCCACTTTTCGGGAATTAAATTGATTATTACATATTTTTAGTTTAACTGTGTTTTTATTTCTTTTCCGCCGAAATTAAGGCTTACTCTAAAATTAAGTTGTTTGGTGAATGGGTATTATTTTTGTATATTTACAGCTTTAAAATACGAAATACGCAGATTTTATCCTTCACCTCTAAAATCGTCTAAAATAATAAGATAATCTCTTAGCAATAAAGACTAATAGAATGAGAAGTGTGAAGGCTCCTTATCTATTAGTCTTTTGCGTTAGGAGATTTTTGTATTTTTAAATAGGCGGTACAGAAGTGTATCACATCCTAGAGAGCGAAAGTTAGTATAGGATCAGAAGTCGGGTTGTAATTCTCAAATAGAGAATGAGTTGTCCCCGATAGCCGAAAAAATTGCTTATATATAAGTTAGTGGGTACATTTAGACAAGATACGATGAAATGGGTAAATCTTGCAGTACGTTAGGTGAACGAGGAAATAATACACCCTCAACGAACGGCACTTAGCTAAAGTTATAAGTTAAAATCGCCACTAAGTGATTGGATGGTCAAGGGACGTAAAAGTTCTTAAAGGGGATTCTTATGCTCGAAAATTACTTTATTAATTGTATTATTATTTACTTCTTGTGCTTTACTTTTTTGGCGGAATAATTAAAATAACTGTTTTTGACATTCTTTACCTACAGAGTTTCCGCCGCTATAATTAATAGCACATATTTATTTAACAGTTTTGCCAATCTTCGCGCGTAAAAGAGTAAAGAACAGTTGAAAAAAGAAACGGAAGTTAATATAAAGTCACTGTTAGAAGCCCTAATTATACCCAATTTAAAAATAATTTCAAATTTAATTAGGATATATAAAAATAATGATTACATTTGTAAAATAAAATAATAAAAATATGAAAGAAAGATTAATAAATTTTAAAACAGCAAAATTAGCTGATAAGAAAGGTTCTGGTAAAATTCACTTTATATCTCACGATAATTTTTCGTTTATTAGAGGTGAAAAAGAATATAAAAGGCCATCTCAATCCTTGCTTCAAAAATGGCTCAGAGATGAATTTAATATTATAGTTGAGGCTATCTCTCATTACGACTCCACACAATTACCCCTTTCAAAAACAAATATAGTAAAACCTATTGGATGGTTTGCTTGGAATTATTATGATAATAATTTTTCACCAGAACAAGCACCTAAGTTCAGTACTTATGAAAAAGCACTGGAGTTCGGATTACAAGAAGGATTGAAATTAATTCAGACAAAAGAAAATTAAAACATCGATTATGAAAAATAAAATAATAACATATAAACAAAAAGGGAAAACAATCTGTGGTCAATATTTAGCTCAAATTGATATTGGCGAAGACTCTCAAATTATTATTGTATCCAATAAATTAAAGGACAGAAACATTCTTTTCACTGAGATTAAAAATACTGTTAAGAAACTAATCTAATTTGCCGCAAAAAAGATTAAAACAGTAGAAAATAATCAACAAAAAGCTTGTAGGAATCAAAAGTAATACTTAGATTTGCTGAAATAAAACTAATAAATGGAAACAATAGAAGAAAAACTCAGAATCTATTGGGAGCGCCGAAAAAACTGTGAAAAAGGAAAACATAAATTAAAAGACAACAGTTTCGGTATTACTTGGTGTGTGACTTGCGGATATTTATCTAATAAACCTGCTCCCATAACAGCATTTAAAAACAGTAATCTATTACAACCTGAGGATCAATTAATTTGGCCAAATAAAATAATATGAAAGAAATTTGTAAACTAGCGCACGAAAAAGGATTTAAAGCAAAAGCATTAAGTACTGATTGGACTCTTAAAGATTATAATGGTAAAAACTCTGGTTTTAAGATAAGTGACACATGTGATTATCTATTACTTTGTGAGATTCAGAAGTGGATAGCAGATGAGTTTGAAATTTATATTCAAGTTTTCTATCATAAAAGTAGTAAATTCGAAGTAATGGTAGTTAATTCTTCTGATAATGTGATAAGTACAGAGTTATTTGGAGAAATGTTTATCAGTTATGAAGAAGCTTTAATGGCGGGGATAAAACAAACATTAGAAAATGACACAAAATAACACTTTCTTACAAGACTCCAAAGAACACGAAGCAAACTTCAATATAAACAAAAATATTTATTGCAATGAAATACGAACTACAAGATAGATATCCAGGATGTCCAGATTATTTCAAAAAAGGAACAGTTTTAATTAGGTACTCACCTATTTTTGGATTTAGTTATTATTCCGATATTTATGATAATTTTAGAATCGCCTCGAAAATAGTAGAAAACGAGCCACTTTGGTTTAAAAATTTAGAATAATATGGATACAGGAGCATATATGCAAAACCAAATGGATAATCAAATCGAGGCAGGAATAAGAATGAAAGATGCTTTTGATGAGTGGATTTTTGAAGCTTGTAATTATAAAGCGATCAACAGTAGAAAAGATGTACACGACTTATTTCCAATAGTAGATTTAACAGATGCTAAACTATCATTTTTAGATGGTATGTCGGCGGAAGAATATTCAAAAACAAATTTAAAATTATGCCAAGAACAGACATAGATTTCAGCAAACATATTTTATATGAAACACACTACACTAATCCTATCACAGGACATAATCTAGATGTGTGGGAATTAAAAGTACCAAATACAATGTGGTATAGAGTTATTTTCATTAATTCTTGCGGTGTTTTAACAATTGATGGCGATTATGGCCGTTTTAGTTTTTCTAGAGAATTTCATCCATCGAAGGAAGGTCGGGTAAGTGATGGGTATTGGCTAGAAAAGATGAGAAGAGATAATTCTTTAACTTATGATGAATATGATTCAGAGGCCACGGAAAAAGAAATACAAGAATTAATTGATACAGGACTCCAAGAATATGGTTATGAAGGAGAGGATTTAAAAAAGTTAAAAAGGCAGTTAACCGATTTATTAGATTATGTTGACGATAAAATAGCATATCAGTATCATGCTTTTAGAGGAGACATAGATTGAGAATATGAAATGATTCCTTATTGTAAACAACAAAATATTCAATTAGACATTTGTTTTGATGCATTTGATTGGATTTGCCAAAAAATGAAAGAAGATGAAAACAAAACTGCTTAGAAAAATACGTAAAAGATACGAGATAAATTACTATCCTAATGGTTATGATTTTGGAAGTGGGTATGATACTAATACAGAATGTGTAGCATTAATAGATACAGGATTTTGGACTTTTAAAGCGAGTCCTATTATACACAGAGTATTTCTTGTTGGAGGAACCAGTAAAGAATATGGTTTTAAAGAATGTTTAAACCAATTAAATAATATCATAATAAATAAATATGACTACTATGGAACTCGCCGCAATAAAAAACTAGAAAAGAAAGAGGAAAAGCTATGGCACGTTATAAAGTAACAACAGAACTAAAAACACCTCTCTGGAAGAAACTGCTTAGATGGATGAGGATGTATCCTAAAATGGAAACTTTTGAACTTATATTTCATGATGCTTGGGTAGATTCATTTACTAAAAATCATATATTAGTGTCAAATGGCGCGGAAATAAAAATAATAAAGAAATTATAATGGAAAACAAAATACTAGAATTCGTAAGAGAGTTTAACGCAGGATTAGAAAACAGTAATGAGTATAACAGCCTCCAATATCAAAATGATGGATATCAAGAAGGAATTCTGTTACCACACATTTATGCTTGGAATGATGACGAGGGAGAAGAGCATTTTAGACAAAAAGCTTTGAGTAGTTTAGTTCGTCAGTTAGATTTGTTACAAAGTGTTGCAAAAGAACTGTTAGAAGTTGAGATTACTGAGTTTTTCGCGGAAAAGAAAAAACTAATGAAAGAGAAATTTCCACAAGCAAATCTAAAATATTTTAAAGAAGCTACATTAGAATACAGTATATTAATATCTGGACTATACAATGTAGAATTAATAGAACAATTCGGTGAAACTGTAGAAGAAGATTTTCAATACCTTTTTGAAGGTTTAAAAATTTCAGACATATCTTATATTTAGTTTATGAAAGAATGGTGGCAAACAGTAAATAAAGAAGATCCATATTTATGCAAACTTTACAGTAATATGTTTGGTACAGCAGAACAAAGAATCGCACAATTGTATATAATTAGGAAAGGATTTAATTTTGAAAAGAAATAATATGAAAGACTCACAAATACAATTACTTATATTAGCAATAATAGGAATATCTTTTCTAATATTTGGTATCGACGCTATAATAGTCTCAGGTATTATATTAATTGTAATTCAAGTATTAGCTTGGCTTGTAGATGCTTTTATGTAATTCGGCGAAATAAAAACTAAAAACAGAGATGAAAGAACAACACATATCCTACGAAACAGCAAAACTATGTAAAGAATTAGGTATAGACTTACCTCACACTCATTACTATATTTATCCATTTAGACCAGCATTCAAAGCTGATGGAGAATTAAAGAAAAATGCAGTTCCTGACGATTACCATGACACAATGCTTCAGGTAGTAAGGACAAGGAAAAATCAACCTCAAATTGCTCCTGCTTATACTCAAAGTTTATTGAAAAAATGGCTGAGAGAAACACATAATATTGGAGTTGAATCATATCACGATTATGATCCTAAAGATAAAGGATCTCAATTTTATACAAGTTGGGGATATTACAATGAAAAGACAATCAATGGAACTAGAAATGTAAATGGTTGGTATGATGAGTATAATAACTGGAAGAAATATGAAGATGCTTTGGAGTTCGGTTTGATTGAAGCTTTGAAAATGGTAAAAATTAAATAAAAAATATGTATTCTAGAATTTATGATAAAGAAACAGGGTATCAAGTAAGATTTTATAACAAACATACAAAAGAAAACATTTGGAAATTTTGCAAAGATAAAAAAGAAGCTCTTAAAAAAGCAAATGAAATAGATATTGAGTATCATAAGACTTATAAGAATGAGTTACCAAAAGGTATAACTATGGATATTTCAAATAATAGGTTTAGATTTCATATATGGAATAGTCCAGACCAGCAAAATCATATAATATCTAGCAAATCATTATCTAAAGTAATTGATTCAAGAAATTACATACTTATTAACACTTATGGAACTATTTAGATGAAAGATTTAGAAGAGTGGGCAAGCGAAGAACTAAGGCAATCCGCCGCGAAAAAAGAATTAGACAAAGATTTTGTAAATTTAATGATCCTAGGAATACCAACAGCTTATAAATTTGATAAAGATGGAAATATGAGTAAGATAGAAGTCTTTGAATTTAGAGATAATTCAACACGAATGTTTGAAGTAACCATTGGTGATTTTAGTGTTAAACGTAATCCAGACGAAACAGAAGAACAGTTTAAAACAAGATTGCAAATAGAGTTGGACAATAACGGATTTGATGTAGAAGTGGTTTAAATCGGCGGATAAAAAATGAGAACAAATGAGTAAATTCGACGAAAGAACGGTAATAGTGCTTGACAATAGTAATTACATATCAAGCTACGCAGAAAAATGTCCATTTAAAGCCATCGTAACAGATGTTTATGAAAATGAAATACAAGTTAAATCTGTAGAGACAGATAAAGAATACGAGCTCTATTATAGTCAGATTTTGGAAACTATGGAAATAGATGAAATTAAATTTATGCTTAGTGGAGGAGAGTATGGTATGTGGGAATATGAGAGAACAAAATCGCCGCAAAAAAGATGATAACAGAAGAAAAAATTTACAAAGAACTCTCAGAAATAAGAGGAAGAATAATAGTAGGCCTAATGCATAAAGCTTACTTAGCAACAGAATACCAAAAAGAAAAACCAGAAGATCTACATCAAACAGTTTCTTATATTTCTGACAAAACTAAATGGGATTATTGCGGAATAAGTTCTAAAGAAGATTTGATTAAATTGGAGCTATTAGAGAAATTAATTAAACAGTGATATGAAAGAATTGGAAAACAGTTTAATAAACTTCTTAACATCATTAGGAGTTAAACCAAGTGTAAAGAAGAAGAAAATAGTAAGACAACCTTCTGAAATGGAGTTAATGATTGATCTTAAAAATAATGAACTAATCATTGATGAATATTTACAAGGATTTTCTACAGAAGAAATTTGTTTAAAGAATAATATTTCGTTTAAAAATGTAGATAAAATTATTGATTGTTATAATTATTTGTATAATTGATGTGAATTTCGCGGGAAAAAGAGTAATCAAAGAACGAAAGTTCAAGACAGAAAAATTAGATTATGGAAGATAAGAAGGTAGAAGAAAACAAAGAACAAATAATATTCTTAACTTATGATATTGAAACTTTTCTAAGTATCTTCTGTGTTGTATTTAAATACCAAGGAAGGTATAAAACATTCGAAATAAGCGAGAGAAAAGATCAATATGAAGAACTAATAGCTTTTCTAAAAGAAGGTGCTTTAAAACGCTGGTTTTTCGTCGGATTCAATAATTGCCGATTTGATGCACAAGTTCTTCAATGGTTAATGGAAGCTAAAGATTCATTTAAAAAATTGACAGGTAAAACTAAAGCAAAACATATCATGGAATTTGCTCAATCTGTTATTGAAAAAATAAATAGAAAGGAATTCCCTCCTTATCAAGAATCTAAATTATCTTGTCAACAATTAGATTTATTTTTACAGAACCACTACAATAACCGAGCAAGATCAACCAGCTTAAAGTGGATCGAGTACTCCATGAACTGGAAAAAAGTTCAAGATTTACCTTATAAATTTGATGAAGTTCTTGAAATAGATAAATTTGACGATATTATTCTTTATTGTCATAATGACGTAGATGCAACAGAAGAATTTTTCAAGAAATCAGAAAAATTAGTTGAATTAAGATTTACTCAACAGATGGAGAATCCTCATCTAGAATTATTTAATAAATCAGATAGTAGTATTGGAGAAGCATTATTTTTAGATTTGATGTCTGAGAAATTAGATATTGAAAAAAGTAAACTAAAGAAAATGCAAACTCGCCGTAAAACAATTGAATTAAAAGATATAATTCTTCCTTATATTAAATTTGAAACACCTGAATTCAATTCTGTTTTAGACTTTTTTAAAGAACAAATTATTACCGAAGATACTAAAGATGCTTTTAAACATTTAATGATATTCGATGAAGGTGACTATTTCTATGGTTTAGGGGGACTCCATTTTGCAAGAGGAAATTCTATATTTAATTCAAATGAAAAAGAAATTGTACTTTCAATAGATTTTGCAAGTTTTTACCCAAATATCTCGATCAAAAATAGATTTTACCCAGAACATTTATCTGAAGCTTTTTGCGTATTATATGAAGAATTGTTTGAAAAACGTAAATTAATTCCTAAATCAAACCCTCAAAATACTGCAATTAAGTTACTTTTAAATGCGGCTTTTGGTAAAGGAGGCGATGAATACAGTTTTCTTTACGATAAATTATTTCAAATGGCTATCACAGTAAATGGTCAGTTAATACTTTCAATGCTCTGTGAACAGCTCTCTAAAATAGAAGGTGTTAAGATTGTAATGGCAAATACAGATGGTCTTGAATTAATTGTACCTAAAGATAAGAAAAGAGAAGTATATAATACCTGCGTATCAATTGAAAATCTAACTGAATTACAATTAGAATATTCAGTTTATGATAAATTGTTTACCCGCGATATAAATAATTACCTGGGAATTGATACAAATGGTAAATTAAAAATGAAGGGTGCCTTTGAAATTGATGTAGAAATGCATAAAAATCGTAGTCAGAGAATTGTACAAATTGCAGTTATGAGATATTTTATCCACAATGTGCCAGTAGAAGAAACAGTTAAAAATCATTTATCAGTAGGTAATTACGGTAAAATAGAGAATCAAGGAATATATGATTTTTGTATTGGTAAAAAGATACAAAGTAATCAAAATTATACATTAGAAGATAATCAGGAAAATATTATAAAAAACATCAATGATAAAGTAATTAGATTTTATGTTTCAAATAATGGTGATAATTTGCGAAAAAATTATAACGATGGTCGAAAAGAAATAACTGTTGGTGGAAGTAAGATAACAATGTTCATGGATTATTATGATTCTAAAAATTATGAAATTGATTATGATTACTATATAAATCAAGCATTTAGAATTATTCATAGTGTGGATGGAACAGAGGAAAGATTAGAAGCTGAAAGGAAAGCCTTAATTGAACAGAAGAAAAAAGAAAGAGAAGAAGAAAATTATATTAAATTCTGTATAGATAAAATTCCAACTCAGCTTCAATATTCAAATTATAATAGAGAATGGTTGCAAGAGAAATACGGAATCCCTGCGGAAATAAAACCTTCTAAAACAAAAATTAAAGAATGATAACAAACGAACAAAAACAAGTAATGTTAAGTGGAATTTTAGGAGATGGTCACTTAATTAAAAATGGGGGAGGAGCAATGAGTTTTTCTTGTCAACATAAAGAGTATATGGAATTTAAAAAATCTCTTTTAGGGGACTTAGCTACTGATGTAAAAGTAGTGAATAATAATGGTTACAAAAAAGGTACAATATATACTTTGAGATGTAAATCAAACCAATATGGTAAGTTTTTACTTAAATGCGGATTTGATGATATAATGGAAGAAATGGATGATTTAGGTATCGGAATGTGGTTGGTAGATGATGGTAGCCGTCATAAAAAAGATAACTTTTATAATATTAATACACACGCTATTGATAGAAATATAGAAGAAGAGATTTTAATTCCCCACTTGAATAAAAGAAACATATTTCCTAAAGTTTTAACCGAGACTAAAAAAGATGGTAGAATTTTCTCTTATCTTTATATTTCAAAATGGCAAGGTGCCATGGAGTTATCTAGAATGATACGTAATTTAAATTTAAAATGTTATGATTATAAAGTAGCACCCATTGAATTAGAAGAGGCTTATTTTTTATATAAAGATTTAGAAGAGTTCAAATCTAAAACCACACAAGGTAAGACTAATTTCATAAAAAAGTATTTAAATATAGGATATAAAGATTTCATGCATAAGAACATTACTAGTATAGATAAGAAATAAATCCTTCTTTACTTGCACAGTAAATTAATATCATTTATATTTGCATTAAAATTAACTGTTTTTTCACTCTTTTTGCGCGAAAAACTAATAAAATAACATCAAAATGAAAGAATTAGAAAACAAAATTAGAGAAGTTTTACCAAGATTACAAGAAGTGAAAAGAGGCCAAAGATTCCTGTCCCCTTATTATGGTATTATCACTGCAACAAATATCACAGATCACGGAAACAATAAATACTCTGTGTACGGTTTTGACGAAGATCAAGGGCTTCCTAGAGATAATTATTATCCAAAAGACTTAGAATTATTAGGTTTTGAGATTAAATTAAATGATGTTTTAGAGTTCTTAAATATATTTTTTATTACAGATCAAAGTGCTTCCAATGTAGTTAAATTATTTAATGGTTCAGAAAAAGCCAAAATCAAGAAGACCCTGATTGATAACTGGGATTTATCTTCTATTCTACTTAGAGATCAAAGTAATAGTATTAAAGACTTATTAAATAGTTTCTAGATCATGAAAGAAAAAATAGAACAAAGATTAGCTGGCTACAAAGAAGAAAAAGAAGCTTGGGTAACTAAACAAAAACAATATCGTTGGTCAGCTAAAGAAAAAGAAGAGGGCTCTACTACTTATGGTTATTATCAGGAACAGGAAGTTATGTATACTAATAAGATAGTGGAGTTGGAGTGGGTTTTAGAACTGTTTTCTAACTCTTTTTCCGCGAAACCTCAATTTAATGCGCCAAATAAGGACGGAGTATATAAAAGAAATGATTCATTTGATATGTAAATTATGAAAGAGCTAATTGAAAATTGGTGTAAGAGAAATCACCTTAGAAATTTAAAATTTACAGATAACAAAAAATTTGCAATTGTAGATGGAGACTCTACAAATTTATTAATTTTAATAAAAGACAAAGACTGGCAAAAACCTAATGAAGAGGATGAAAATCTTATTTATAGAAAAGCTTACAGAACTGGTAAAAGGCAAATATGGTATGTTGAATTAAAGGATGGAGAATTAGAGTGGTCATTATTTTAAAATAAAAGATATGAAAGTAGATAGTATTATTTCGAATTGGTTGAAGAAAAATAGAGAGTTAAAAAAGAAATGTTTACATGATACTTGTAGATCTTGTAATGGAAAAGGTATAAAAGAAAACGGGTCAGAGTGTTTTCATTTTATTAGTTGCCCTTGTAGCAAATGTTCACCAAGTTATTTTTAAATTATGAAATACGTTGAAAGCTATTGGGCAGAAGAATTACCAAACGGAGTTATTCATTTATTAATCAACTGCACACAAAGAGAAATATATTATCATGCTTTTATGGATAATGAGTTTTTAATTGCGGGGACTAAGAAAGAATATGATAAATGGACATCTGAATTTATACTTAAAACAGAAAAGTTTCTACCTAATAATAAAGACGTTATTTATAACATGAGTAGTATGAAGGAAAAAGACCAGCTGAGTTTTTTCTGGATACCTTTTGAACGTGGGAAATTTAAAAATAGAAAAATTTTAATTAGTAGTAAATAATAAAAATTATGTGGGCAAATATATCCGTTTTTAACTATGACAGTTTTGTAGGCTCTTTTTACGAGCACAGAGATTACCTCCTAACAAAACAAGACATTGTAAAAGCTATAAATAAAGAGTATGGAGAAGGTAATTGGAACCGTTGGTCTTTAGAATATTAATTAAAACTATAAATAGATAATGGGGATGTTCGATAGTATAATGTTAAGTATAAAATGCCCTTATTGTGATAAGGAAACTATAAGAGAGTGTCAGACTAAGAATTTAGATTGTATCTTAAAAATATATAATGAAGGAGATGTAGTTAAAACTGATGAAAAATGGCTTTTTGCTATTACTGATTGTAAATCTAGTCAATGTGATAGAAGCAATAGAGGAGTGGGGGAGTTTTTTGATTTAAAAATCCGTGTAAAAAATAATAAAATAACAGGTAAATATAAAATACTATGAAAGCACTAGACATCTTTTTCCTAACACACGGATTTAACCAAGAGGACTATGTAATTTCTAATTATGATAACACTTGTATTCGTAATAAAGACTTATTCAAAGCTGGGTATGAAGCTAAAAATGAATTAATTCAGAAACGTATTGACGAGATAACAGCAGAAATAAAAGAGTTATCAGATAGTTCTATGAAGACAAGTTTTAAACTAACTGCTTTACGCGCCGTGAAAAAAGAACTAAAAAGTTTGTTAGTCTCAGAATAAATACGTAAGTTTACAAAAAATAAATGATATGAAAATAAAAGCTTATACAGAAGGGCTAGATATGAAACAGTTTAAACACATTCCTTCAATTAGTGTTTATAACCAGAACTATTATAATGGATTTAATAAAGATCTTTTATTTGCTTCGAGTGACGACGATGATACAACAGAATGGTTTTTAGTTGAGTACACTGAATTTAGGTATTTAGGTAATTCTTATACTTCTCAAAATGACATTTTAAATTTAATCCATGAAAGCTGTAGAAACTAATATGAAACTATATTTTAGAAATGAAGATTCAACTAATGTAGAAACTATAGAAGATATTCTGCATGATGCTAGACTGGATGAATTAATAGAGGTTTCCGTTTTAGAAGCGGATTTGGATAATGGTACATCAGAGTACATTTGGTGTCAATTATATGATTGTGTTGAAAGATCTAATTGTAAAAAATCTTTATGCTCTTCTTATGAATCAACATCTGGCAGAGGAAAATGCAAAAACAAAGGTAATTTATATTTTCATGGAAATGAAGTAATATTTAAAGTAGGATAATTATGGCTTTAGGAACACAATTCTCACCAATACTAGAAGAAATAGCAGACGCTCTTTTAGAAAATTACGAAAGAAAACCTGAATTCACTTTAGAAGGATTCAAGGCTGCACTCTATATCTTTCAATCTGCTTTGATGGATAAAATGTATACTCTTCAAACAAATGAAGACATTCCAAATGAAATTAAAATGGATATGGCTTTGAAGCTTGGAGGAGATTTAAGAGAATTGATTAAAACATATTGTAATATTGATACTCATGAACTATACAGTTAATTGGATATTATTTGCTTTGTTTTTAATTCTTTTCGCGGAAAATAGATTAAGACCCAGGCTATTCAAAACTATATATGGTGATTGGATAATCTGGTTTACTTGGCGCGGTAAAAGGAAATTTTATATAATTTTTAAAGCTTAATTTATGAAAACAATTGAATTAAACATAGATTGGACAGAAAGTATGCAATTTATAGAACAACAGGAAACTGTTTTCTTAGATGATGGTAGTACAGCGGAAATTTCTATTTTTGCCGAGGTTACTATTTACGATAATGTTCCAATATCATTTTACGATGAAAGGCAACAATCTGTAAAAGTAGAAAATTTAGAAATAGAGATTTTGGAACTATGGGATAAAATTGGTGAAAAAATCACATTAGATGATTCGGCGGAAAAAGAATTAAAACAGCAAATTTTAGAAAACATACAATAATGAAAGGAACTTGTTATAGAGCAGTGGAAAACCAAGATGGTACAATACAACTGCATGATTTATATATTGATAATGGAACACACTATACTAAACCTTGCTTAGTTTTCACCAAATCTGAGTTTGAAGGTACTTGGGATAATGAAGAGTACTTGATTAAGTTTTTTCGCGGAATAAAAAAGAATAAGAAAAAATATATTAAAGAACTAAAACAATTTTGTAAGAGCGAAGACTTTAATTATGGAATTACTTTAAGAGAGTTGCTAGATATTTATTCAGATAGTAAGAAACTAAATTTTTGGACTAAGAAAGAAAAGGCAATTCTAGAGCATCAAAAACCTAATTTCCATCAATATTTAATATCTGTTGGAAGAAGTTTAAACAACTATAGTTATGACCCAATAAAAGTCTTAAATAATGTCCATTATTTTGCCGATTGCTATATTAAGAATATTAAAGTAAAGGATGCACTTGATAATTTTAGTAAAGTATGAGAAATTACTGTAAGAATTGTAAAAATATGGTAGTAATGCACGCTTTTTCTTTTGGGAATTGTTATAGTTGTCGAGAAGAAATAAGTACACCTCACATTCCAGTTGAAAGGTTATGTTTAAAATGTTCAGAAGAAACAGGATTATGTCAAAGTTGTGGAAATAAAATAGAAGCAGATGAATAACGACGAAAGATTAGATAAGATTTTGGAAGCTGAGAATACTGTCCTTAAATACCAAGAAAATAATAAATCATTAAAAATTCCAGACATAAGAAATAAACTATCTCCTATTACTAATATGATTGCTTTATTTGAAAGAGGAGAATATGCTTATATAAAGAATAAAAGTTTGGATGAAGTTAAAAAGAGTATTAACTATTTAGCACAACGAGAAGTTTATGAAAATATTAAATAAAGAGGAATTTTTTAAACTCCCACAAGGAACAGTCTACTCAGAATACGATCCGTTAACTTTTCACAGTTTATTCATAAAAGGAGAGCAATTAACAGTTGATTACATAGAGTTAGATTTAGTAGGGAATATTGAGTATAATAATTCAGATGAGTATTGTGAAATACTAGAAGAAGCCAAAGAGACTGGAAAATCATTTAAATTAGACTTTGAAAATTATGGAAGAAATGGTATGTATTCAGATGATCAACTTTATGCTGTATATGAAAAAGAAGATATTGAAGGACTTATAAATACTTTAAAAGCTTGTTTATAGTATGAGTTATTTAGATGAAATAAGTTTTCAGTTTTTTCCCGCCAACATATGGAAAGCAACTCCTCTGGGTCAACTTACTTTAAGACAGTTTTTAGATGTTCACAGGCAACCAAAAGACTCTACAGTACAAGTTATTGAGCAGATTAAAATCGCCGCTAAAAACAATGATTTGAAACTTAAAGATAGTTTAAAACAAAATAATCTTTATTCTTTTGTACCTTCAGTTATACTAGATGGTAATGGAAGAGGTCTTGCAAATATTGTTGATTACAATCCTATAATGTTGTGCGAATTTGATAAAATAGATAACGCTTTAGAACTAAAAGAACGGCTGTTTAATAATTTAAAATCTGTTATTGCTGCCTGGATAAGTCCAAGTGGACGAGGATTAAAGCTATTAATTAGGATTAGGAAACCTACAAGTGTAGAAACTTATAAGGAATATTTTTGTGGGCTCGCATATTATCTATCTCAATATGAAGGATTTGATGGAGTCAACTTTAATATTGTCCTACCTCAATTTTTGTCGTATGATTATGATATCTTAGTGAGAGAGGATGCAGAAGAATGGATACAACGTGGAAATAAAATTAATTTCTTTGATGTAAATGCGCCAATTGATTTTGATGTACCCACAGATATAGATGAAGAACTAGAACAGGAAGTTGTAAAAAGCATACATTTTTTAATAGATCGAATTGAAGACAATGCCCATCCTACACTTTTGGGCATCTCATTTTTGATTGGAGGATGGTCGGCTGCAAATTATATAGGGGAAGAATTAGCTTATGATACAATGATAGAGGCAGTTGAAGGTAATGCATATATGAGTAAAAATACACGAGGATATTGTGCAACGGCCAAACAAATGTTTTTAAAAGGATTAAATCATCCAGCAGAATATAAAAACAAATGATAAAAAAAGATTTTAAACAGAAGTATTTTCTTTATTGTCGAGATTGTACAGAACCTCTAATAAGAAAAGTTGAAGAGCAAATTCCGCGGGAAAAGAAAATTGAAATAAAAGATTATGATAAAACTACTAAATAACAAAACGATTAAATTTTATTTATCAGTAATGCTAAGTGTATTAAAACTATTATACTTAGATGTGCTACTGTTTTTATTTTTAAGTTTTTTTGGCGCATTTTCCACTAGGCCTTATATAGAATTTGTAAAACAGTATTGGATAAATGATGTTCAACTTCTATATTTCTGGATGAGTTTTGCGTTTAGTTTATTAGTGAATTATGTTTACTTAAAATCAGAATTAAAATGAAAAATAAATTATTGGATTGTATAGTAGATGTGGCTTTAGTCTGTGGAATTGTTTACTTAGCTTCTACAGGTAAAGAAGGCTGGGGATGGCTTGTATTAATATTCATTCTTAAAAATTGCTAATATGACAAACGAAGAATTATACGCCACTTACATGCTAGGATTTACAGATGAATTAGATGGAAAGGAGGATATTAAATTTTATTTAAGTGATCACCCACTGAAATCTCCAGCTTATAAGTTAGGCCGTTCGCATGCTGTCATTGGAGATGATTGCAGAAGTGTAGATTACTTATCCAGAGAAGAAATAATTAAAATGATAAGACAATGACATTAAGAGAGGAATTTGAAGATTACATAACTAGTTGGAATAAGCTTTCTGTAGAAACTCTATTTGCGAGTAATAAAGAATATATTAAATAGCTTGAAGATAAATATAATAATTATGAATGCGATTGTAGCGATAAGTCTCTAGAAGATTACGATGAGTCTGAAATAGTTGATCATTTAAAAAGCGAGAAGTTTGATTTTATAGAAGAAGTGGAGGATCATGAAATGATTGAATATTTAGAGTCTACAGGTCACACAATCGTTCATGGAAATTATATTCCTAAAGATGAAGAATTTGTAGACCATAATGATTTGAGCAAATTAGATGAAATAAGAACTAAGTTTTTAAACTCTAGTTGGGCGGAAAGAGAAAAAATTTATAATAAAGTAATAAAAGATGAGGGTAGAAAATTAGATGAATTTAGTAATTTTGACCTCTTTTACCATTTAGACGACACAGGTTTTGATTTTCTAGATAATATTGATAGTCAAGAAATTATAAGTCATTTAAATGCAGTAGGTTATTACGTAATAGAATCTAGTAAATACTAAATTATGAAAAGTGATTCACTAATTAAATTAGGTATATTCCAAAAACGGCTAAAGAAAATAGGAATAGGTATTGAATTAGGAGCCAATTGGCCGTGGGTTTATGCTACTAGGATTCAAGGAAAACCAGTTACTGAAAAGTACTTGGCAGATTGGGGTTTTACAATAGCTTTTCATAATGCGCGCGGAGAAACAAATTTTACAGACACAAAAGAGATTTTTAAATTAATAAGGAAATATGACAACAGATAAATTCGAAGAAGATCAAGCAAATATGTATGATGGAGAACTTCTAAAGTTAGTTGAAGATAAATTACATCTTCTATGTAAAACGGGCGGAAAAAGTTTAACAATGAGTGTTCCTCCAAGAATAGACGATTTTGATATGTTAGTGTGCGAATTAATAAGAAGATATAAACAAGCGTTATGAGTAAAACTAAAGACAAAATAAAAGAGGTTTACCCTAGAGCATATGCTGAAAAATATCAAAAGAGAAATCCACTAGCTAAAGAATACTATTATTTGATTTGGTCTTCCAGATTAAAAGATGAAAAGGTAAGATTAGGTGAAGGAGATACAGAAGCAAAAGCTTGGAAAGATGCTTTAAATTCGGCGGAAAATAAATAAAAACAGATATGATTAAACTAAAAGTAGAACAATGGAAAGTTACAGGTAAGTATTATTCCACAGAAGAAATAGAAGTAGAGTCTTTAGATAATCTTGAGTCTAAATTAGGCAGAGGTATGGTTTCAACAGTTTATATAATTGAGGAAGATAATTTCGAACAGCCTTATAGAGCTTATTTACTATAACTCAGCCGAAAAAAGAACTAAAACAAAAATAGATGAATATAGAAAAATTACAACAGCTTTACGAAGCAGAAGAGACAATTGCAGAGGCTGCTAGAAAATACGCTAAATCAGAAGGAATTGAATACTCGGATTCTTTTAGGAGACAATGTAGTAAGATTTTAAATAAAGTGAAAGTTGTGGATGGGGATTTAGAAGTCGAAGTAAAAACAGATTCTAATAATTATGAAAATGACAAACTAAAAATAACTAAGGGTTTTACTGCTATAAATGAATCAGGCCAATTAATGGCAATAGGAGAATATTGCTCTTTTTATGGTTTAGATGTCAACAAAATTAGGAGTTATAAGCTTATAAGCCACACGGGGCAGCCTTTTTATAACTGCGTATTTTATGAAGAAGTACTAGAACCATTAGTAACAGAAGAAGAGTTAAAGGCTTTGATTGGTGAAGGCCTTTTGGGAATTAATAGACAAATTAACCAAACTAAATCTATTGGAAAAACAGGTATCGTTAAAATTGCAGATCTCCATCTAGGGGCTTACGTTGATAATCTAATTAAAACTAAAAACTTCTCTATAGATATTTTAGCAAATAAACTGTTAGATGCCGCTGATAACATTAATAGTAGAAAATATGCTGATGTTCACATACATATTTTAGGAGATTTAATTGAGAGTTTTACTGGATTATCACATAAGAATACCTGGAAAGGATTAGACAAAGCTATGGTAGGGGCTGAAGCCGTAAAACTTGTAGTTAAAATCTTGCATGAGAATTTCTTGTCTAAAATAACTAATTTGAGATATATAAAAGTTGTGGCAGGAAATCATGACAGAATTACCTCAGATAATAAAGAAGATGTTCAAGGAGGCGCAGCCAATCTTGTTTGTTGGGGACTAGAATTAATCGGCTATGAAGTAGAGTTTAATCCTTTGGTAATAACTCACACTATTGATAATATTTGTCATATTTTAACTCATGGACATCACGCTATCAGTAAAAGATCTACAAAACAGTTGTGTTGGGACTATGGTGTCCAAGGTAAGTATAATTTAATATGTGAAGGTCACTTACACAGCATTATTCAGAAATTAAATATTAATCAACGAGATTCTTACCAAACTATTAAAGATGATGCGGTTGATCATAGAAGAATGAACTTACCTTCCTTTTTTACGGGCAATTTTTTCAGTGAGTCTTTAGGTTATACCTCTGAAAGTGGATTTGTTATTGTAGAAGATAACGGCAAAGGTGTCCCGAATGTTTTTTACTATGCAATTTAATTATTCAGAAATTAAGTAATTTTGAGGTCTGGATTTAAATGCTTACTTTTGCTTTGTTAACTACTTGATGCAACATTTAGCTAACTTAGAAAAATTATATTTTTACCGAAAAGCTTCTTTCATTACCTATTGCATTAGGTGTTTGAGAGGAGTTTTTCATTTTTAATAATATGTGTGAATTAAAATTTTGCAGAGCTTGTGAAAAAGACAAAGATGTTTTGGAGTTCCATAAAAAACAAGAATATCCTGATGGTAGGTATCCTAGATGTAAAGAGTGTGTCAAAGCTAAAATATATCTTCCTGAAAAAATTTTTATAATTGAAGGTCAAAAGAAGTGCTCTAAATGTGGAGATATGAAGGATCTTTCATGTTTTGATAAAAGAGTTAATAGAAAATCAGGTATTCAATCTATGTGTAGACATTGTAGGGCTTCTTATCCTAAAAATAAATATCCTGAACGAATAAGAAATTACGATTTACTAAAAACTTATGGAATATCATCTGAAGACTTTGAAAATCTTTTAAAATCTCAAAATAATTGTTGTGCTATTTGTAATATAAATCAATATGAATTAAAAGATCGTAAGAAAAAGTTTTTATGCGTAGACCATTGCCACGAGAGTGGTAATATACGTGGTTTGCTCTGTGATAAGTGCAACAGAGGTATAGGATTACTTGGAGATGATGTAAGTAACTTAAAATCAGCTGTTAACTATTTATCCAAATACTCTGTTTAACTTACTCTCAGTGCTCTTTAATTAGGGCACTTTTTGTTTTTACTGTTTTTTAATCTTTTTTGCCCGAAAAATTTGGTAGTCTAAAAAACAATCCTTAGATTTGTAAAATAAAATTAGAAACTATGAACTATAGAATGTTATTAATTGAAATGTTGGCTGATTATACAGAAAGATGGAGCGAAGAAGAAAACTCAGATAAAAATAAAGTATATAAAGAAGTTGTAAATGATCTTAGATTGGCTTTAGAAATTGAGCCAAATCAAATAAGTACTATACAAAATGTAAATAAAATTTTAAACGAGTAATATGACAACAGAAGAATTTAAAATAGAATATCCACAATACTCACATCTGGAAAACGATGCTTTGTGGGATAAAATGATGGAAGTTTTATTACAGTCAGATAATGTTTTAATAGCCGATCCTAATAGAGAAATTATTTATCATGAGCCTATTGTTATAAATGGTATGAGCTATAGTGTAGAAGACGAGTACGCAACTGTTTGGTTAAATAATAAAGGTGAAAAAGTTAAGTTGAAAGAACCTGAATATTTTAAAGGTAGTCCAACAGAGAGTTATAAATGTGAAATTATAGATTTTGGTGAATTATGAAATGGAAACAAATAGAAGAGCAAGATATTTGGTTATGCAAAACTCCAATAGGCCAATATGAGATAGTGGGTGGCTATGGTTTCTGTAGTTATTTTAATAATGAGCCTATATCCAGATTTGTAGATTTTGAAACAGCAAAAGAAGAAGCTAAAATACATTTACTTAAAACCTACTACAGTTTAAAAATATATTTAGAACTAGATGAATAAAGAAATAGAACGGTACGATCAAATAGAATATGATGAAGGCATTTGGTATCATATGCTTGATAATAATACAGTCACTTTAGAATTTAGTCAAGATGTGAATTATTCTTTTAAAACTGAGAAATTAACACCCGAAGAAATAATGGAAAAATATAATATAAAATTATGAAAGAAAAATTAGAAGATTTAATAGACTTAGGTATGACTTATTTAGATGCTAAAATGTTTATAAAAAGTATATATTTTGAAGGTTGTGATGATTCTATAGGAGTTAATAAGCCTTTTGATGAAGAAATAGAAAGAACATTTGAACTTAAGTTATTATGAGAAATACAATTTTAGCGACCTTAGCAGTTATTCTTGGAGTGACTGCTTTTTCTTGTTTTGCGCCGAAAGTAAAAGACAAAAGGCAACCAAAACTTGATCCAAGCATCAAAATAGTTAATCTAAGCGGAGAAATAGGTTTAGATACAATAACTTCTATCGGATTATCAGAACTAGGCTTAAAAGACCTTAAAATCATTATTGTTAGTTTGAGCTTAGAAGAATTAGAAAACAATGAAACTTTAATGGGGTATATTGACCAGGCAGATGGTTATTATTTAATTAAACTAAGAAGTGACTTGTATAGAGATTATTATATTACCATTTTAGCCCATGAACTCATTCATCTATATGATATGGAAAAAGGAGATCTTAAATTACTTTATTATGGATTTTTATATAAAGGTTTAGTATATACTTTTAACACACCCTACTATGATAGAAAATTTGAGGAAACTGCTTTTGATGGTGAGTTTGAATTAGGAATAAAAATAAGATATAAAACAACGAATCCCTCTGGCAACTAAGCTGGAGGGATTTTTTCTGCGTTTAATTATTTGGTTTTTGAATTCTTTCAAGCTCCTTGCGGAAAACTTCCTCCGCGTTATATTCGAGCGACATACTCACTTCAATATATTTATCAAGTAATATGCTTACACATTCGTCATATAATAAACTTTTAGTGTTAATACCCAATGACTGCATTGTATTTAGATTTTCTTTAGCTTTTTCCGTCATAATACTCAATTTTAATTAATCCTAACTCTAACCATTCTTCTAATACCTCATAAGTTTTTAGATCATAATATTCTCTATATCCTAAAGTATATTTTAAAGAGCCTATTAAAGCGTTTTTTGCTTCTCCTTTTTTCGCCCAGACAAACTTTCCTGAATTCATTACAAGGAGTTCTTCATTTAGATAGATTCGGTATCCTGGTTTTGAACTTATTTTTAACTGTTCTAACTCTGTTGTTATTTTGTCTTTCATAATAAGGATTGCAGTATTTCTATTTTATTATTTATTCTGTCTAGATCTCTACTTTTAAATATCTGTTCTACCAATGGAAGATTATTTATATTATCTCTTAATTGTTCTAATGTCTGTAGACTTTCTTTTATTATACTTTTTTGTGCGTCGAATCCAGCTAAATAAGCATTTTCTAAATCGCTTATGCACTCTACTTGTCCTATTCTATCCAAAGCGTATTTAAGTAAAAACTTATTATGTATAATATTTATTTCTTCATTTGTTAATGGCGCGCCACCCCAAGCTTCTGGTATTCCTAGTTTCTCTACTTCCTCGTTAAATAAATCTTTATAAAATTTTTGTAACTCAATTAAAGCTTGTAAATTATCAGATAAAGTTAACGATATTGGTTTTATTTCCATAGTTATTTATTTTAGAAACCATACACCTATTGGATAAAATACAATAAGTAAAATGTTTTTAAAGTTATTAAATTTAACACCGCAAAAATCAGCTATTAAAGCAATAAGAAAACCTGCTAAAATGTAAAAGAATATTAGATCTATTATCAGTACTGTTATCATATTTTATAAGGTTTTATTTCTTCACATTTTAATTCATATGTCTTACTACACCAATGATTAGCTGGTTTTTGATAGGTATATGTGTATTCAAATTGACCTGTCCATCCTGTTTCATAAGAATAAAGTCCATTATGGTCTTCTCCATATTCTTTACCTAAGTGATACAAAACCAAATCTCCTATTTTATTTTCACCATCATCTTTTGTTAGTCGGTCAACTTTATATCTGTACAATTTAAGCCTTTCTAGTTCATGATCTTGAAATCCTTTTTTAAGTTCTGTGTATTGATCAGGATATTTTCTTTTTAACCATTTGTTGAATTCCATTACAATAATTTTACAGTTACTTTTTTCTCATGTGATCCCCAATTCATTCTTCCTGTCTCATATTTATAATACGATTCTAATTCTATTTTTGGTGTATTAACTTTTTTCGAAAACTTTTTAATTGATTTTAAAACTTCCGCCTCACATACGTCAATTTTTCTATTTTCGTAATACCAAATAAACCCAAACCCTTTTTCAACCTCAACAGGTTTCTTTTCTGATTGATAATTTTTCAAATAAGTACTATCTGTAATTTTCTCTAATTCTCCTAAATATAAATATTGTCGCCCAGAAACAGTCTCATAAACACATCCTCTTTCTAAATCTTTTTTTCCGAGCGGTTTGATTTTTGCTTGTTCTCCATGCATACCGTATTTTAAGGAAATATCTTTTCTGAATAAACTTGTGATTTGCTCCTTAGTGAATTCTTCTGCGTCAAAAACTGTATCAAATTCTTCTAAAGTCATATCTTTTAATAGATTCACCCAACCACCAATTGCACCATATCTATATCGGCCATAATGAGAATTTTTCTTCACGTCTTTCATGAACATTTCTTTATCCCACAATTGAAAAGATGCCATAATGTTTGTTCTATCTCCGCTTGTAGTACTTGTAAATATGTATTTCTTATCTGTTTGTTTCATAACTTACTACTTGTTTACCGTTAATTGTTTCTATTTTACCAACAGCAATATAACTGTTTCTTTCTTTTACTTTGTATTTTAAGCGGAGCTTCTTTTTTATTTTGTTCCAGAAATTTAAAGGCTCTTCTGGTAAATAATCGTCATATCCAAAGATATATTGAGGCCGCTTATAGTCTTTACTCATTTGCCAGATTATTGGTTTATTTTGTATCATATATCTTCATTATTTTAAATACCCCTATGGATTCTTTTTCTGCATATTCTAATAGCTCTTCTTCGGATTCAAATTTAATAGCGTCTATATAACTCTTACCGAACCTTATTCCTCTTTTTCCGCTCCAAAGTAGATTAGATAGAATACTTTGTATTAGATATTTCGTTTTCATATTGTTCTTTATATGTTAATTGTATTTCTTCTAATATGTCCACTGAACTTAGTTCTACACAGTCTTGACAAATTAATATATTGTCATAAAAATCTGAAGGTTTAAAGTTGAAATATTTTATTAGTTTTCTTTTCGCGCCGATTGGTGTTATTTTAGACTTTTTCATGACTTACTTTATAAGTTAATAATCTATCCATTTGTTTCTGTAGCTTTTCAACTTCATTGTCAATGTTAGTGTTAAATTCCTCAACATTCAAAAGTCTAACCGTTTCTTGTCGTCCATACTCTGAACCTCTCACAATTTCATAAGCCTCCTGAGTTGTGTATTTACCCGCAAAGATAATATCATCTGAATATCCACCCCTGTTTGCACCCCAATAGCCTCTATAACATCCCGCCCACACAACAGCTAAATCATTTGGATTAGAAACAGTTAAATCTAAAGCTTTTTGATCACGTTCTTTACACCAAATATGTTTTTCAATGGCATGACGTTTCATTTCTTTGCCTTCAAATAAAATAGTGTCATGTTCTTTTGCTCTCTGTGCTATAATGTCTGTGTAATAAACTTCTGTATCATCGTATTTGTAGTCTGCTAATTTCGTAGCGCCTAGATTACGCATTTCTGTTAGGCCTTTACTTCTCGCTTCATTTCGTGTTTCGGCAATTGTGATAACATCATTATAGTGCCAAGGCTCTTCTAAGTTTTTGACAGATATTTTCCAAGCTTTTTTAATTATTTGTTCTTTCATATTAAATCTAAAATTGAGTTTCTGTCTTTACCGAAAAATGGTGTTTCGATAACTTCCCATTTACTTCTTACTACTTCTGTTTTTAATGCTTCTGGATTATCATTCTTATAAAGTTGTCCATTTACATAAGTATTTTTTACAATAAAACTCCCCCTCTTTTTAGAAAAGTGCAGATCATTCCAATTATGACCTTTTTGAAAACACATTTCCTGCATGTCATTACCATTCTTTTTGTGAAGTTCGTTGTGTGAGTATAAAGACTGTGCTAACATAGCAACCGAATTTTTCTCTGCATCTCTTTGTCTCCAAATTAAACAATTTACAACTTCTTCTTTTTCGGGGATTTGAAATACGCGGGAATCAAATAATGCCAAAGTCATTCTATCAATGTTAGTGCTTATGAAGGTTTCAATATCAGTACTTTCGCAATCTCCATTCATCATATTTCTTAGTGTTCTCAACTGATTAAACTTAGCTGTTGCTATAGAAGCTGAAATGGAAGTCATTTTCTGTACCGAGTAGTCAAACCACGCCGAAGTTTCAAAAGTGTCATAATCTGTCAGAACCAAAGTGATTTCATCTGATTGAGTATAGCCCATCTTACAACCTTGAATATTTTGACATAAAAATTTAGTAGTTTCCTGCATATCTTCAATAAGTCCTTCATCAAAAGGTTTATCTAGTCCTTTAGTGTAAGTGTGAAATGCTTTTCCGTCCAACCTAATAATAGTTGGAGTTCTTCTTGTTAAATATTGTTTACTACGGTTTTCGTAGTTCTCTTTCATTCTTGTTGATAATGCTGTATTGTCTGGCATAATTATACTCTGTTTAAAAACCAAATTCTGGCTTTGTTACTCACTGCTGATTTTACTTTCTTTGCATCAAATTGATTGGCTACAATTGTATCTGTTTCTTCTTTAATAACATCCTTAACCATCCAACCTAAGAATTGTCCTGTGCTTTTTTGATCTAAACTAAATCCCATTTCTGTAAGATATTGAATTCCTTGTTCTAACCTGTTTTCAGTTACAGCTAAATCCACAAATTCTTTTAGTCCTTCTAGAGATTCGGTATCTACAGCGTTTAGTGTTTTAACTTTTGACGCGCTGTGTTTTTCTCCTTTTGACTTAAATTTAAAATCTTCATTATCAACACTTGTCCATACAATTCCTTCGCCAATTCCACTAACTCCGAAAAACTTTCCTACTGGACACTCCTCTTCGACAGCCATTGTTAGTTCAATAAGTTTATTTTGAGAAAGTTCTGGATTATTAAAATCAATATCCATTTCATAAGTAGGAAATTGTAGTATGTTATAAATATTATTTTCATTATCTTGGAAATCAGCTCGTAAATCAATCCACACATCATCTATTTTAATTCCGAATATAATAAACATTTTAGGAAGTCCATTTATAGCCACACCTTTTTGGATATTACCTCCACACCATTCACCGTAAACTGCAACATATTCATTAAAATTAAATCTCTCTAAAGCACCTATCCAATTTGTATTTAACATTGCTAACATGAATCCAGCGTTATCCTGTTCTAAAGACAGAACTCTTTCTCTTGATTGAAATTCTATTCTTTCATCGGATTTGTATTTTACTACAGCGGCATTAGTTCCATGAATTTTAACTGTCCCTCTAAACTTTATTGTTGGATAGTCGCTTGTGTGAGAGTAAATTGCATTACCACTTTCGTCTTTTCCTTGATAATCATGGTTTTCTTTTACTTTTCTAATTACATTACGGAATTGTTCAATCGAATTATACTTTTTCATATTTCTGGTTTTTAATTTTTTATTAATTTCGGCGAAAAAAGTTAAACAAAGAGTCTTTGAGGACAGTTATCACTATGTTCTCCTGTAGTCATATAACAACACATACATTCATTGGAAGGTTGACTGGCCTCCCACAAATCAATTATTTCTTGCTCTGCGTCAGCTAATGTAATAGTGCCATCATTTAAATTGTCAAATACTTCTCTTATTTCTTTTATCATAACGTATTTATATCAATTGCTAACCCTTTTTTGATTAATCCGTGAATATCGAAATGATGTTTCAATAACAAATTTACCAAATAAAATTCTACACAATCTAAACTTTTGTCTGATTGATATATAGATAAAATAGTATCAATGTCATTGCTTACAAATATATCATTCCATATTTGCTCAGTAAGGTCGGATAGTGGCCTTAAAATAGGAAAAACATCACAATAATACATCTCTTCTGTAACTGTTCGGTCTTCTTCGTAGATCTCGACAAAAACACTATTCAACCCTACTATTTCAAATACTTGTGGAGTAGGATTGTCGTCAAATTCTGTATCTGCCGTATATTCACCTGCAATGTGGCATTTTAAATCTGTTCCTAGGTACCCTTTAAGGTGTTTTAATTCTAATTTCATATATTTCTAAATTTAAATATAATTTATATCTGGCTAATCTATACAGTAGCTCATTATTATAATTTTGTCTTGCTTCCAACATTACATATTTCCACCAAATTCTTTTAATTGCTTTCATATTTTCCGCGAAAAGGATTTAAAAACCAGAAAAAGTTACACTAATAATACCTTTTATATTACTATTAGGTTTAGTAACTTCCAATTTAGCTCCTCCTCCTTGAGTAATATTTTTACTTAAATCTAAAAGATAATCTTCTCCTACTTCCTCTTCTTTATCTCCAAAGAAATCCATTAAATGCTTTCTAACAGCTTTAACTACATCTTGTCTCTTTGGGCAGAATATTGAATTGAAATATTCTTTACCGTCTAACTCTCCATTAATTTCTACAAATGTATTATTTTGTGCTTTGTTTATTCTTTTCATGTTATATGTTTAATTTTTTGTAAATTTAGTTTATTTATTTTTATTGTGCAAGATATTTACTGAATATTTTCATAATCAACTGTATAATTATACATTGCTTGGTAAACTTCTGGTTCAATTAAAGGTTTCCATTCGTCTGCTACTCTCTTCATTTTTGCTTCCAAGGCTTGCTTATATACTGAACATGCTTTATTTAAGTCACTAAAATTCCCCAGTGAAGGCCTATTTTTTCCTTCACTTATTCTGACCATATATTTTTTACCATTTTTTGTGATTCCTAATGGAAGCTTACTCTTTTTGAAAGGTTGAGTTTGAAATAAAATATTAATTACTTTAGGAACAAAGCAACAAGTTGATTCAGAGTATACTCTATTTCCTTTAATTAATATATCTTTGTCAAGCTCCCATCTTTTCATAGTTTCTGGATTATATTTATTTGTCATCCATTCTGCAAAATTTTGAAAGTTATGCCACTTTTTATCAACCTCACACCCTCTATAACTAGGATTTTTAATTAGTTCTGCTTCATCATAACATCTACATAATATTTTTCTCCACTTATCATATATTATACTCTTTCTATATGCTCTATATTTTCCATAACCTAAATACCCAACTCCATATAAAGTAGGTTGATTGTAGTTCTTTACATTTCCTTTTACTATACTACCAAATTCAACATTGTAATTTATGGTGCCATCTTGAAATCTAATAGTGCAATCATAGTATCCTTTACAATCAATTATTTCAATCTCTCCATAATGTTTTGTGGGAAATCTTAATCCAATTCTTTCTTCGTGATTTATCTTCATATTTTTAAAATAAAAACCCACCCAATAGGACGGTTCGAGCGCCTAAAAGGTGGGGTAACAATAATTTCTTTTAAATTAATTAAGCCTCGAACGAATAATCAACGAGGCAAATATACAAATTGTTTTTGAATCTACCAAATTAATTACTATCTTTATTTAAAAATTGCCACATGGGAACTGAGAAAAAATCATTTCCTTTTACTTCACTATAATATTTTTTATTTTCATACGCCGTTCCTGGGTCAACTAATTGGTTTAAACTGTTGGAAAATGGTGCGATTTTACCGACACTACTTAAAACTTTACCTTCTTTCCAAGCATTCTCTTCAAGTAGTTTATTTAAGGATAATATTTGATCAAAGGCTTGTAAAGGTTCTTTCGCCACGCTCCAATACTGGTTAGCTATTCCTAAATTTGAGGAATGAAGTTCCCCCACAAGTCGGTAAGTAAGTAGATTACTCATTTGTAGTGCCCAATTCTTACGTTCGGGGTCATCATCAGCTAGACCTCTAAGTAGCATTGAGATTAGCATTATGGTATTACAGAAAAGTAAATCAACTCCCAATCTTTTCAAATTAGATTTTCTCAATTCTGATAATTCTATTCCCTGAACAACTTCTTCTTTTAAGTTTTGGAGTTCTTGGTTTTCCTCAGGTGTTCTATTAGATATTTGTTCTAATTCATTTATTCTTGTTTCCTGTTCTGTAAAATTACCATTATATTGATTTTTAAAAGCTTGTATGAATGGCACTCCATTCTGCTTCCATTCTTTAACAATGTCATTCATCATTCTATAAATTCCAGAATAAGAACCGCTTTCTAATTGTCTCGACTGAGTGTTAAATCCTTGAGGCTTAAATCTTTCTTCCGCAAGCACCACCATAAACCCCTTGAACATCATAATGAAATTTAATAGAAAGTTTCGATTTGCGGCCACCTTGTCTTCATGTGATAATTGTAAATCGATTCTTACGTTTAAGTTCTTAACTTGAATTCTAATATCTTGACTAAGTCTTTCTATCTCTTGTTCTATTGCCTCATCGGAATACTTATTTCCATTATTGTCAACTAATATCTCTTTGAGTCTTTCTCTATTAAAACTCACTTCCCCGCTATCAGAAACGTCTTGGAAATCATACATAACTGTATTCTCATTAGACCACTTTTCTTTTATCTCAGCATTTGTTATTTTTAAGTTGGCTGTTCTTTGATTACGTTGAAAGTCGGTGAATTTGACTACTCGACCATCCACTATTCTAAAATCATTTAAAACTGTTAGCATCCCTTTGCCGTACAAAGGGTAGTTTACAGATTGATAGAGCAACATTGAACTCTTAGAAAGTAACCTAGGAAAAGCTCCAAATTTAGAACCATATAGACTACCCTCTAGTTCAAACGCCCCCCAAAATTGACCTATAGAATTAAGCTTAGATTTAGTTCTAACAGAATTTATCTCTGATATAGCATCACCAACTTCTTTGTGGTATAAAGCGCTACCTCTCTTAAATGAGTCATTGTTTATATATTGCCCTACAATTCTTTCTACTGTCTGTTTTGCTTTAGCTGTGAGCATAGCGGTTGCAGGTATGACTATAGAACCCCCCAAACCTTTGAAGCGAAGAAAACTACCTAGTCCTTCCACGACCTTGCCGCCATCTATTTTGCCGACAAAAGGCACATCAATTGTAGCTGTAGCGGCTTGTTTTATACCGAAGAAATCATTATCCATCGCACTGTCAAGTGCTTTAAATCTATTAGTAGCTGTTCCTATCTTTCCATCGGCATTTGTTCTTGTAGAAGCTTTGTCTATAATTGCCATAGCATCTCCAAAATATTTTACTCTCGAAGCATAGATATTCGCAGCTTTATTAGTCATAGCAAGCCCGTGAAAAATATCTTCTGTAATATCTGTTTGGTTTTCTAATCTTGCATAAAAAGGTTTTGGAATACTTTTGTTTGCGGTTCCTAATCTATTATCCCCCTGTATCTGATCGTCCTCAGTATATGTGGTTATGTTCTCAAAAGCATCTTTTATAGACTGCCCTGACAAACTTTTTAATCCTCCCAAATAGCGTTCAATTCCTTGCTTTCTGATTTGTGGAGTCAAATAAATATTATAACTTGAATCTCCATCCATTAATGCAATTTGGTCTTTTCTTAGCTTTATTGTAGCTTTATAAACTTCAAATAGTTTTTCATTTTTTGTGGCCGAAACATAATTACCTTCATTATCTCTTGTAACTGCACCAAATAAATTATCAAATTCTGTATTTTTATATTTGCTTAATTTAGGTTGTTGACTTCCCATTCCCGAATTAACAATATAATTTGGGTTCATTTGTGAAGTATCTTCATCTTGAAAACTGTAATTTGGTTTTACTTCTACGTATTGGTATTGTCCCTGCTCTAAATTATTCAGGATTTCGCTTACAGGTTTGTCACTATTTAAATCATTTTGAAATTCTACATATCCTTGTGGGGTATATCTTCTATAATAAGGTAATAGTCTGCTTTCTGCAAAACTTCTTACAAACTGATTTTTAGTTGTAGGTTCAAGTAGATCTTCTTTAGAGAGATTTTGTTCTTCTAATTTTCTCATCACAGATTTAGGAAGAGTTTCTCTAAAACCGTTTATGTAACTCTCGACGCTATCTTGCATTTGTTGAGTTGTTTTTCGGTTTTTTGCCGTCATATTGACTTTAGCTTCTTCCACGATCTTATTAGTTAAAATCTCAAGCTCAACTCCTGCTGTATCTGTTGTATCAAGTCCTAAGTCTAAAAGTCTTTTATTCCAAGACTCATTTACTCCCGAAACTCCCTCTACAAGATTTTCAATATCTTCAGAAGTAATATCTGCTGTTAATTCTCTTGCTTCGGCATAAAGTTCTTCTAAATTCTCTTGAATATCCCTCACTGTTTGTCTGGCCAATTCAGGCATGTTCTCAACATCAGTTTCTGAAGGATTTGAAGATTTAGTATAAATTTTAATAATGTTTTTAAGTCTGAAACTATTTGCTTTAATATCTTCTATTAAGTCTTCATTCCCGCCTACATCTTCTAATTTATCTACTAACCCTTTATTATTGCCAAAACTATCCCAGAAATCGCTTGAAAAGCCTATTTGAGAGTTTAATTCTAGTGCTTGTATTTGAGTTTGTCTGTCGTCTTTACTTAGAATTAAATCTATGAAAGATTGTGGTAATTGAGAACTTCCTTCAGGTGTTGTATTATCATAAGAGTTATCTAATTTGTTTAAGTCTAAAGCTTGTCTTGAAGGTGCTGGTAATTCATCAATGTCGCCCATAGCCTCAATGATTGTTTTTCCTTCTTCGTTTTGACTATATTTTAAACCTTCTTTTAGATTTCCGAGTTCGTCAACAAACGATTTTAATTGTTTCCTTTCTAAATTTAAAGTGTTTAACTGTTGTATGTCTTGACCGCTAAGTAAAGTTAAATCTATTTTACCATTAGTGTCTCTCGCTCTTTCTGTTATTCTTCTTTTGTCGGCGTTAAGCCCTTGAAGAATATTTTGAGTGTTTTTAGAAATATTTAAATTGACAAACTTTTGCTCTAATTCAGCATAATATTCATCTTTCATTCGGCGCTCAGACTCATTTTCATTTAGCTTTCTTGTAGCTTCATAAATACTGTCTTTTTGCTCATCTGACCATTCTAATGTCCCTTTACTTCTTTTATTTAGAATTTCCTCATCTTTAAGTTTAGTGTCTGTGAATACTTTCTTATATTCTTGCAAGAAGTTTTTATCTAACTGTTTTTGATAACCTGCAATATCTCTTTCTGACAAGAAATACCCATCTTTAACAAATGTAGAAATAACTTTTTCGTCGAATCCATTATCATAAATAACTTTTTGCCAGTTTTTAATTTGATTGTGATCTGCGCGCGATCCTTCAGAAATCATTCCTGTTTTAACAGTTGCAAATAATGACATTAAACTATCGGGGGCGTTCGATAATGTGCCGAAGGTGCTACCAATCCATGAAATATCATTCTCCGCACTCACTGTCCAACGCATCATAGCCTCTTTTTCTCTGGAACTTAATCCCCTGTCAATTGTAACGGCATTAATTTGCTTCTCAATACTTTGTTGTTGAGTTACATCTCTTTGTGCTTTTAAGTTAGATATATTTTGAATTGAGTCTCCAATACTTTTAGATAATGTTTGCCAAACAGTTAGTTTATTTAAAGTCGTGTCATCCTCTATTAGCTTTTTAATTACGCCTAAAGTGTCTGTTGTTTCCCCTATAAGATTTTTAAAAATCATTACTTCTTCTTGTGATAAGTCGTAATTTTTTCCTTTATCTTGTGAATCTTTTATCGCGGCGAAAAGTCTATTTACATTATTATCTGCAATTCTGGCCACTGTAGCTACAGCATGGACTTCTAGTTTATCGTCAAGTTCTTTTTGTACAGCTAAAAGCCTGTTTTTATTGAATTGAGATCCTTGTTGATTTCTTGATAAATCGTCATTTTCCCTACTTAAAATATCAATCTGCTTTTTAGTTTCTTCCGCGATTCTCTTAGCGTTGGAAGATTGGTCTAAAGAGTAGAATCTTTTTCTATTGTTATCTAAATTATCTAATTGTAGCCCACTAATATCACCTGTATTTAAAATATCTTGAATATCTGCAATAATTCCATTTAAATCAGAAATATATTGTGGTTTAAAATAAGAAGCAATATCTTGAAAAAACTGTTGGATAAATTGAATTGCGCTATTGAAGAAATTTTGAGTTGTTTCAGAAACAGGCGCTGATTGTTGAACAGCATTTAAAGCTATTTTTCCTAAAACTTCTTTACGAACAGCCATTTCAGTTTCTTCTGCGTTGTATTCTCTACTGTAAACTTCTCTATATGTTTGCGAAAATTCTTTATATTCTTCAGATTTGTCTATATTTCTTAGTACATTTTCAAGTCTTTCTTGTGGAAGTGCTTCTACTATAAAGTGAATTGTTTCTTCAGTTAAATTTTCTAGTGTTTCTGCTCCTGTTTGGAAAGCAATAACTCTTTGTGCAATATCTGCCAAAGCTTCAGCCTGGATAGGTACAGAGTTTCTAATTTGAAATTTCTCAGTGTAGTTTGTAATCGAAGTCACAGTTACACCCATGTTTTTAAGAAGTTTATATAAAGATAGTTTAATCTCGTCTTCTGTTTTTACAGTTTCTGGTTGTTCTTCCTCTGAAGTCTCTCTGTATAAAGGTACATTTCTTTTATACTCTCTTTCCGCGAAAATTTCCTCATAGTTTTCATAACGAACTTTAAGTTCATCAATTGAGAGTTCATCCAATTCTTGCGCATCAATTATTTGTCTTTCTCCGCTTTTATTGTAAACTACTGTTTTACCTAAATTCTCATTAAGTCTCACAGTTGTTCCAGAAACTTCAATTCCTAAGCTCCCTAAATTTGTCATTGCAGAATTAGCTAACAAATCTAAAGAAACATTTTTCTTCATTTCGCTTTGGCCTTCACTTTGAAGCAAATACTCATTACCTATTCTCACTCTGTTTTCAGACATTGTTCCTTCCAAAATAGATGCTTGTGTAAAGCCATTAACTGAAGATTTATCTACGTTTTTAGTTGTAGTTAGAATAGGTGTGAATTTATTATTTGATAAAAATCCTAATTCTATTTTTTGGCCGTCTGTTGCTTCTTTTAACGCGGATTTTAATGAGCTAAATTGTTTTCCATTTACATCATGCGTAAATTGAATACCATTTTCATTTATTGAAGGAATACTTACAAAATCTTGAAACTGTTGTAAGTCTTTTGCTGAGCCTAAAACATGAATTTGATTGCTATTAGGTACAACAATTTCATCCATATTATTATTGGTAGTATAAGATACAATTACGCCATCATATCCTTCATTTTCTAATTCTTCGCTGGTTTTAGGAGCTATAATAGTTTTAGAATTTCTATATAAAGGATTGGTTATGTTTAGAATGACATTTTTTACCGCACCTTTTTTACCTGTATCCATATTAATTGAATACCCCTCAGCTTTATAGAAATTATCTGTAAAATAGAATCCTTGGCCAAAATCCCCTATAGTTTTATTTCTGTCACTTTCTGTACCTATTTGAGTGGCATCAAAGTCTTCAAAATCTCTTTTTGTGCCGTGATAAACCACATCTTTTAATTGGCTTTGAGGGAATATCTGAGATAAATATTCTTGATATTGTTCAGCCGTACCTATTTTAGATAAATCTTGGTTTTGATTATAAATAGAAGAAATCCTAGGTGTAATTTCTTTTACTGTTTTATCTATTTTCGGCGAATAAATGTTTTTGTATATTTCTAACGCTTTCTCAGTATTTTCAATAAACGGATTTGAAGCTACACTTATGAAAAGCCTACTTTCATTTCCATTTTGATCTAATACTTTTGTTATGAATCCCTCCGAATTTCTATCAACTTTACAAGCCATAATTTATTTTTAGTTTTTTATTTGTGCAAATATACACTTTTTATTTAGAACAATCTATATTTTCATCAAAATTATTTTGCTCTGCTTTAGTTAAAATGTTTTTTGTTTCTACTTCGGACACTGAATTTATCGAAGGGTATTGATTAGGGTCTACATTAAGAATAGGAGCTTCAATATTCAATTCATAAAAATTAACATCTATTTTTGTTAATTTAGAGAATAATTCATCTGCTGTTCTCTCATATACATCTCCATTTATACTTATGAAATCTTCTGTAGTTTTTGTTTGAATAGTTTCGTTATTTATCTTTGTATACCCGTTCTTATATACTTCTAATGTTCCTCCATTTGCATAATAATCTCTCATATTTTGCGCAGTAATTTCATCTTCGCTGGCTTCCAATTCAACATTAAAATTAGTGTTTTTAGATAATAAGAAGTAATTTCTTAGATCTTCATTATCTTTCAAGTAATCATTCATTTCTGCAACACTAATCTCATCGGTATATCTTAAAGTTATGCCTTTTTGATTAAAAACTAAATTTTGTAATACAGGGTGGACTTCTCTCAGCTGTTGATTTCTTACTTCCGCGATATAATCTGTTGTTAAGTATTCTGAATTTGATATGTTCAAAGCGGAGATATCTACTATTTTTTCTTGTGAAACTGTTGGTACTTCTTTATTTTCTATGCCGAAATATGTTTTATAATAAATTAGCTTCTTAACCGTATCTACATCAAATTCGGAGTCATTCGTTAGAACATCGGCCATTTGGCTTTCAACATATGAATTTAAGTCTTCTAGTACAATACTCTTATTGTTTACATCTCCCTGAATAGTATTTTCTGGAAAAACATCTAAATTAGTTGACATTAAATCTTCAACTTCTTCTAAAGTTTTTGTATTTCCATCAGTTTTTATATAAACATTCTCTTGTATTTTTAAAAGGCCATTATCTTTAAATGCTTTATATTCAGAAGATGTTGTGTCTAACGAAATAAGAGGTAAATCTCTATATCTAGGTTCTACCTTAACTACTTCTCTTTCTATTGTGTCCACTACATTGGTAAAATCCTGATAAGTATTTATAAAATGATTGAGGCTATCAGGTGTTGGATTATTCAACATAAAATCTAAAGCTCTGGTAACATCCAAAACTTCTTCTTGTGTTTTTGTTTCATATGACTCGGCCAATCCTGTTAAATCGACATTTACATCAATAGCTTGCTTTTCAATATCTCTCAATAGTGTTTTTATAGCTTCTGGAGATGAATTCCAAACTTCTGGTGTATAGCCTTCAATATTAGATAAACTTGTCTGTAATCCATCATTTGTAGGCTCTCTTAGTGTTGCTTCTAAAGTATCTTGAACATCTGTATTTATTTTATCTTGAATACCTTCTTCTGTTTCTTCTTTTACCGCGACATTGTTAAATTCAGACATTTCTTCAAATAACGCAGTATCTGTTTTTAAATAATCTAAATCACTTGCAGCTAAAGCTTCATTAAATTCTTCCTCAGTTTTTATCCCGCCTAATTCCTGAATAGCTTCTGTTTCATTAATAAAAGGATTTTCCAGATTACCTTGTTCATCAACAGTTATGAAGTTAGGATCAGCATCTTGATAATATTCACTGTTTTTAATTTGCTCTTTAATGTCTTTTGACTTATTTGTGCTGTAATTAAGTTCATTTAATAATTCATTTGCTTTTTTAAATAAGTCTACTCCAATTTCTTTTTTAGTTTTTTGCGATGCGCCTTTTATTGCTGTTTTTAAAGTATTAATATTTTGACGCATTAGAATATCACTATCTCCTGGTAAAATAGGATTTTCGTCAAAAGTCTGTGTAAAATTATTATCTAATTCAGAATTATTTATGTAAGCGCTATAAAGTTCTTTAGCCACTGTATTTAATTCTGATCTTATCTCTATTTCTCTGGCTTCATTAGCTTGTAAAAACTCTTTATACCCTAATACATCGGAGTCTATTTTATTAGACATACTAAGCATTATCTTACTGGTTTGAAAAGGACTGTTGTCTAATCTTATTGCAATTGTAGCATCATTTATTAAATTCTCTTTATTATAATTTTTTGTGGCGAATTGTTCAACATCTACAAACTGTTTTATTTTAGATAAATCTGATAACGCATTAGACGTTTCTTGAGAATCAATCCAATTTTCTTTATCTGTAAAATCAATCCCATAAGATTGTGGATCTAACCCATTTTGAATTAGAGCATCTATCAAAGTTTTTGCTTTTATTGCGGTTGTTGCTTCAGTACTGTTGAAAATATCTAAAACTGATTGAGACATATCCACTGTAACTGAATTTAAACTCACTGGGAATCCAACAACTTTACCATTATAATTAAAAGCTATGAAAGGTATTTTAGCATCTTTATTAGAAGCACTTATTTTGTTTATAAATTGGTTTACATCTATTTTTATTGTAGAAGTTACTTGACCATTTTCAATAAATCCTTGACCTACTACATTTTGTAAACTTTCTTTTGTAAAAGGATTGTTTCTAGTAACTGTTTCTTCTCCTGATTTTTGTAAAGTAATTTGAGGAGCGCCTATAAAAGTGATTTTTGCAGTCATTTTTTGAGGTAGTTTTATAAGTCCTTTTTTACCTTTTGTAAATTCGGCCGCAGACTGTCTTAACTCACTTAAAGGTATACCAATGCCTTCCGTACTTTCCTTATCATAAGGCGCAGGAAGTGATCCTAAAAGCTTGCCGTTCTTCATTACATAAATATGAATTTGTTTGGCTAATTCTTTACTTGTTAAACTATCATTGAAAGCATCTGTTGAGCTTACAAATAAGTCTAATGTATCTCCATTCTTAACTGTATTTACAGCCTCTTCATCTACAGAATAATTAGTTCCGTCAGTTTGTCTGTAATCAAAATCAGATGGGACATTTTGATAAATTTCATTTCCTTGGGAATCTAATCCTAGTAATTGTGAAATGGCCGAAGAATTAGTTCCGAAGTTTTTAATAAGTACACTTGATTGAGGTGCAACAGCAAGCCATTCTTTTAGTGGGATATCTTGTCCCCCTTTGTCATTTATTCTTCCTGTAACTCTTTGTCCGTTATTTAAATCAATTTCAAAGGTATTGTTTGAATTAATAATCATATTGGAACTAGGGAAAAAACTTGCTAAAGTTTCTACTCTGATATGACTAAATCTTATATTTTGATTTTTAATTGTAGCTAAAGCATTTGTAGGGGTTTGTAAACCTCTCACAGAAGCCCCTAAAGAATTTGCTTGTTCATCTATAGCATCAACAACAGATTTATAGTCTCTATCTATTAATTCAGTTTTAGTTGTATCTCTAACAGCTTGTGTTTGAAGACTGTCAATTAAGTCTAACATTTCCGCAACACTTTGCTCATCATTTGAAACTGTTCCTTCTAGTGTTAGCCAATCATTTAATCTTGTTTGTAAAACTTTAAGTTGATCTATCTCAGGTATTGTTAATCCTAAGTTTTTATAGAAATTTGACGGTCTGCTTATAATTCTATCTGTATTTGGCTCTACTCTTCTATCAATTTTAGAAAGTAATTCTTCATAAGTTCTTATATCTGATTCTGAAGGTTTTGTTTTCCCTTGTTCGGCCAGATCTGTTCCAAAATATTGAGTTAAATAATCATTTGAACCAATTATTTCAGCAATTTTATTTTGTAACTGTTGTAAAGTAGTTAGATTTGTAACTGGTGTAACTTCTACATTATTTGGAATAGTGGCTACTGCATTATCTTCAATTTCTTTTTGATATGCATCATAAATAGCCTGATCAGCTGAGGGCAATTGAATTCCTTTTCTTACTTCTTCCCCTAACTGTTGTTTATAAGCTTCTGAAACAGGTTCTCCATTCTCAAATGCTCTTCTTTCTATTAGATTCTGATTTTCCTGAAAAACTACCACTGTATCTGTTTTCCACTTTTCTAAAATATCTGTGAAATATGAAGCAGTTGATTCATTAAGTTTAGTATTTTTATTCAGTAATTTACTAACCCATCCATTAATAACTTTTACTCTGGTGTTTGGATTTACAATCGCTTGAGTAGTTTTCTGATAATTTTTAATGTGGTCTACAGCTTTTGATTGTGCCTGTAAAGCTTTTTGAATTTCAAAGAATTTTTCTGGATCTGATAATTTTATATCTGCTAAAGTTGCTCTTAATTTATCTAAATTTTCATTTTGAGTGGTGAACATATCAACAGTTATACTTGCATCTGTATAATTTCTTATACCTATTGCATCTAAAGCTAATTGTTTTTCCGTTTGAGCTTGTGTTCTTTCTTCTTGTATTGCTGTAATCTCCTTATTGATGTCAATTAAAGCGTTTGCGCGTGCTTTGTTATCTTCTGTATCTGTTAACTTACTTGCTTCAAATTGTCTGTTTAAAACTTCTTTTTCGCGACGATCTAAAGATTGTAAATGTAAATCTAATTGAGATATTTTTAGAGTTTTTTCTTTTGGCGCTAAATCTAAAACTTGTTGTACATCTAAAGCTTCTGTAATGCTTTCTACATTAACTGAATCAGCCACTAAAGATTTAACGTGAGAAATTAAATTTTGATTTATACGCATAGCAGTTTCGCCCATAGTCATACTATAAGCCATTGCTCTTACTACCTCTCTTGTAGAAGTTTTATCTAATCCTGCGATTTCTGTTTCACCTAATAAAGCTTGAGAATAATTTAAATTCTTTTGATGTTTATCTGAAATTTCTTTATACTCAGCTATTTTTTGTTCTTTAAATACCTGAGCTTGTTCTTCGGCTTCTTGGCCTGTACCTAATCCTAATTCTTTAGCTAATTCGTCATTTTTAACAGCATTTATTTGACGTTGAAAATCAAAAAAGCCTTCCTGTACGCTACTTATAGCTTGATTACGTTCTATGTGAGCTATGGCC